GTTATTGATAATTTATTATAATCGTAATAAATTATTAGATAAGTTTTATGGTTTCCCTACTAAGGGAGGGTTCGTCCAAGGGAACCGTAGGTTCCCTGGATTTAACGAAATAATTAGTGGTACCCCTAAAAAATCGTAAAAAGAAATGGGCTCACTTTTTAAAATTGGACATTTTAAAAATGTCCGTTTTTCAAAATGCGATTATTAAATTTTACAAAAAAGTGAAAAACCCATTTTTACTCGTTAATGCTTTAAATAACAAAAAAATACGCCAAAATCTGTTAGCATATTTTTTTATTATTTTATGATGAAAAGATTTAGAGCTGAAATTTTATTTCCAAGTATATAATAAATGGAAATAAATTTTCAGCCAGAAAAAATGCAAAAATATATTTGTAACTGGTGTGACTTTACTACGAGCAATAAAACAAACTATAATAAACATTTAGTAACCGTAAAACATAAATTGGCTGAAATGGAAATAAATGGAAATAAAAATTCAGCCGAAAAAGTTGCTTTCAAATATAATTGTAATTTATGTAATTATTATACTAATAAATTAACAAATTATAATTATCATATGGCATCAAGTAAACATTATAAAAATACAAATGAATCTTGTAATAATATTATAAATAAATGTAATAATTGTGATAAAGAGTTCTCCACATTAAGTGGTTTATGGAAACACCGTAAAACTTGTACTATTTCCAAGGAAGAAACAGTTGCCTCGGACGCTCCCTCTCTTTTACCATTCACCGCTGGTAAAGGGGGGTCATCAGATATACCAATGGAATTAATATTGGAAGTTATAAAACAAAGCAAAGAAGTTCAAAATGTTCTCATAGAACAAAATAAAGAATTACAAAAACAATTATTAGAAAAAGAGGACCGGTTATTAGAAAGAGATAATCAACTTATAGAGCAAAATAAACAAATTTTAGAAATTGCCAAGAAACCGAATATGGTAAATTCTAACAATAATAATAAAACCTCATTTAATTTACAGTTTTTCTTGAACGAAACCTGTAAAGATGCTATGAATATTGTGGATTTTGTTAATTCGTTAAAACTCACCAATAATGATTTTGAAACCACTGGGAAATTAGGCTTTGTAAATGGTATTTCGCGGATTTTCATTAATAATTTAAAGAAAATGGATGTTATAACGCGTCCTTTACATTGTACGGATGTGAAACGAGAAACTGTATACATTAAAGATAATGATACATGGGAGAAAGATAACGAAGAAAAGAAGAAATTAAATTGGGCGGTGAACCGTATAGCGCAATTAAATTTGAACCAAATACAACAATGGCAACAAGAATTCCCGGATAGTGTTAAGAACAATACACCTGACAATGAGAAATTTACCGAATTAGCACTAGCGGCGTTAGGTGGTAGGGATATGGAAGAAATACAAAGATATAATGAGAAAATTATGAAAAATGTTCTCAAAGAAGTCATCTTATCCAAATCCGGGGAACCATAGGTTCCCTCGGAGAAACACTATCTTTATAAAAAACAAAAAATACAAAAAATAATATAACTATATTAGATATAGAATACATCATGGACAAAGGGGATAAGCTTTGGCGGAGGAACATGAATGATGAAAAGACGAAAGTTCGTAATTGCGATCAACAGCTATTGAATGGAGCATACTTTGGAAATTGGCAAATAGTTAAGAAATGGATTCAAGCTGGGGGTAATCCAAACTACATGGAGGAAAGAGATGGTTGGTTGCCGATACATTATGCTGCTCGTTGGGGTGACATGCGGATGTTGTTATTGTTAATACATTCAGGTGCGGATATTGATGGTAAGACAAATAGTAATGAAACAGCATTGCATAAAGCAGCAAGATGGAATCGTCGTGAAATAGCTATTGCATTACTTAAACGTGGTGCTAAAATCGAAATTAAAAATAGTGATGGCAACAAAGCCGCTGATATGACGTCGGAAGAGTGGATGCGCGATCTTATCAATAATTTTGAGGAATTTTTAGCTAACGAACAAATTACAAATGAAAAAAATGCTATTCCTAAAAGAAAAGCATGATACATTTTTTCATCCTTTCGCCAGCCGACTACGTAAGCATATAATATTTTAGTGTAATTATAGTAAAATATTATGAAACCCAGAAAAACACTATAGAGAGCGTCCATTTGAACCTATAGTACCATGGATAAAAGGGAGGGTTCGTCCAAGGGAACCGTAGGTTCCCTGGATTCCCTGGAATTTTATATAAATTTAACGAAAAAATTAGTGGTACCCCTAAAAAATCGAAAAAAGAAATAGGGTCCAGTTTTTAAAATTGAGCGTTTTTAAAATGTCCGTTTTTCAAAACCTGGGGGTAAATGTTGGCAAAAAGTCATTTTACTCGAAAATGCGTTAAATACCAAAAAAATCATTTTAAATTTGTTAGCATAATTTTTTTTATTTTATTTGAAAAAGGAATTCGGCGTTTTTTCTGTTGCTATAATATAACGTAAATGGCAACAGAAAAAACGCAAAAAAACGCAAAAAAATATGTATGTGAACCATGTCACTATAACTCGTGTAATAAAACTGATTTTATGCGACATGTTAACAATGTAAAACATAAAAACAACACATTGGCAACAACATGCAATAATAAAAATTATATATGTGAAAATTGTGAAAAATCATATAATGATAGAACCGGTTTATGGAAACACCGTAAGACATGTAGGATACAACATAAGGTTCCACCAGAAGCCCAACCCATTATTCAGGGTACCAAATTAAATGTGGGTTCATCTGATATACTAATAGAATTAGTTTTGGAAGTAATAAAACAGAGTAAAGAAGTCCAAAATGTTCTCATAGAACAAAATAAAGAGTTACAAAAACAATTATTAGAACATAGTAATAAATTATTAGAAAAATTGAAATGAAATACTTACACATATAAGTAATTATATTATTATATAAAGATGAGTGAATTAAACGCAACAGAAGAAAATACGCAATTAATAATTATTAATAAGGGAACTGGTGCTGGTGGTGCGAATACAAATTATTATGGGAAAAAGTTTGAAGAAAAAACTAATAATCAGCAAAGATTATTAGAAATGGGATACACCAAAAATAGTTTTACAAAAAAACCCAAAAAAGCATATGACTATTATTTATCAAAAACATTTGAAGATAAAACAATTGTGTTTGTATTACAAAATGGACTAAAAATGTATATGAAAAATAAATACAATATTGATTTGTTTAGATGTCCCGATGAAGTGTATATTATTGAATATACAAGCGGTAGAAAAGTAATAAAAATATTAGAAAAAAAAGAACAAAATGTAGAGGGTTCAGTAGAAACTAAATTATGGTCTGGTCCTTCGCTTAAAAGAGAGTATGAATTAGTTTTGGGTGCAGAGTTTGAGGTGTTTTATGGATTTTGCGTAAGCAAGTTTTTGAAAAATAAACTTATTTCAAACGAAAAAAAATATACAATATTAAATACAATATTTAATGAAAATAATATTGCGGTTTTATTTGGCGACGATGAAAACTATTTTGAAACATTTGATACATGGTTTAATAATTCTTTATAATAACTTCTTTTGCCTTTGCGTCTGGATTTTTGGAATTAATTGACCTTTTACATAAAATTGATAATGTGCTATATTTTTCATTTGTAAAGTTTTCACGCACTAAACTCACATCCGCATTACTTAACATTATTTTTTTATTTGTATCGGTTAAAATATGTATTAATTTAAATAAATTGTTATGGTTTTCTATGTTAAACCCATTTTCAGTATATCCTACAAATGAAGTATCTGTTTCGGGAGCATATGGAGGGTCAAGATATACAAAATCATTCGGTTCTACAATTGTTAGTGATGTATTAAAATCACAGCATTCAAATAATACATTTTGAATTAAATTATGTATTTCTTCTAAATGTTCTTTATTTATAATTTCTGGATTGTTATAGTGTCCGTATGGAACATTAAATCCTTTTGGACCAACCCTAAATACACCTCTAAAACAAGTTTTATTTAAGAATATAAACATAGCAGAACCTAATATACTTTTTTTATCGGTTAAGCATAATTTATTATATTCACTTCTTATCCAATAATAGTAATTTTCTTTTGCGATTTTTGCTTCTGCTATATTTGTGGGTGTTCTATTTATTTCTCCATTTCCACATTCGTTAAAATCCGTAATAATAGTTTGCAGTATATCATATAATTCATTATGTCGTGTTTGAATATTTTTGTAGATATAAATTAATGGTTCATTCAAATCATACGCATATATATTACCTTGTATCTTTATAATCCCACTTTTTACATAAGATAATAAAGTTAATAAAACACTACCTCCTCCTAAAAATGCTTCACGATAATTATTTATTTCAACTGGAAAATCCGTAATAAGTTTATCTATTATTTGGGTTTTTCCGCCAACCCACTTTAAAATCGGTTTGGGGATATGTATTTTTTTTGTAGGGACATCTTTAACGAGTTTATTATCATAAACAATTTCAATATTGTTAATTATATCGCTTGGTGAAGTTTTTTTAATTTCAATTAATTTTTCTTTAACAGCATTATCTATCATTTCTTTTATTTTACTTTCAACCACACACGGATTTTTTTTATTAGTATGTGTTGTATAGTGAGATTTTTGGTTAAACTCTTTTCCGCACTTTTCGCAATTGTATTTACCCATTTTTAGTTATATATATAACATAATATAATATTTTTAAATCAATTTTTTAATATATAGTTTAATATACCCAAAAATACCTAAATATAGTTATTCCTAAATTATTTCAATAAAATTACAATTTACATTTTAGACAAAATCGGCGTTTGAAATGTAAAAAGGTGTAATAGGTGTAATTGATAATTTATTATAATCGTAATAAATTATTATATAAATTCCTGTATTCCCTGGATAAAAGGGAGGGGGCGTCCGGGGGAACCGTAGGTTCCCCGGATTTAGTGATATAACACTGGATACTTTAATCCTCTTATATCATTGGGTGGAATTGCCGGAGAAAATCTTGGTGTTGGTGCATTATTCAGATTTGCTCGTTTTTTTTGGTTCGCTACTGCACCTCCTGCTCGAACACGGGTAAGAGCGTCATTCACTGTATTTACATCTTTATATGTTGTAAAGGATAAGGCATTTGATGCGGTATTCTTACTACCATTTGCAATACCTAATACGCGTCTATTACGAATAACTTGCGATGCGTCGCGATTTCCACCAATCCATTTTTTTTGGACGTAGTCCGCATTTGTTGGTACATTCGTTGTATAAGTTCGTCGATTTGTCATTCTACCGATTTCAAAAGTAGCAGTGCCATCACTCGTACTATCTTTTTGTGGCATAGCATTCGTAGTTTGTAATGAACCATTATTAATATCATTTATAGCAAACATTTGTCTAAACATGTTGTAAATATATTGTATATAATATACTATAAAATATATTTATAAAAGTTATTGTGCCGGTAAATTAAAAATGTCTGACTCTCATTAATGCTACATATGAACCATTACTTTGGTCTCCACCATTGGATGAATCATTATATGTATTATTAATGGCATTTTGCTTTTTGTATCGAATATAATCGGATGAATCTGGTACATGACGCATATTTCCACTGCCCGCAGCTACGCCGGTTCCATCACATTGGGACAAAATACTACCAATGTGACCTTTCCAACCTGGTTTACTGGCATTGACTTGATTGGAACCACCGCACACATAGTTTTTACGGGATAAAAAATCACCTAAATTATTCACCGCACGAAATGGTGTAATCACGCGTTTATTATTATTTACTACGCCACCTGCTTGTTGGGTATTCCATGAATTTCGTAATATACGACGAATAGCAGTTTGTTCGCTATCTTTGTAATTGGTAATTGTTTGTTTTGTTGAATAACCGTTATAAGGTCCTCCTAATACTGTTGACATTTATAATATACGGATATATTTTATAAATATATTATATATTTTCTTAAATTTATATTTTCCAAATGGAAACACAAAAAGTAAAATGGTATAGAGAACATTTAGATGATAATTTAGAAAATTTGATCCATGAAGATAATATTTTGAATTTTGACGCCCAATGTGTCCGTAAAAAATCCAACATCAGTAAATCCTATGATATTTATAAATTTGACAACCTAAATTTCAATCCGAAATTATTACTAAATGACATTCCAAATGTTTCACCTAAATTGAAAACATTGTTAGATAAAATAGAAAAATTAGATAAAGAAGATATGAAAAAACACGGTAAATTATTTAAACATTTTATCTTTTCCGATATAAAATCCAATTCGGCTGGTATAAAATTAATCGCCTCTGCCATGCTCGCCAAAAAATATAATTTAGGTTATATTGCCGAACCTTTACATGGCGCTGCCAAAACATCCGATGAAAATAGTAAACAATCAAATGATAGTACTCCTATCTCAAGTCCAGTTGCAAAACCCGCGGAAACAGATGACAAAAAGAAAAACAAAAAAAAATTCAAAAAAATCGAATTATTGTCCGATGCCGACCTACTAAAAACCACACAAAATAATTTCTATCTATTAACTTCCGTCGGTTTATACGACCAAAATATAACCGTTGCTATGAAAAAACATATTCTTTCTACGTTCAATAAACGTCCAGATAATATTAATGGAGAACTTTGCCGATTTATTTTGATGGATAGTGGATTTAAAGAAGGTATTGATTTGTTTGATATTAAATACGTCCATATATTTGAACCTTCGGTGGTTTCTGCCGACCAAAAACAAGTGATTGGCAGAGGAACGAGAACGTGCGGTCAAAAAGGATTGAAATTTCATCCTAGTCGCGGTTGGCCTCTCCATGTATTTGTGTATGATTTATCTATTCCTGAAAAATTACAACCCTCCATGATGGGTGCCAAAACCGCCATTGAATTATATTTAAAAGCCATGAATATGGATGTTCGTTTATTGAATTTCGCACATGAATTAGAAAAAACATCGGTCTTTGGTTCCGTCGATTATGAATTAAATAAAAATATCCATTCATTTTCTATACCGAATGATGAAGACGAAGAAGAATTGCCTCCGGGGAGTGAATTTATCTATGGTGGAACCAAAGAACCCAAAGTTCGTTTAAAAATACGCGAAGGTCCACCCATTGTTCTTCCATCCAAACCACCTACCGAAAATAATATAATCTTACCAAATGGTATTATATTGGCAGCTCAACCTACAAAACGATTAGGATTCCATGATTTACGAAAACATATCAGAGAACATTTTGCGGATTTTGCCTGGGATAATGTAAAAATGGAGAACTTATGTGCGAATAAAACCACTGGGGGCGCAGGAGACGTTATAAAATATACTCCAACCCAAGATTTTATTCGACATTATTTCACCCCACAAAATCCGGTAAAAGGATTGTTACTGCATCATAGTGTGGGTACTGGCAAAACGTGTTCGGCAATTGCTGCATCTACGAGTAGTTTTGAAAAGCAAGGATATACTATTTTATGGGTCACTCGTACAACATTAAAAAGCGATATTTGGAAAAATATGTTCGAGCAAGTATGCAATGAAGATATTCGAGAAAAAATCGTAAATCATGGATTAGTGATTCCCGAGGATAATAAAAAACGTATTCGATTGGTTTCTAAGGCATGGCGAATCCGTCCCATGTCCTATAAACAATTCAGTAATTTAGTCTCCAAACAAAATTCTTTTTATAAAACATTAGTGAAAATAAATGGCGACATTGATCCTTTGCGTAAAACCTTATTGATTATTGATGAAGCACATAAATTATATGGCGGTGGTGATTTATCTACCATTGAACGTCCGGATATGTCCGCTTTACATCAATCATTGATGAATTCGTATCAGGTATCTGGTGCGGATTCAGTAAAATTATTATTGATGACGGCTACGCCCGTAACCCAAGATCCGATGGAATTGATAAAATTAATAAATCTTTGTAAATTACCCGACGAACAAATGCCAACCGAATTCACCGAATTTTCAAACAAGTATTTGGACGAACAAGGTAATTTTACAGAAAAAGGCAAAGACCAATATTTGGAAGATATTGCCGGACATATTAGTTATTTAAATCGTGAAAAAGATGCACGCCAATTCGCCCAACCGATTATCCAACATATCGATGTTCCTATCACCGAAAATATAGAAGATATCGAAAAATTTGATAAAAAAGAGGTGAGACGATATATGGAAAGTGATATTACAGATTTGAAGAAAAAAATAGAAGAAAATAATAAAGCATTGCAAACCGAAGTCGATGAAATAGATACGAATTCTTTTAATTATTTATATAAAAAATGCGATGGAATCGAAGAACCCCAAAGAAACAATTGTGAAAAAATAGTACGTCAAAATATAAAGGATTTGGTAAATGAAGCCAAAGCTGACGTTGATAAAATCAAAAAAGATATCAAAGATTTACGTGAAGAATTGAAGAATAAAAATTTGTTGAAAAGAACGAATATGTCAGCCATCGCCGACAATATGGATAATTTGTCAAATGAATATGACAAATACAAAGGTTCTCTTTATTATAATTTAAAATCGAAATGTGGAAAAACCATTAAATCCACTTCACAATTAAAAGAAAAGATAAAAGAACATCCAACCGTTGTATTGTTTGATAAACAAATCGATGCATATAACAATCGTATTACCGAATTACAAAATAATTTGAAACATGATATGAATAATTACAAAAATCGTATCAAACAAATTCGTCTCTTACTGAAAACGGATTTGAACGATTTAGAAAAAAACGTGGTTCGCATGACAATAAAACAAGAACAAAAAACAATGAAACATTTGATGAAAGAAAAAACCAAAGAAACAACAGTAGCGATTGATGATATCAAAAAATCTATCAAGAAAACACAAAAGAAACGTGATAAAAAATATAAAACAATCCGTAACACCGTGAAACAGATTATTCGTGACGAAAAGAGTGAAGTCAAGCAAGAACAAAATAATGAAAAGAAATTGAGAAAGACATTACGAAAAACAGGCGAATATACTGAATTTAATGACGAACGTATCAAGAAGTTAGTAGATACATATTCCAATTTGATTGATAAGGATTTAGCAGAAATGGATAAAAGAGAAATGGAAGCCGCATTAGAAAAAAAAGAAGCGAAAGAGGAGAAGCAAAGAGAAAAAGAACAGGAAAAATTGGAACGGCGTGCTACGAAAAAAGCCGAAAAAGAACGGGAAAAGGAAGCCAAGAAACAATCGAAACAAGATGCCAAAATAGCTGATCGAGAAGCCCGAAAAACCAAGAAGAATAAAAAATAACCAAGAAAAATAAGTATAAATCATGAATAATAAATATTGTTTATGTTATATGGAAGATAATTCATATAACATATTAGAGAACCCAGACGCGATGGAGGAAGAAGGAGAACCTACCGAAACAATCAAAAATGAGTATATCGATAAACTTACCTTGGAATTACTAATCAATAAGACCCATTATCATAAATATTTATCCAAATCCGACCCTAAAAAATACGATGAATATAAAGAATATAAGGCAAAATTACGAAAATATGCGGTAGATATTATAGATATTACATCTCAATTGATAGAAGACCCTAAAAAGATGTATTCCAATGATATTGAAGAAAGCTTTCATGCTTATGTAAAATCCATCATTAAATATTTTGAAATAAAGGAAATTCAAGACGCCAATACCCATTCCGAATACAATAACGAAGACGAAGTTATATTTACCAAATTTGAGAATGATCGCAACAGTAGTGACAAATCTGATGAAAATACCGACCAGATGAAATCATATTGGGGAAAAGAAAAAGTTATTAAAAAACCAAGTAATTACACCCATTATGATATGAATATATTTCGCAAAAAAAATGTATAAACCCGCTGGAATTCTTTATTTGGGAATGGTAAACGTTCTAGATTTATAAATATTTTTCATTATAGTATTACCACATGGACCGCAATGGTCTTCGTTCGCATTATCCACTTTGGAATATGTTTTACTTGTCTCTTGTTCTGGTTTCCATCTACCTAAGGGCATAATATTGGTAGGTGGTTTGATGCGTTTATATATATCATTTCCGATTTGTTTCGGACAATTCATAAAACCTACTAACGGACATTTTCCATCATAGGTAATACATTCTTTGGTAAAACAACTAAACCTAAATTTTTTGGCAAATTTTTTTAACATTATACTTGGTATATTATATATACAATTTATTTTTATATATTTTTTTCAGTTGTTATTATAAATGGGGAACGGAAAATTCAGTCATAAATATAAAAAAATGAAACAAACCTTTAGAAATAAAGATAAAAAGGTCAAATGGAGACGTAATATCACGAGCAAACACCAACCGACGACGAATACAAATAATACAATCCTAGACAAAGATTTCAAGAAATTGAATTGTAGTCCAATCGTACAAGGAGAAACGCCAGTAAAAGATAGTTGTATTCCGGATGATATATTAATCAGAATACGTAATGAATATAATAAAGACCATCCGAACAACCAAATTCTCAGCACGCATTTAACTGATATTTGGCACGAATTAAAAAAACGGTTGAATTGTAAAACGGAAAAGTGTTGGTTAAATGAATTAGACAATGATGTATTAGAACGTAAATTAAAACAAAATCTATTCGCACCAGAGGAACCGCCTGAATGGAAACATAATCCAGATGAATGGTTATCCAATTATGATATTGCTGCCGTATTGAGACAGTATTCACAATCGAACAAATATAAGTATTTTGCTTTTATAGAACCTACAACGATTGATTTTGACGACCGTCCATCTGATATGGATGGAAACTGTGTAGATAATAACTTATGTGAATTTAAACTGGATGAATATATAAAAAATAAAAAAAGTAAAATAGCGGTGGTATTTAATTTAGATAAACATAATGAAAGTGGTTCTCATTGGGTTTCTTTATTTATTGATTTAGATGAAAAATTTATCATGTATTTTGATAGTGCAGGGGATGATATAAAAGAAGAATTTGAGATATTTGTAAATCGGGTATTAAAACAAGCAGAGGAATTAGGTATTATTTTAGAATATGATAAAAAACACGTACAGCATCAACGAGGTAATACGGAATGTGGTATGTATTCCCTTTATTTTATTATTACATTATTAACCGGTGAAACGGATAGAGGAGTACATTTAAAAGGATATAAAGAGAAATATAACTTTTTCAAAAATAAAAAATTGCGTATACCAGATAAATTTGTTTTTGATTTGAGAAAAAAATATTTTAATAGTGGAGGTTCTCAATAAATATATTAGTGTATATTATACATGGATCCAAGCAATAATCGTAAAACAATGAATTTAATAATAAAAAAATATCCACATAAAGTGAAAGATGATACTAATAAGAGCTTTGATGTCACATTTGAAATTGCGAATAATACAGTATCGCCCTTTCAGAGTGTTGATTATTTCATAAATGGTATCTACGAAACGGTTGGTGTAATGGGTGATGTCAATTCAAATGGAAAAAATCAAATATTTAAATATGACAAAACGCCGATTCCAATAGATAAACTCACAACTATTATTGATAGTTCTAGTGTTTCTCTTCAACCTGTTCCTGGTGCTCGTAGAGTTATGTCTGATGTTGATAAAGATGACGTCACTCTTTCTCATAAACCTACTACCACTGATACAGCTCCGACCACTGAATCTGGTAAAGCTGCAACGAATGGTTCTATGAATTGGTTAAAAAATATTGGCAAGTGGGTTGATTTAAGTAGAATTCAAGTATCTGATTTTAATTTGTTTGGTAAGAGTAATAATAACGGTCCTACGAGTAGTGCGGTTTCTGCTAGTAACGGCATTTCTAAAACTAATAATATGATTAAAAATTTTACTAGTATAGTTCCTTCTACTACTGGTATTACAATACCTCAACCTATTGGTATTACCAAAGATTATTCTCTGAGTGATGTGCTTGCGAATAGTATTACGAATGCTTTAAAATCAAAAAAAAAGGGTGGTAAAGGAAAGAATAATCGGAAAACCAAGAAAAATCCCAAAAAATGATTTTATTCCAAATACAACATAAAAATAATTTATTATGTTATATATTCAACATGGCTTTATTCGTACATAATAAAAATCAAGAATTATTATGGTCGGTCATTAATAAAACGCCGATTTTTCAACAAGTTTTCGCAAATAGTACACGAAATGAACCCGAATTATGGTTTCGTGCGCACATCCAGAATTATTATCAAAAAATTCAATATACGAATATTGGTTCTCAAGATTTACCGGAATATAACCGTGATTTGATTTCTATAATGATGAATAATTTAAATGGATTTGCGAAAGAACAATATGTACCATCACAACCGGTTGTAAATCCTCCCATGAGTTCTCCAACATATCAATCCTCACAATTACCATATACCGTAGAAAATAAACAGGAAGCATATAATCGTCAATTTGATGAACGTAAACGTGAATATGATATGATGACATCGAAACCTGAAATACCAAAAGTGGATTTCGGAGGCAATGTAAAAGATAGTGCCATATCAAATATGGATGAATTAATCAAACAACATATGCAACAACGAGATGCGGAGTTACAAAAATATGCGCCTCCACCAATGGAAAATATAGTTCAACCAGCGAGCCAATTAAAAATAGACAAGAATGAAAATATATCGTTGGTGCCTGATGTAATTATGGCACCGGAAAGTGAAATAGCGGATAATAAATCCGGTAAAAAAGTTTCATGGGCGGAGAACCTGGAAGAATATAGCCATACAAAATTAGATGATTGTTTAAAAGAAATCACGGATTTAAAACAACAAGTTCTCAATATGACAAATCATTTTAGTGAATTTCAAAATGAAATACGTTCGCTTCTCCTCCGGGGAACCTACGGTTCCCCCGGACACCCCCTCCCTCTTTCCATGGAATCCAGGGAACCTACGGTTCCCTCGGACGCTCCCTCCCTTCATTACATTGAACCTACTGTTCCCTCGGACGCTCCCTCCCTTCATTACATTGAACCTACGGTTCCCTCGGACGCTCCCTCCCTTCATTCCATTGAACTTACGGTTCCCTCGGACGCTCCCTCCCTTCATTCCATTGAACCTACGGTTCCCTCGGACGCTCCCTCCCTTCATATAAACTAATTTGGCGTTTCTTCAAACGTAAGGTCGAGTCGTTGTCAAGAGCATTTTTTTGATAAAAATATGTATATATTGTATATATATGCCAATTTCTCGAAAAAGATTTAGTACAAAACGAGTAAAAAATCAATCAAAAAAAAATACTAGAAAATACAAAAGAAAAAGTGGAAAACGACCCCGTTTGTTTGGTGGATTTGGAGAAGATGAAGAGTGTCCTATTTGTCTTACACCTTTAACAGATAATGAGAATGGAGAAGTATTTACTACAAACTGTGAACATAAACACAACTTTCACCGCGGTTGCATTGAAGAGTGGTGTAACGGTAAAAGAACATGTCGTTGTCCTATGTGTAAGACAATATTAAATCCCAATCCAAATCCAAATCGTCGCCAAAGTACACCCGTAGAACCTTCCCAAAAATTATATCGCGTTGAATTTTTTAGAACTGATGAAGAAAATAACAAAGTCCAAGTAAGAGTTCAAGATATTTCACGTAGGGAAATGGCAAATATAATCGCCTTTTTGGTAAATGAATTCGATGATTTAGACATACACAATATGAGATTTCATGGCGTAGCTGAAAATAATCCATATGGATACATTGTTCTTGGTGATAATCATAATGTACGGATTATCGAAGGAGATATTGACCTAGAATATGTAACAAACATTAGTTCATTGAGATTTACGCAAGTTCCTAACACCCAAGTATAATTTACTTCATCCCGCGGTGATTTTTCATAAAGCATATACAATGGAACGTATCCAACTGTCTCCAAATCATCTCTTCTAGACAAGTGTATTTTCATTCAAAAACAATTATGCTTATACAATTCGGGGGTTCCGAGTGGTGAATAAAATGGTTACAATGAAAAATATATAATAAGTAAATTTTATTATATATTATACAAAAAATGTTGAAATTATTAGTAGATAATGAAAGAACAGATAAAAACACCGCAGAATACAAATAGATTTGATGATATTATATTTTTCACTACATAATTGAAGGGAGGGTTCGTCCGAGGGAACCTACGGTTCCCTGGATTCCCTGGAAATTATATAAATTTAACGAAATAATTCGTGGTACCCCTAAAAAATCGAAAAAAGAAATGGGCTCACTTTTCAAAAATGGACATTTTAAAAATGTCCGTTTTTCAAAATGCGATTATTAAATTTTCAGAAAAAAATGAAAAATCCATTTTTACTCGGGGACGATTTAAATACCAAAAAAATACGCCAAAAGTTGTTACCATAAAAAATTTATTACTTTTTATGAAACTGATTTAGAAGCTCGTTTTTATTTCCAAGTATATAATAAATGGAAATAAAATTCGAACCGAAAATTAAGCAAGTTTTTTCATGTATATCTTGTGATTATTCCACGAGCAGAAAAAGTAATTATGATACGCATTTATTGTCACTGAAACATAAAAAAGCTCATTTGGAAATAAATGGAAATGAAAAACGAGCAGTTTGGAAATTTGTATGTGATACATGTAATTATAATTGTGATAAGAACACAAATTACCAACGGCATATGACAAGCAGTAAGCATTATAAAAAAATAAATGAACTTACTAACAATAAAAATAAATGTAATAATTGTGACAAAGAGTTCTCAACTATAAGTGGTTTATGGAAACATCGTAAGAATTGTTCCACTTCCAGTGAAACTACAGTTCCATCGAACGCTCTCTCCACTTTATATGGGTTCAAACCAACAAATGGCTCAAATGATATACCATTCGAAATGGTAATGGAAGTAATAAAACAAAGCAAAGAAGTTCAAAATGTTCTCATAGAACAAAATAAAGAATTACAAAGTAAATTATTGGAAAAAGAAAATCAGTTATTAGAACAAAATAAGGATTTACAAAATAAAATAATAGAATTGGCATCTAAACCGAATACAAAAATGATAAATTCGAATAACAATAATACATTCAATCTGAATCTTTTCTTGAATGAAAAATGTAAAGATGCGATGAATATAGTTGATTTTATAAATTCATTACAACTCACTACGGATGATTTTGAAAGAACTGGTAAATTAGGGTTTGTCAATGGCATTTCTAAAATTTTTATTAGTCAATTGAAAAAAGTGGACGTCGTATCTCGTCCATTGCATTGTACTGATGTAAAACGTGAAACTGTCTATATAAAAGATAATGATAAATGGGAGAAGGATAACGAAGAAAAGAAAAAATTAAAATGGGCTATAAACCGCGTAGCCCAACTTAATTTAAATCAAATACAACAATGGCAAGAAAAATACCCAGATTGTATAGAGAACAATACACCAGCAAACGAAAAATTCACGGAATTGGCGTTGGTTGCTCTAGGTGGAAGGGGAGAAGAAGAAATTGAAAAATTTAATGAAAAAATAATGAAAAATGTCATTAAAGAAATTGTAGTAGATAAAATGTAGTTTATTATATGCATGATAAGGGAGGGTGCGTCCGAGGGAACCGTAGGTTCCCTGGATTTTATATAAATTTAACGAAAAAATTAGTGGTACCCCTAAAAAATCGAAAAAAGAAATGGGCTCAGTTTTTAAAATTGGACATTTTTAAAAATGTCCATTTTTCAAAAAGCGATTATTAAATTTTACAAAAAAGTGAAAAAACCATTTTCACTCATAGATGCTTTAAATACCAAAAAAATACGTCAAAATTTGTTAGCATAAAATTTTTTAAAGAAAAAAATGGGGTTTTTTAATGTTTCCTATAATATATGATTTTAGGAAACAAAAAACCCCAAAAAAACCCCAAATATTTTTGTGAAAAATGTTGCTTTGATACCAATAACAAAAAAGATTTTGACCGTCATTTATTGACACTGAAACATCTGTCCCAGACTGAGAGGAAACACTCAGGAAACATAGAAAAACCCATCATGATACATAGTCTAAAATGTCAGAATTGTTTAAAAGAATATAAAAATAGGAGTAGTTTATGGAAACATAAAAAGTTATGTATGAATGAGGAACCAATGAAGGAAAATAGAGAATTGGTAGCAGAAACAACCCATAAATCAACGACAGAATTTACACCGGACTTATTTATGGAAGTATTGAAACAGAGTAAAGAATTACAAAATGTTCTCATAGAACAAAATGAAAAATTACAAAGCAAATTACTGGAAAAAACCGATGAATTCCAAAATACATTGAAGGAACAAAACAGTAAAATAATGGAATTGGCACAAAAACAATCCGTGGTAAATAATACAATGAATAACAATCAATTCAATCTCAATTTCTTTTTGAATGAAACATGTAAAGATGCGATGAATATAGTAGATTTTGTGAATTCGTTGAAATTAACGATACACGATTTTGAAACCACCGGTAGATTAGGCTTCGTAGAAGGTATTTCACGTATTTTTATCAAGGAACTACGAAATATGGAAATCGAGAAATTACCCATTCATTGTACGGATTTGAAACGAGAAACCCTATATATCAAAGACAATGACAAATGGGAAAAAGAGAATGACGAAAAACGAAGATTGAAATGGGCGATCAATAAAGTGGCGCAATTGAATTTAAATCAAATACAAAACTGGCAAATCGCATATCCGGAAAGCGTCGTAAATAATACAGAGGCGAATGAAAAATTCACGGAATTAGCGTTGGTGGCGTTGGGTGGAAGGGGAGAAGAACAGGAAAATAAATTCCGGGATAAAATCATCCGAAATGTTCTCAAAGAAGTCGTATTACACCGAACCGAATCATAATTATATAATTATAATATATATAATATATCATTGAGAACCAAAATAAAAAGATATCTATATTATAATACAAATACATCTCAATGACAAAAATACCCAAAATCATATTTCAAACCTCTAAAAAACCATTGCCTCAATATGTAATAGACCAAATAAAAGATTTATCACCGGATTGGGAATATCGACATTATACGGATAAAGAAATTATACAATATTTTATAAAGAATCCACTTGCCGAATTCCCGAATATACTAAACAAATTTTTTAGTTTACAAATTGGAGCACATAAAGCCGATTTATTTAGATATTATTTTTTATACGTAGAAGGAGGTGTTTATTTAGATAGCGATGCTATGATATACGCGGATTTGACCGATATTGCCAAAGAATATGAGTTTTTTTCAGTCAATTCATATATAAAAGGCACTATTTTTCAGGGGTTCTTAGGAGCTCTACCACGTAATAAAATCATTTATGAAGCATTAAAAGATGCATATCAAATCGATGGAGAACGATTAATAAAAGAATACCATTTATTAACGGCGAATATGTATCATATCATATACAACAATCAATATGATTTTGAATATAAATTATATACCGAGGTTGAAGGAAACGATATGGCATATACGGTGGACGAACAACATAATATTATATTAATTCATTATTGGAAAGTACAAATCATACCCCAAAAATAGCCCCAAAAATAAATAATATAATCAATAAAAAGAATAAATATATAGTCCAATACATATATATATATTTATTTACGGCGTTATGGAATTATTGAAAAATACCTTATTTATAAATTTAGAACATCGCACGGATAGATTAGAACATGTAACAAATCAATTTGAGAAATTAGGAATAAAAGGAGAAAGGTTTAATGCAATTAAAACCACCTCCGGTGCCATCGGTTGTACGATGAGTCATATTAAGTGTTTGGAACTAGCGATTGAACGCAATTATGATTATGTGTTAATTTGCGAGGATGATATTACATTTTTGGATATTAATACATTTACTGACAGCATTACTAAGTTATATAATGATAAAACCATAAATTGGGATGTTTTATTAATCAGTGGAAATAACGCACCTCCATATGAAAAAACACGCGAGTATTGTGTTCGTGTATCAAATTGTCGTTGTGGAACCGGATATATAGTAAAAAATCATTATTTGAAAAAATTAGTGCAGAATATGCGAGAGGGGTTAGCTTATTTAATAAGAGATCCTACAAATAAACCGAAATATGCGTTGGATATGTATTGGAACTCATTGCAAGTTGCAGACCAATGGTATTTATTAACACCTCTTACCGTAGTACAAGCTCCTTGTTATAGTGATATAGAATTACGAAATGTAGATTATAAAGATCTTATGTTAGATTTGGATAAACCATGGCTTTTTCGGGGACGCTCCCTTTTCCAGGGAACCTACGGTTCCCCCGGACGCCCCCTCCCTTAATTCCAGGGAACCTACGGTTCCCCCGGACGCCCCCTCCCTTAGTTCCAGGGAACCTACGGTTCCCCCGGACGACCCCTTCCTTTGTAGGGAAACCAAGGGTAGGGATTCTACCCCTACGACCCCTTCCTTTTGACATTTTTTTATTTTTCTTTATGGACCGGTATAATAATTTATTATAATTATAATAAATTATCTGTTTAAGCCTTCCTATAAAGGGAGGGGGCGTCCGGGGGAACCGTAGGTTCCCTGGATTTCCCTACGTGAGACGCAAAAAACTGGATAAAACCGTCTTATTTTTTTCCGCATTTTCCATCGCTTTCAAATTCGCCTGATATTCCTTTTGCATCAATCGTTCTCTATACTGTTTATCTTTCATTGCCAACATATATTCAGCCTCTTGTTTTTCTAGCGGTGTCAATGTTTGCTTACCACGTTCTCGCATAAAATGGTCTACGGATGAATATTGTTGAACTTTATTTATATCACGTTCACTCACCGCAAATACCGTTTGATCTTTATGAACTTTTCGTAAATCATCAAATTTCAATTTACTAAAAGGATCTGTACTAATATAAACATCTTCGGCATCTTCATCTTCATTTTCATCATACAATTGAGAACCACTATTACTATTTACATATAATTCTTGTATGCCATTATATTTAATTAATTCCGCATTTTTTTGTTTAATTGTATCTAAAACAGCGCCCATATTTTTCGTAGATACATTGGGGTCAATATTATAAATAGGTTCTTCTTTGGAGAACCAGTCATTACGGGTTTGGTTCGGTTTTTTTACCATGTTCTCATTAAATAATTGATTAAATGTATGATTAAATTCGGATTTATCCATTTCACCAATCACCGTTTTTACTTTATTTTTCGCCGCATTATTCAGCGTATTTTCCAAAGGTTTATATTTGACAGTTTCGCTATTGATTGTTTGATTTTGTTTATGATTGTTCTCATACAATTGAAGGATAATATCAAAAGCTTTTTTATAAAAAAGAAAATAATCGGGAGAAAGACGGGATTTATCAGGGTGTAACATTAATACTTTCTTTTTGGCTCGTTTCAAATCCTCAATCGTAATGGTATAGGTTAAATCAAACAATCCTAAAATCTCTTGTAGATTATACATATGGATATTTAAATTATGAGGTGGTGGTTGTGACATTTATGTATAAATAGAATATTTATTACAAAAATAAACTATAAACTATAAAAAACTATATAAATATATTGCGGTAAATAATATATTTATAATGTCATCTCTACCAATTATAACCGAAGTAAAGACACGTGATGATTTTGCCAAATTATTAATAACCAACCCGGGATTAATCATTATTAAATTCGGCGCGGAATGGTGTGGACCATGTAAGAAAATAGAAGGTTTAGTACATGAATGGTTTCAAAGAACAAATGAAAAAGTCCAATGTGTATTGATTGATGTAGATGAATGTTTTGATTTTTATGGGTTTTTAAAAAGTAAAAAAATGGTAAATGGAATTCCAGTGATTTTATCTTATGAAAAGGGAAATGTCAATTATATTCCGAATGACATTGTAGTAGGTTCAGATGTAGCTAAAATAAATGAATTTTTCCAAAGAAATTTGCAAAAAGTCATGTAATTATTTTTTTCTATGATTTTTGGTTTTTTTATTACGTTTCGATTTATGTTTATTTGTTTTATTATATTTGTTACCGCCAAATGCTACTGGTTGAGCTTGTACTGCTTGGATGGGTTGAGCTTGTACTGGCTGTGCTTGTACTGGTGCAACTTGGATAGGTTGAGCTTCTACTGGTCCAGCTTGAGCGAATTGTTGAAATGGATTGTCAACCGGTGGAGCTTCTTTTGCTAATCCTTCATCTGAGTTTGCCATATCTCCAAATGGATTAAAATCATTCTTATTCATTGTTTCTGGTACATACTGTTGTGCTGCGTTATTTTCAGAATAAAACATATTAGATAACGTATTTCCTTGTTCTGTTGCTGGTTGCTCGGTTACGCCAGTATTTGGGTTTGAGGAAAATGGATTTGAAAAGGCTGGCAACATTTCGGTAACAGAAGAAGAGACATCATTACTTGGAGTTTCTGGTTCTTTCGAGTCATTTGAATTGCTATCCATAATCGTAACAACTGCCATGACAACCGAAGCTAAACCTATAAATATATATGCATTTACTGGAATATGAGTACTATACATAATTAGTTATATAATAAACAGATTTTTATTATATAAATTTACTAAAATTGCAAAAATTATTTTGGTTTGGCGTAGCCAATGATAGCGCATGCAATTCTTTTACCAGAATTACCAGTGGTTAAACTATCAGGATGATTTCCTAAACCACAATCGTCTTCATCCGCATGGATAATTAAACCACGACCTATGATATTTGCCTTGGTACCTCTTAATTTTATCATATTGTCTATTCGTTGGTAATGGGCGATACCATTTTGGTTGGTTATCAAATTTCCTAAATCTCCAACATGTCGTTCTTTCGCTCCCGGACATCCATGTTTTTTTCCATAAGGATTGAAATGTGCGCACATACTTTCACATTCTTCGCTCAAATCACCACATTCATGAATATGAAATCCATGTAGACCGTTTTTGCGTAGACCTTCTATATGTATATCCATAATCACTGTATTATCGACCAAATTTTCGGTAAAATAAACCATACCTTGTATTTTTTTTGTATTGAATACGGCAATTGCCTGAATAGGTTTTTTAGAGGATGACATGTAATATAGATATTATATGAAAATATTTTATATCGTTTCATATAATATTGTTTCCAAAAATCAACATAAAGTAGGATATGTGTATGTATCCCCATTCTTTAAATCATCTACATTCGCCCAGGGTATCACATGATTGCCATTTTCCTCCCATACTTTTTTAGATTTTTCGGAAAAACTCATAGACATTTTCGTTTTGGCGTTTGTCAAATAATCCGGTAACAAATCATATAATTTATTTTTCGCATTAACATGTTGTATATTAGGTGAATTATATATATTTTTGGTTTCATATGGATCGGTATTCAAATCAAATAACCAATATTCAAATGTACCAGTGACAAATTGTTGGGCGCAACCATTTTCCGAATCTAAATTATCATCATCAGAAGTTGTTTCGTCTATATCATCCCATGTACCATATGTTTTGTCATCATATGTATGCATCAATTTATAACGACTATCTCTTACCGCAAACGAACCATTCGTCCAAATATCAAATTCAATATCAGTAAGATGGGTATACATATTATATAACATATCACTTCGTGGAGTAGAAACCCCCGTCCAACCCGAGATTTGACTAACACCGTCTAAGGCATTATCATCATCTGGTGAATAATCTATATTCGCTAATTCCATTATAGTAGGGAACCAATCACTAATATGCATCAACCCGTCATAGGTAGTACCAGGATTTGCCAGTTTGGGACTATAAATAAATGAATCTACTTTAATACCTCCTTCAAATAAAGTACCTTTTGAACCACGTAATGGAGAATTTTTACCACCTCCATAAAAACAGCCGCCATTGTCCGACATAAAAATAATATAAGTATTATCCATCACATCTTTTTCTACCAAGGCATCATATAGTTCACCAACTGATTTATCTAACATATAAAGTGATTTGGCATATTCTTGACGTAATCTACCCGTTATATTCAAGTGGATTGATTTTAATATATCATCGTCAATGTATGAATCGGGCATTCCATTTTCATAAATACCGACATCAATAAACGGGTCATGGACGGCTTGATATGCTAAATACAAGAACAATGGTGTTTCATAAGAATGCTCTTGGATAATACTGATCGCTTTGGATGTATAAAAAGTGGTAGAATAATCATGTTTATCGTCGCCTTCATAGGGTGCATAACAGGTAGTATTGGAAGTAATAAAATCCGAATTTTTGGGATAATCGGGTAATTTTTTAGACCAATAATAATTTTCGCCATTTGCATATCCAATCCAACTATCAAAACCACGGGCAGTTGGTAAAAATAATGGGGAAAAATAACCGAGATGCCATTTGCCCAACATATGGGTTGTATATCCATTCTCTTTTAATACTTCTCCGATAGTAATTTCGTCTAATGGCATACCCCATTCGGCAACACTACCCACCATACCATATTGCATACCAATGGTGAGTGGATATCTACCAGTGATTAATGAACCTCGACTAGGAGAACAAACCTCTTGTGCGTAAAAATTATTCATAATAATACCTTTACTGGCTAAATCAGTGATTTGTTCGGTAACCGCGGACATTTCACTTGATGTATAACCAATCGAATTCCATGCTAAATCATCCGCCACAATTAAAATGAAATTGGGTTTTGTAGTAGTGGTGGTTGCGACATTGGGTTGTAATTTTCCAGACGATGACATGAAGTTTTGTGTAGTGGACGCATTACTATTATTTACAAACACTTTGGTAGAAATATTAATGAGATAAGTAAAAAGTAAAAAAAATAAAACGATACAACCATAGAACGAAAGTTTAAAATAATTCCCTTCTACATTTTGAGTTCTACTTTGTTTCAAAAATTCTTCAATTTCAATTTGTAATGGGTCTACCGTTTCTTCATCAAAATTTGTCGTTTGTTTTATGGTACCATATGATGAATTATTATTTGTATTAGACATAAAATATAAATATATATTATGTAAATAAGTTTATTCCTAATAAAATAACCCGAAATAACTTTATGTTGTTTTGTATATATCATTTGTCGTAACTTATGGGTCCAAATCAAAGTTCCATTCATCCATCAAACCACCTGCAGAAATATCCGTAGAGAAAGGAGATTTTTTATATATGAAATTGTGTTCTTTTATGGCTTCTATTTTAACTGGAACGCCTATCTCTGGGTTCTCTAATAATTGTAACAATTTTAATTTTGTATATGTTTCCCGAATATGCATAAGTTCCGTATTTGCGTCAGGTTCTTCGTAAATTTTATAATGATATCGTTCATCAAATCCATTATGATAATGATTTTTAACATAATATTTATAATCCATAAATTTATTACTGTTGGGTATATTTAACGATGAAGATTTACTATGAGAAATAGGGAATATAAAATGTTTTGGTATATTGGAAAAATGAAATATTAAACCACCCAATAATACTATAAAATTCATAATGCTTCGTATAATATAGACGAAGTATTATTTTTATACCAATTTTTTAATTTGATTTTTGTGTTTTATATATGAATTCGTTTTTATTTTTATTATTTCTATTTTGCATATGGTGAATATTACTTATTTCTTCTAACTTGTTCGTTCATGAATCGTAAATGCCATGCCTCTTTTTCATCCGCTGGAATAGTCGTATTCATAATACGCTCATATTGCTCTGGACTATCAAAGAAGCAAATACTACTTTCACCCAAACATTTTTCAGTAGTAGAAATACCTACTTTATAAAATAAAAATTCATCACTAGTACCACAACGATAATTTAAATAAGAACCAGATGCCGCATTACGAATATTCGTACGAGGTATACACATCGTGCTATATAATTCAATTGTGACTTTATTACCGTTGATTCTGCGAGATAGTTTGTGATAACATTTGTCTACGCTCTTTACCATATCATAATACATTAATTGTTTTTTACCAACTGTATCTAAGGATGATACAGAACGAGCGTCAGACATTTCCTCTAATGGAATATATCCAGCATTCATATCAATTTCTGGTTCAGAATTTGCGTTATCGTATTGTTCTTCTTCGTACATAGGATTTTAAATAAGAGAGAAAGTCTTAAAACTTGTCGATTGTAATAATCTGAGTTATTATACACTATTTAGTCGTATTGGTTTTATATCATTTTCATAAATATATTTTGATGTTATGTCAAATGTAATACAAATAATAATTACAAATGAATATAAAAATATAGATTGTATATATAATAATCATCATGGAAATACCACGAATAAATAATACAAAATTAAAACAACAAATCATAGATAAATTTTTGTCTGGCGGTAAAAAAGAAGCTTCAAAGAAAGAAGTTACATCGACGGATTCCAACGTATTTACTAATTTTTCAAATAATACAGAGAATACAATGATGACATCGACTACCCAAAATAAAGCTTCTACGCCGAATTTGAATACTAATATGCAACAATTAGAATTTTTACAAAAACTATTAGCAGACAAAGGATTACCTTCTGTAACAGAATTTCAGTTACGTAAAATAAGTGAGACCCCAAGTTTTTATATAGACCGTCCGGAGTATGTTTTTTATAATAAAAAATATCATTATATTAGTAATGAATTATTAGACCGCGATTTTGGGGTTACATTAGGTAAATCCGATGATGTTACATCTTATGAAGTTCGATTTTGCATTTTTAAGGTGAATGGTAAATGCAAAGACCCATTTTTACAATTCTTTTTGGAAATTTTGGATAAACCAAAAAAAGATAGCGATATATTAACGTTTCCCAGCTTTGATTTGAAAACTTCTCTATTTAATGATACAGATGAAGACGCTAAAGACATATTTGAAACTAAACTCTTTAAACAATACAAAACAATGGTGAAAAATACAGATGAAGTCAGTGATAAAATAATGAAAGATTCATATCGTGGGTATATTGAAGAAATCAACAAAGAGAATAAACATATTATTTATGCATTCTTTGATAGCACATATTATGGTATAAAACAAACCGAAAACCAATTATGGTGTATTTTAGACGAATTTATTAATGAGAAAAAAGTATTTGGTAATTGTTATACGGATGAAAATATTTATCATTTATTTACCACCAACGAACATATCGTATACGTGACGGATGAATATGGTGAAAATGTCAATATACCATGTTGTTTGTATTTATGTAAATTAACAGAAGATGAACATGATTATGTAAATGTATATGTTGATGACAAAGAAAACGACCCTAAATACAAAGAACATCCGGAATTGCCATATTTGATTTATCATTCTGTATTTGGTAATAATTGTCTCTTTTTTACAACTGACCCTATTGAAAAAGACGAAGTAAAAAAATTAAAGACCATTAAGAGATATGCTACGTATATTGATAAATCGTTATATGTTTTGAATATTCATAAGGATATAGATACGATTAATTTTGACGTTGATGATGACGATGATAGTTTCGATGGGGTGCCCGATGAAGATATACCAAAAACACATGAAAAATATAGTTGTATTTATTTCTTTGAAAATTACAAACAATTATGGTGCATGAAAGATAATTTGCGATATACTGAAATTTGCGGCGGATATTAGGTCTACATAAACACTGCGTAAAATATTTCGTAAAAAAAGTTATATATGCTTTTTATATAGAGCATATATAATGTCATGTTTATTCAATAGTTTGAGTGCTTTTATACGCGAAACGCCATATGATATTCGACAAATCGTTTGTGATTATTTAGAACGAGACGGACCCATTATCAATGGATTGGAGACGAAATTTGTTTTGGAACTGGAAAATCCGAATTATATAAAGGATATGCGAAAAACGAGTACCTGGGGTGGAGCGAATGAAATACAAGCAGCGTGTAGTATATGGCGTATTCGCGTGATTGTCAAAAATTATAGAGACCGTAGTGACAAAGATATAGAATTTATACCAATACACGGAGATTATGTAAAAACAGTATATTTATATTGGACCGGAGGACATTATGAACCAATCCGGTAGGGAAACCAAGGTTTCCCCTACGACCCCTTATCCAGGGAACCTACGGTTCCCTTGGACGAACCCTCCCTTGGAATGTGGTATGTTTTATTTTCTCAGAATTGAATTATAATCTAATAATTCGTACCTATAAATATATTTTTCTGATGAAATATATTTATTTAACTGGGACCCAATGAAATTATATTCATTGATCTTCAATTTCTTTGGTGGCTTTATGTATTGTTGGTTCAAAGTCTTCATATGTGCCATCACACTTTGGTATTTTTGGAATACCCTTTAAACTGTCTGTTATTCTGTTTGGATTAGTAACTTTCTGATTACCAAGGTTATTATAGTACATCTCCCATGCATTATTTATTCTGTCTTTTCTTAATTTATCGCACTTACCCAACATTCTGGAAGCGAAGCCTGCAAAATCTCCACCTTTTTTGCTTTTGTTCTTTTTGCTTTTGTTCTTTTTGCTTTTGTTATTTCCGCCTTTGTTCGTTTTATTCTGTCTATGTCCTTTACAGCTACTGCGAGTAAACTTTGTTTTTGTCATGTTTATACTATATGTCAATATATTTATTCCTATATATTATGATTCATTTTTCTAAATATATTATGATTCATTTTTCTAAATATATTATGATTCATTTTTCTAAATATATTATGATTCATTTTTCTAAATATATTATGATTCATTTTTCTAAATATATTATGATTCATTTTTCTAAATATATTCATAAAATACGGGTAGTATGATAGACATATCATACTTCCCCTACAAAGGGGGCGTCCGGGGGAACCGTAGGTTCCCTAGATTTTCTTAGAATTAAGGGAGGGTTCGTCCAATGGAACCGTAGGTGCCCTGGAACTACACTAGATCCAACACTCCTTCCGCATTATATTTTAATAAAAATTTATTCAATGTTTCACGTTCTATTTCTCCGCTTTCAATCAATGCCTCTACATGTCGTTCTATTTCATCCGCAATAGGTTTACGACCATACATCCCTTGAAACGCATTGATATAATCTTCTATTTTTTTGGTTTGTTGTTTCAGTCTTTGGGATAATTCCATAAAACCTTTTTGAAACATCTTCTGAGCGCTTTCACGACGACTTTGCTTTTCTTTTGCCTCGTTCTCTTTATCTCGTATTTTTTGTTCTTTATCTAATAATTCTTTTTCTTTTTGCCGAATAAATTCCTCATTTTCGGTTTCTACAAATTGGATATTATCTGTTCCGGTATTGGTACCTTCATCCAAGTACCATGGATGTCTATATTCATTCGCGCTGATAATAATATTACATATATCGGGTTTTTTCAATGCTTCAAACCTTTTTCGTTCAACTGAACCTTCTTTACCATTGAATGCTTCAAAGAATTCTTTGACTACTTTTTCATTCACCGATGGACTGGTTTCCATCAAACGATCAAATTCTTGACGACATATTTTGATGAACGGTCCCGCATCCATACGTTCCGATGGTGCTTTGGATAATTCAATACGAATATTTCGGGCGAATTTATCCCATGAGATTGCCGAAACACGATGTGCTTCATTCAGTTCCGATATTTTCAGATATTGTTGGACGGTTGTCAATATACCTATTAATATATTGAGGGTTCCAATCGCCATAGGAGCATAACTCTGCATACTCACTGGCAAACTGGCTTGGGCGAAAGATGCCGTCCCCGATATGGTAGAAAGGGTAATCGCCGGTATTGTAAACCAAGCGTTCATCAACTTATATTTGGTATGCGCACGGGTATTGAGCCATTTATAACATTGGGCTACATCACACCATTCCACCATAATCATTTCATTTTCCGGGGACCATTCCACGAATTTTTCATTTTTTGATTGGGTAACGCTGCTCGTTTCGGCATTTTCTTTGGTAACAGATTTCGTTTCTTTTTTATCTAAATTCTCTTTTTCGGTATTTTCCATTGTATATATTGTCTATAAAAAAATATATACAATTATTGGATTTTTTACGCACTTTCATTTTTATTTGATACATCCGTTTTTTCATTGTCATCTGTAATTTCAATAGATATGTTCTCCACTGCTACATCTTCAATGACTACGGGTCCATCCGTAAAAGTAACTTTCGCAATTTCGCCATTTTGGATCACCGCATCTATTTTGCCGATAAATTTTTCGGTATTTTCGATTAATAATTCACTATCTTCCAAAATATTATGAATATCAATTTCATCGCCGATAGAAAAAAACCGATGTAATTTTTCCTGGTTCTCAATATCATCAATCGAAAAAGTACGATTAATATTTACATTATCTTCCACTTCTTTACAAAAATCAGTAATGCGTCCAAATAAGCGATTCAGTTGTTTTTTTTGTGATATATGAAAAAAAGAGAGATAGTTTACATACAAAGATATTTGATGATTTAAAATCGCATTTTCATAATTCAACGTGTTTATAAAATTAGAAATGGAGAACCCGATACGGTGATTTTCATTATAATTATCAATATTACTTTGTTTTTTATTACATTGACAATATAATTCATTGATAATTTGTAAAATGTTCTCATGTATATCTCGGATATCATCTAATTTATATTCTTGGAAAGGTTCTAAATCTTTATATACCGGATAAGATTTTAAGTCTAAATTTTCAAACGCAATGTCTATTTTGTTCTCTTTTATATTATTCACAATGATATTATGTAATTTATAATAATCACAATACATGCGATTGTTTAATAAACTACGGAATTTATCAATATTATCCATTTCCATCGCGAATGTTTTGTATTGGAAATAGAACGAATCCAAACAAAACAAAAATATTTTTTTGGAATTTGATTTCAATAAATCATTATAAACGGTTTTTAATTGGTTAAGAATTTCAGCAACTACACTTTTTGTTCGCGCAATCTCCTGTTTGAGTGCAATTATGTTGTCAAAATCATTTTTTAATTTTTCAATATTATATTTATGAGTATTTGTATTTGCCATTTGTATAGTGTAAACATAGAAAAAATACAATCCTGGAATATGAATTCCGTTGGATTGTATTTTTTCTGTTTTTATTTTTATTTTTTATTTTTTGTTTTTCTTTTTATTTTGGTTATTAGAACAATGTATATAATTTATACGATTGTAAATGATTACTTACAATTGTATTGGCATTGAATATTTGCAACATTTCCATTTCTAATTCTTCGTATTCTTTTACTAAATCATCTTTGTCTTTTTGTGTAAAATGGCTTTCAAATAATTTGAATTGTAGAGGAATCGGTTTTACGATTCGTTCTAGTTGATTGTCGAAATCATTGTCAAAGAAGACGGCATCCGCGATTGATTGTGGGGATGGAATACGGGTTTTCGCACGAAATTCAGGAAGAATATGTTTTTTGATTTCCCAATATTGATTTCTATGATAATCATAGGTAAGACGAGTATACTCTTTTGTATCTAACATATGTTTGAATGTTTTGGTATATTCATTATTGTATAAATCAAGAGAGATAAATGCAAATGAATAGGCATTATTGTTTTCATTTATTTTTTTATGCATATCAATCTTTGTTATATTACCGATTCTTAACTCTTTGAATGTATTGATGACCGTATGTTTCTTGATGGAACCTAAGATTCTTGGAATAAAAATTTCAATGGAGTTCATTTTGTTGTTTTTTGGTTGTTCGTTTGTTCGTTTGTTCGTTTGTTGGTTTGTTTGGATATTGTTGTATTATTAGGAAAAAAGTAAATCAATTTTATCCAGGGAACCTACGGTTCCCCCGGACGCCCCCTCCCTTTTCTCCAGGGAACCTAATCCAGGGAACCTACGGTTCCCCCGGATGCCCCTCCCTTTTCAATGTGGAATTTTATAATATATAACATATATATAAGATAAATATAAATATAAATATAAATGCCCTTGCAACATGGCGGTTTAGCATTAAAAAATACAGTTACAGGGGATACATATGAAGAAAAATATGAAAACGCATTTATGTATATGATAGAAAATGCATCTGAAATAAAATGTATATCCTATGATTCATTATCTGGTTATATATTTATTATATATATAGCCGAAGAAAAAGCCGTATTTTTAAATTTAGATGATAAAAATGAGTTTACAATTCCAGTAACAAACATATTAGTAAAATTTGCATTAATAACACCAGAAAAAATCCGCTATCCAAGCATAATTGTTAAAAGAAAAGAAAAACATACAATGACTATATCAGATTTTGAAGAAGAAAAAAAAATACAATTGGATATTTATAATAAGACACTTGAAAGTAACAATATACCAATATGCCCGTCAATAATTTTTTATAAGATAATCAAACGTACAACAGATTCAGCAATATTACATTTATTTTATAATAAAATAGAAGAAAAAAATGATTTTACAGAAATGAATATAACAAAAAGGGTAATAGAAGAGATTATAAAATACGCACAACAAAAATCAAATTTTGATGTTGGCATAATTGGTATGGAATATGCAAATGGATATATTACATTTAATGATTATTTAGACAAAATAAAAGAAAACCCAAAACATCTACCTCGTATTTATAATTCAAGTGAATGTGGCATCCATTGTAATTGTATTGCCAATATTATTATAAATATAATAAGATTATTTATATCAACTGGAGTAATACATATGGATTTACATGTAAATAATATAATGATAAATATGGATAAACAAAAATCATTATTGATTGATTTCGGTTTTTATAAAAAAATGATAGATATTGGACCATGCAAGGAAGAAATAGATGTAACACCAAATTCTATAATATTCAAGAAAGAAATAAAAAAAGGAAAGTATGGTTCAACAAACACAAACATTATGAGTACAAATGCAATAGTTAAATTTGTGAAATTAAAATTAGGCGAATCTTACGATAATATAAGAGACGAACAACTTTTTATGCAAACATATTTATTTAACATAAACGATGAAACACGAATGAAACACATAATAAAACTATTTTTATTAATTGTTATGTGCGATTTAAATTTAAATAGTATACGATTAGAAAGATCAATTATAATGATGCGCGATTTTCTTGTTTTTTTGGGTTTACAAATTAAAACTATCCAAGGTGGTGTAGATATTATGTCAAGTAAAAATATTAATGATATAGATGACAATGCAAAATCATTAGATAATTGGATATCTGAAAATATTAATTATGATAAAACAAAATTTTTTAAAAAAGTATTCACTGCAGTATTAGAAAAAATAAAAAAAATGTATTGGATTAATGACGATTCTATTTATAGAATTGGATATACTCCAGAAATACATAAAGCCTTAAAAGAGACCAGCAGTGCATTTAGTTTTGGAAAAGGTGGAAGTCAAACCAAATACAAACGAAAAAGGATTTCCAAAATAAAAAAACATAATAAAACCAAGAAAAATGTGTAATTATGTAATATATATTATCTATATAATACATAAATGAATATTATCAAAGAACAAAGAGAAACTATCATGAAAGAAAATAATACCGCCCAAGAAAAATTGCGGCTTATCTTAGATAAATTAAACAAAAACATAAATACATTAGACATAAATATTCCTCTACAAGGCGACATTAACTTCTCTATTTTAAAAGAAGAGGATTTTACGCACATCAAAACAATCATCATAGAAAAAGGTGAAATTACCAATATCACTGGTATACCTGAAGGTCTAACAAAATTAGTCATTCAACAAAATCTATTATTCAATTTGTCCGATTTACCAGGTTCTCTAAGACATTTAGAAATTCCATATAATTATTTATCCGAATTGAATTTCACAGAATTAAAAGAATTAGAGTACCTGAATATTTCACACAATCAATTTGAAGAGATTGAGAACCTACCCAAATCATTAGTAGAATTACATTGTCAAAATAATCATTTCAAAATATTAGACTTTTATGGTCTAGAAAATGTTAAAACATTAAATATTTCCAATAATAAAATAACTGTCATTGAGAACCTACCTGAAAATATAGTGGATTTCAATTACGAAAACAACCCTAGTATTGAATTTCGTAATTCGCCCTCTATTCCTAAAGAAAAACCAGCGGATGAAATAGATATGAAACAACAAATCACTTATAACGAAGCACTGATGACATATTTTCAATTAAAACAACAATATGAAAGTGGCATATTAGAGAAAAAAAAGAAGATGTATACAATGTCAACAAAACCTAAAAAAATAAAAATGCAAGAATTACAATCTCTAAAACCCGCCTGTGTGAATTGCAAAAGACCGGTCGGAACACTATTTAAACGAAAAGACGACCGTTATATAGCAATATGTGGTGATGCGAAACAACCATGTCATTTAAAAATAGAATTATATACGGGAAGTTTTTCGAATAATGAAAAGTTGATGTATCTTTTTAAAGAACATGTAGGAGATTTAAAAGATAAGATTATCCAACAAAAATTAGATACTTTATTTAATTTTGTCAATGAAAAAACCGCAGTAGAAGAATTCAAAAAAGAATTAAATGAATACAATGAAACAAATATGATGTTGAAAGAATTAAGTGATAAATATAATGAGAATTATCATAATCCACAAAAGAAAGAATTGATAAACAAAAAGAGAGAAGTGATATATCGATATATAGAAAACGTCCGTTCTTTATTAAAAGAATATGAAAATAATGAGAACCGCGAATTATTGAGAACCGCCGTCCAATTACAAGTCGAAAAATTAATTCCCGAAACGGAAAATTTGAGACGTTTAACAAGCGAACATATGGAAATGACTACAGATAAAGAATATATCAATCATTATTTATTTAAAAATGAAGTAGCTTTAAGTAAAAATGATTTCACATTTGGAGAACCACAACGTGTTATACATTTTCGTATGAATTAGATTTTTCATTGATACAGAAATTCATATATAATTTTTACAAACTATATATGAAAATGGAAAAAGAGAACTATTTAGCAAGAATTATAATTACTTACACCGTCCCATTGAATGCCATACATATTCGCCCATTTTTGTTTCTGGCAAACGCGCGATAATCCAAGAGAACTCCATGATTTATCATTAAAATCTACATAGGCACTTATACTGTTTCCTGTGATTGAATTGCCTGTAGTGAACCCAAACGTATTGCCATTATTTATGAGTAATGTATTATTGCCGTTATATATGCTGCCAGTATTCATGGATCCTGAATCAGGAACAACGCACGAATTTCCAGTATATTCCCAATAATCAGGGCATTTAGATTCAACGGGTGGAAATACAACTTTACCAGTATGTTTCGTAGTTTGCATTATTATTCCAACATATGTCAATACTAATATTAATAAAATAATTGCGATTGTCAATACTATGCTATAAAAATTCATTATATGATAGAAATATATAATAGAACTATATAAATTTTTGTCATAACAAAATGTTTTTTATTTCCTAAATTTATAGTTTTAGACGGTATTTATTTCTGAATAAAGAATATATAAATTATATTATAATGTCATTGAATCCGGAATATATAAAGAATGAACCAAGTATATTAAATTTAGAAAGATATAATGGACGAGTGAACATCATAGAACCACCATCGCCTAACATACGTTTTCAAATGCAGGAACGTATCGCAGTAAAAAATAAGGCGACTGAATATCGTGAAGCTCTAAGTGGTGTATGGGAAACAAATTTATTGGGACAAGTATTTTTTTCTACAGGTAATATCCAAATATTACAAAACGGCTTACGTGCGGGTGTATATAAAATGTCTGATAATAAAATTGTTGTACCAGAACAAAACATAGACAATTTAAAAGTAATTATGCGAAGTATTTATTTACAATACGCCCAACACAATATAGCGGATATAACAGCCCAAGTTTCTAGATTAAATAAATTAGTATTAGATTACGTAGTGCCAAACGTGTATAATGAAGCGATGGGATATATGAAATATTGCCAAGACCAAAGTTCATTGGTGGTTCCATTGGACTTACCAAGAAATCATGACCGAGACTATAAACAATTGGAATTAAAAAAATGGGTCTAAATCCAGGGAACCTACGGTTCCCTTGGACGAACCCTCCCTTTTCCAGGGAACCTAATCCAGGGAACCTACGGTTCCCTTGGACGAACCCTCCCTTTAATTTTTATCAGTTACTTATCGTCTTGACATAACATTTTACATAATATAACTCCAACGATGCCTATATAAATAACACCAACCGACACTATTGCGAATTCAAGACTATTCATTGTATTTTTTGCTGATTTTTTACTAATAAACATACGAAATATTTTTTATATTCCTTACAAAAAATATTTTATATCAATTATCCTTTGGAGTAGGTATAAATAAAGAATGAAACCCGATATTAAATTCAAATGGAACATTTATAATAATTTTATCATAATTAAACAAATTTACAAAAAGAATACAATTTTCTTTTTTGGAATAAGCAAAAGTTACAATATACGGCATTTTATCAATATATAACAATGCAGGTTCTCCACAAATACAAAGATTATTAAAAATAATTTCTTTGATTACCTTCATTTTATGAAAAATAACAAACCCATTGATAGTTTTATTATGTATATTACGGAAGACAATTTTATCACCGAATTTAATAGGAAAATCCAAATCAAATTTTTCAAGTTCTCGTATTTTGGAAATAGAAACCTCTTTCGTGATTTTATTTATAATAATTTCCCGATAAATACCTTTGATATTCAAATCTGAGAAATCCAATTCCTCATAGAGAGAACCATAGATATGTATTTTCTCCCGAGTCTCTATCATATCCGCATAATGAAACATATAAAAACTATCATTACTGCGGTAAGTTTCTATATGATGCGTGTTTTTATCTAATATATGGATAAAAGTAGGTTGTTTTTTATGTAATAATACAGGTAATGTTTTCTTTAAAATGTTCTCAACATCCATGACTAATGGGGAATCCATAAAAATAATTTTATCTGGAGTACTCCAAAAATCATGGACGACTGGCATATATCGGGTTTTTACGGAATGACTATATAAAGTATTAAATTCCGAATTTAATTTATAAAATATTAATTGGTTTTTGAGAACATCATAATCAACTGTTTCAATGGTATTATTTATATATTTGGAATGTCCTGATATATGTGCTATATTGGGGATCGTTTGTTTTTGAAGCGTCGTAATTTCTTTCTTGGCAAAATTTATGTTTAACAAATACGGCTGGTCTCTTTCATAAAGGGCGTATATTTTATTGCGTACATTCAATAAAGCAGTATTTGCTAAACCCATTATATCTGGCAATAGATGAAATTTATTCAATATTGAGAACACTAATTTTACAAAATTATTATTAGGTATTCGCCCATTCTCTTCTTCATATAATAATTTATCGGTTCTCACAAAATGTTTTATAACCGTTATATTTCCTTTATCAAAAAAAGCACCTTGTATATTACCATCGCCGATAAAGAGGTCAAATAGATTACTCACTGTGCTAATATTTACATCGGGTCCAATAAGCCCATAAAACCCGGTTATTTTATTGACAACTTGTTGTTTTTTGGGCGGCAGTTTATAAGTGATTTGGTGTTTAAATTCTCTGTCCTTTATATTCACTTTATTGCCGAAATTGAAGTTTAAAAAAAAAGGATTGATATATGGCAAATACAGAATGCCGGTAAAAAATAGTATAATGGGGGTCATCATTATACTATTTTTATATTTTTATTTTGTTTTATTCGGGTTATTTATTTGTAAATTCTGTTAGATTTTTGTCACTATTCTTCATCTATCAATACTTTTAACATAGATGAAATGACCTCAAAAATGCTTTGTTTTTTAGTAGGATGTACGAGATTGTCTTTGACATAACGATTATATTTACCTCTTTCTACAATATCTAATAAATCTACGAATTCATCATTCGATGGAGCAACCATGTCACGATAAGTATAGCGTTGTTCTTGCGTAAAATACAATGGAATATATGGGGTATTATTCAATTGCGCGATTAAATGATTGGAAAACCCAATTTCAATAGCGTGACTATTTGATTGCATATTGGTATTGTTTGTTGGTTTGTTTGGATGATTTTAATATAAACATGAAAAAAGTGAATCAATTTTATCCGGGGAACCTACGGTTCCCCCGGACGCCCCCTCCCTTTTATCCAGGGGATATGTCGTTAAAAAATAATTTATTATTATGACAATAAATTATTTTTACCTTTATATAAATACAAAGGTTGTGAGAGTTGGAGGTAAAGGAAGGGGTCGTAGGGGAAACCTTGGTTTCCCTACAAGGGAGGGGGCGTCCGGGGGAACCGTAGGTTCCCTGGATTTTATTTTTTACTTTTCACTGCTTTTTTTGGTTTTTCACCGCCTCCACTTCCTTGTTGGATTTGTTCGCGATGTTTTTTATATTTATCATATTCTGCATCTAATACATCTAATTCATTGGTCCATAATTTCTCCAATGGAGTAGCTTTCAACGCTGCCAATTCCATCTCGGTATTTTCTTTTTCTTTCATAATATTCGCCACATTTTCTTGGGTTACCGAATCCATAGGCATCTTTATCAAATATTTATAATCGCCATCGTATAATGCGAATTTCATACCAGTCAATAATTCAGTCACTTGGACTCCTGTTTTACGTCTTAAATCAATCGTTCCTGCCAATGTTTCTTGGATATATCTGGCACGATTCGATAGTTTCACTAATTTCTTTTCCATATCTTCTACCAAATATGTTTTTCGCTTTTGATAAATTCCCAATCTGACTCCATAGAAATCATCAATAATTTCTTCAATCGTAGTATATTTATGTAATTTGAATTCGGAATTAAACATATGCATATTGGTTGTACTAATTGTCGTAAACAATTTCAATAATTTTTCAACTCCATTACATCCATTTGCATCGACGGATGCTTCTAATTCCTGTATTTTTCCTTTTGGAAATACGACAGTAAAATCCACAGTGACTTCGGTACAAACGGATGTGAAATCTTTAATGCTGGGTGGTATTTTTTTACCCGCTTTATCTAATGTATTACCATCCATGAGTGTTTCTAAGAATGTCGTATATGGCATCGTCCATGTTCCTACTGGTAATTCGGTGATACGGATTTTATCATCACCTACTTTTTCATACAATCCTTTTATCAAATATTTTTGATCGGCTAATTTACGAATGGTACCTTTGAATCCTTCATAATAAGGGATGAATTCACTACCTTCATTGGTTTTACCCAATAATTTGTTTCGTAAATATCCAATAATTTGTTTTGGATTATAGGGAGCAATGTTGCATGAGAAACCAGTACCAATGCCAGAAATACCATTTATCAAAGCGAACGGAATAATCGGCGCATAAAATTCGGGTTCAACGATCGTTCCATCATCATTAATATATTTTAATACCGCGTCATCTGCCTCTGGAAATAAATAACGGGTCAGGGAATTTAACATGGTAAATATATATCTTTCCGACGCACTATCATCGCCTCCTTGTAATCGAGTTCCGAATTGCCCGTTGGGTTCCAATAAATTAATATTGTTTGAGCCGACGAAGTTTTGAGCCATATTTACAATGGCACCATTTAAACTTGCTTCACCATGATGATATGAACTATGTTCGGAAACATACCCTGAAAATTGGGCGACTTTGATTTCACTCGTTAATTTTCTTTTGAATGCGGAATATAAAATTTTACGAAGCGATATTTTTAAACCATCTACCATATTGGGAATAGAACGGGCACAATCATATGTACTAAAATGTATCATTTCATTATTGATAAATTCTTGATAGGTAACCGTTTTCTTCGATGTATCTAAATACGCATCTTTATTATAATTTTCTAACCATTCTTTACGATCATCTGCACGCTTTTTATTGAATATTTTATCAATCGTATCATCACTATTTTGGTCTACATAAACGAAATCTACGATTTTCTTATTGGCAAAATAATCTTTGAATTCTGCTGAAGTAGATGTACCTAACCCTTTAAAATATTTTATCGTCCAACCATTGGTTCCATTGGGTCCAAGACTTTGTTTCCAGGTTTCATATTCACCATCATTGTAAAATAATAATGTTTGGGCTCCTTTTTTCGCACGAAGAATTGGAGTATTCATGAATGATAAGAAACCAGGGATTTTAACCAATGACGCCCATTCACTATGGAATAAATTAATACATAAACCTTTGATATGGCTACCATCCAAATCCTGATCGGTCATATACATAATTTTACCGTATCGTAAATTTTGGTAAACATCGCCAATCGTGCTATATTCTCGTCCACTTTCTAATCCCAAGATTTTTTTGATATCGGTAATCTCTTTATTTTCGGCGATTTTTTTCACCTGTTCGCCTCGGACATTTAATAGCTTTCCTTTCAATGGATAAATACCAATGGTATTGCGGTCCTCACTGGATAATCCAGAAACAATACCAGACATAGCACTTAATCCCTCACAAAGAATTAATATACAATCTTTGGATTGGACTGTTCCACTAAGGTTTGCATCTATAAAATTGGCAATGCCACGAATGTTTTTGGTTTTGCTACCGTCGGTTTTCTTGGCTAATTTATTTTCTTTCGCTTCGGTCAACGAGCAAGCTAAATCCATGACCCCCATTTTAGCGACTTTTTCAATAAACGCATCTGACACCGTACAAGACGAACCGAATTTTGCGGATGGAGTATTCATAAAATCTTTGGTTTGACTATCGAAGGATGGATTTTCAACATCGCATCGTAAGAATAATATTAATTGCTCTTTAATCGCATTGGCATTGACTTTCACTTTCTTTTTCTTTTCAATATAATCGCATAATTTACGAGTGATTTGACCGGTAATATATTCCACATGTTTACCGCCTTTGAACGTACAAATTCCATTGACAAATGACACTTGTATAAATTCATGCGTCGGAGATAAAGCCACTGCATATTCCCAACGGTCATCGGGCATTTCATAAACGCGTTTACTTTCGTCTTTACTACCAATATATAAATCAATATATTGCTGGAAATTTTTCACTGGGATGAGCGAGTTATTATAATGAATCTTGATTTTTTTGATAGAATGGTCGGTAACCGCACCAATATCATAAACGCGTTTTTTCAATAAGGATAACATATCTGATGTTAACCCCTGAATGCCAAGACGCCTATAATCTGGTTTAAAAGTCACTTTGGTATATGGTTTGACTGAAGATTTCGTAATCGTTGGCGGACATATTTCATCCAAATTCTTACGAAATTCTTGGACGTATTTTAATCCACGGACGTGATCTACGGTTTCGACCTTACCATATTCAGACCAAATCAGAACTAATTTGAAACCGAAGCCGTTTTTACCACCGACGATTTTTTTTTCATCTTTATTATAATTGGTGGAAGTACGTAAATGACCGAAAATCATTTCAGGAATCCAAACATCATATTCTGGATGTTTAGCAATATCAATACCATTTCCGTCATTCGTAAGAGTAATAGAGCCATCTTCGGTAATATCAATATCAATATGTGTAACGAATTTTTTTTCTAACATAGTAGATTGAATCATACGGATGACATGGTCGCGACAATTGACAATTCCTTCATCAAATAATTTATATAACCCGGGTATATATTCGATTGTTTTTAGGGCAATTTTTTGTGTAGAATCATCATAAATCCACATATCCGCGTCCACGTTTTCCACTGAACCAATATACGTATCTGGATTATCTAATATATGTTGTTTATCGGTTTTTTTCTGGTATTGCTTGGATAATGATTCATCCGATGTCATACTATTCGATGAGTTTGTTTTTGAGAGAGACATTCTATGATGTAATAAATCGTAGTTATTATATCATTTCGTATTGAAAATAATAAAAATTCAATTTTTTGGTAACAATAAAATAGGAGCCTATTATATAATGTTTAATATTATCAAATATTGTCAAGATAAAAAAAATTGTAATTATGCTGGATATAATAAATTAGTTACATCTACGAATAATCCAAAACTAAGCACCCGTATGCGTTACGCCCAATATGTACGTAATTCATAGTCAATTCACATAAATATTCTATAGATGAATTTTGATAAAATTAATTTATTCGTATATAATATATTTAGTAATGAAAAGACCAGAAAGACAAGCCGATGGATGTTATCATATTAAAGGGAAAAAATACAAGGAATTATTTGGTTCACGCGAACAGGTATGGAATGGAACCGCATATAAAACAGAGGGCAATTTAATTAAAAGTGAATTAATGATGAATAAATGGAGACGTATTGTTTCTGTAAAAAAACATCATACTGCTAAAAAAGAGAAACGTTTAGAGAAATATGGATATTTTGCCAAAAAGGGAAAATTTGGATACGTTAAAAAATCAACCAGAAAAAATAGAAGTTCTAAAAAAAATAATGAAAATTAAAATGTTTAGGTATAATATAGATGACACATACACGTGCCGAAGACGGAACATATCATATTAGAGGTAAACAATTCAACGAATTAGTTGGTTCAAGAGTACAAGTATGGAATAGAACCGCATACAAGACTTCTGGTAATTTAACTAGACGCCATTTAATGCGTAATAAATGGGGACGTATTGTTTCTGCTGCCAAACATAAAACCGCCAAGAAAGAAAAACGATTGGAACAACACGGATATTTTGCCAAGAAGGGTGAATTCGGTGCTGTAAAGAAAGAACAATCCAGAAAAAACCGCAAATAAATTCCAGGGAACCTACGGTTCCCTCGGACGCTCCCTCCCTTTTAGGTGTATAATATAAAATATAGTTTTTCATATAACTATATTTTAGTTTGTAAAAATTACGTTTGTAAAATCATTTTTACGTAAGTATCCAATCCGAATTGATAAATTTAGAATCAACAATATATTCATTCAAATTATCAAAAACATATTTTTCAAAATAGGATTTGCTAACAATTAATTTATTATTCACCGTAGAAAAGAATTTGCAATAATAATTATACGCGTCATAAATAGATATATTCATACCATTTAATGGAGTGGCTGGACGCTCATAATTTTCAATGCCGCCATATTTCACATAATATTTCATGCGAACCGTATTTTTCATATTATCTAATGCGACCTGTATATCTAATTGTTTATCCCATAACGAACAACGTATTTTACATATATATTTATCTTTTTCTATTTCTATATCTGGATAGTAATAGGCAATCAAATCTAAAATTTGTTTATCACTGAGTGAATTTGGAACATCATTTTTCAATTGACACCATTGTTTGAATAGGACAATCAATTCCTCTATTTCAAAATCCATCTCCGTTTCATCCATGGTAACTGTTTCCCCCCAAAATTGTAAAAATTGTTGTATCACGGGTAAATGCTCGCTACATATTCCAACAAAACTATCTAATTCTTCCTTATAATAATTCGATAATTTATCCATCAAAATACCCTTGAGTGTTTGTTGAAACATAATCCCGGGCAATGATTTCGCATATAAAAATTTTCGCCATAAATACTGCATATTTTTCCAAGTAATTTGAGTGGCGCGCATTTTGGCTGCTTGGGTATCTTTATCCAATAAAATCTGGGAATCCATTATATTTTTGATATTATTCGACGCATTTGTAATTTGTAAATATTCCGATATGAATTTAACCACCATATCAACTGGTTGAATATCTTTTAAATAAAACGTACTACTATTTAAATCTGAATCATTACTATATTTTACTACAAAATCGTCGGAATTCGTATAACGTATAGAATAGTGGCATGCTACACAAATCATATCTAATATAGAATTATTCAGAATTGGGATCCAAATATTTTCGCATTTGATTTGTGGATTTATCTTGACTAAACGACAATGGGTATATTCATGATTATCGTGATATTTATATTTAAATGATTGGGAAAGATTCGTATTAATGAGAAATTGACAAATATTATTTATTTCGGTAATAAATGGCTTGGCATTGTTATCTATAAAATGTATGATGTCTTGGTTTTTTTTGAAAATATTATCTCCCAAAATTGTTAAAAAATATTTGGCTTCTGCTTTGTTGGAAAAAATAGTAGGGATTAATTCATTTAACACACGTTGGATAGTCTCCGATTCGGGAATAGATTTTAATAAATTATTTTCTTTGATACGTTTCATGATATGTTTTTTGGTAAGTTGTTTCCAGGACATTAAATTGCCATCACGAGAAATACTGGATAATACATTATGTATGATATCATCTTCATTGATGACTTGGTAATGAATTCCGTCATAAAAAAAGAATTTTTCAGTGGATTGGACGTAAAAATACTGATTGTTCGATAAAAAATTGGTAATAAACATATCTTTTTCTAATTTCATTTCTTCGATGCGGTTCACATTGTTTTCATGAGTGGTTTTTATATTTTCCAGAAATATAGGAAGCTGATTACATATGTAATTATGGGTTCGTTCGGTCATATATTCATCGGTTTCATATTTGGAATATAATTCTCGTATAATACCAAATGCTTGTTCTAATTTATTATTTGTCATTTTTAAATTTATTGTTTAACAAGTAAATCATAGTCTTTTTATATGATTTTATTAATTATATAAAAAATTTAGTATGATATTTTCTAATTATATTATAAATGCCTTTAGTAAATTTTAATCAAAAATCTATCGTTGATGGTTATACAAAAGACGTGAATAGTTTTATAAATAATAATAAAATGCAAAATATACAACCTATGCCCCTTATAGAGAATGTCAATACTATTGATGAAATGGCAAACACCATGAATGCAATAATTACCAAAATAAATGGAATATTATTAAACAATGGTGTATCCGGACATGCTTTAGATTGGGTTAATTTTGAATATTCACATGATATATATGACATTGTATTAACCGAGAGACCAATACTTTGGTTATTAAGGCATCAATTATGTTATCAAATATTATTATTTACCTTTATCATTTTAAAAAATGAATCATTATTTACTTCCATTTTTTCGAAAGAAATAATTAAAGACGGATATAAAATTACAATGAGCGCATTTAAACGCGGTTCAGAGTTTGAAATAGAAAAATTTAAATTAGGCATATGGGGAAGTATAAATGTAACATCAGATATAGATATAGGATTTCAATATTCAGAACCAAAAAACCGTACAGAAGGTATTATATCATATGTATTGAAAGCATTTGAGGATTTGTTTATTTATTTTACTGGTAAAAGTACACTAAAATTTGATATTGAACCATATGGCGATATGATGTATTTTGATATAGATCAACCAAATGGTAAAACTCTCAGTTCATTTTATTGTGATACCACCGATTTTGATAATAATGATTTGATAGAAATGATGCCGGAAATAGGAGCATCTATTATACGTAATTATATTCAATCGCGCATAGATTTATCTATTATAAAAGAAGATATAAGAAGATTTAAAATAAACGAACCTATAAACGAAGGTAATAAAAAACAAGCAATGCAAATTATAAATAATTTTAATTTCGTAAACGAAAATAATAATGCTATACCAGAATTTTCTAATTTATCAAGTATTATAGGGATTGATATTTTTAAACAGAATTCAAGTAACAGCGTATTTCAAATGAAAAATTCTAACTATCCATGGATTGAAGAGTCAAAAAAAATCGCTGCTGATTATTTATTAAATATATATGACTTTACACGAATTAAATATTACAATATAGTAGAAAAAGCTGAAAATATTTTATCAAAAAATATTATTATCTTCAATGGTAGCACATTGAATGCCAATAAGGATACAAAAAAAATACGTAAAGAATTAATGAAAGCAATCGCACTTGCTCTTAATTATAGAGCAGAAAGTCATGTGTCTCCTTCTACAATTATGCATGTAGTTAGAGTTATACAAGGGAAGGAACGTTTAGAAGGTCAAATCTGCGATGCAATGAGCTATCCTAAACCAAAAGCGCAATGTAGTTTGGGACGAATTGGTTATATTATAAGTATGATTGAAAATTTAGGTTTTTTAATGAGATTTAGACTTACTTATTGTTATTCAAGAGATAAGAAAGATAAATGTGATTCGAAAATAAACAAATATTTACCAAGATTTATCTCTGGATTATTGGGATTAAACTCAATACAAATTGAAAAGTATAATAATATATACGGTAAACATCCGTTTAACATTGATATAATTAATAAATTGAACGAAAGCCAAATAAAAGATTATACAGAAATGTATAAAAATGATATAAATCAAGCAACTACTACGGTCCAACAAACAATACCAATTAAGAGTAATGTTGGCGGTACAAATTCTACACATAAGCGAATGAATGTAATGAAAATAAAACGAAAAAATAATAAAACAATTCGAAAACATCTATAAATATGTTGTATTTTTTGATATAAAGTTATATAATTGCTACTATATAACTTTACAGTTACATCGAATAAAAATAAAAAGAAAAGTATCATATGGTAACACATTGGGTTCTCTACAAAGTGAGGGTTCGTCCGAGGGAACCTACGGTTCCCTGGATCAAAGGAAGGGGTCGTAGGGGTAGAATCCCTACCCTTGGTTTCCCTACAAAATTGATTTACTTTTTTCCTAAAACATAGTAGATATCCAAACAAAAAACCAAATAACTTACCAAACAACCAAACAAGAGAATGTCACAAATGAACGAATGCCCTGTATGCTTTGATACTATTGACGAAACCAATAATTGCGTCGTAACTGAATGCGGACATAAATTTCATTGTAGTTGTCTAATGAAAAACGCATCCTTTAATGGGTTTAATTGTCCGTTTTGTCGTACTGTCATGGCTGAAATGCCAGAAGACAGTGATGAAGAAGAAGATGATTATGAAAGGGATGATGACAATTCAGATGATGATGCATCTGAAGATGACGAAGATGGCGAACATCGTCAAAAATACAATATAATCGTAGAAAACTTACATGATTTAGTGAATGAACTATATAACAATGCAGTAGAAGAAGAAGATGCTATGGAAGTAATTGAAATATATAAACGTTCCATATTATTAAATAAATGTTTACAAAACAAAATAGAAAAATATAATGAAAAACGAGAACATGAGTTATTTGCGAATGAAGATACAAATATTCGTATAATAGGAAATATCATAGTAGATAATAATAACAATATTCAGACATTGAATCATCTATTTGAATCTATTGAAGTCATTGATGGAAAACACCATATATTGACAATTCAAAATGAAATCAAAAAATCAAATATATTTCATAACAAACACAATAGAGAACAAGTACTAAAATTAATGAAACATATAACCGTGGATAATAAATCAAAAAATATGGTAGAAGAAGTAACCAAAATAATAGCATATAAAGAAAAAAACGAATAACTATCCAGGGAACCAATCCAGGGAACCTACGGTTCCCTTGGACGAACCCTCCCTTTGTATGGGGAAACCAAGGTAATCCAGGGAACCTACGGTTCCCTTGTACGAACCCTCCCTTGTAGGGAAACTAATGAAAAATAATTTATTATTATCACAATAAATTATTTTTTAATGACCCTCTCTCCCTGGGTAAAAGGGAGGGGGCGTCCGGGGGAACCTACGGTTCCCTGGATTGGTTCCCTGGAAAAGGAAGGGGTCGTAGGGGAAACCTTGGTTTCCCTACTTAGATGGAGACTACACTTTTTTGTTCGGTAGGAGCATGATATTCATTCGTACTATCTACAATGGATGCCTTTAAATATTTGGCGACAATCATATTCGCATTCAAAATTTCTTCGCCATTCATGACGGCAAACCATTGATATTTTGGACGATTCAATATTTCTTCTCTTGGAATATAAACCGCTACGCAATCACTGGATAAATTCAAGAAATTTTCTTCCATTAAATCTTCTAACAAAATGGTTTTGCGATCTTGGGTTTTTACACCAATTCGTTGTCCCATAATCAAATTCATTTGTCCTTTATTGATTGATTCTATGCACCATTGAGAACTAATCCCTAGGAAATCCATTTCACTGGAAAAATGTGGGTTCAGATTGACTTGTTTTAAATATTCAATGAATTCTTTCATTATAGGGTTATTCTTTGGTGCACCCATGATAAAGGTATCGGGAGTAAATAATAATTTTTGCTTTTGTTTCAATACATTGACATTACGATTGATGTTCTCACACACAAATGGTTTATTGCCAGCAATACCTTCCTGATAAAATTGTTTCAAATTCTTTAAACAAATCGTAGAATTTGGAAGAACCATTCCACCATAATAATAAATCAATTGCATCATACCAAGTTCTCTATATTGCGATTTTTTTGGTTCAGCAATATTGGTTAAATCAATATCCCATGAAGGAATTAATTTACTAAATGTATCATCGTCAATGAGACAAATATTAAAATCATTACCACAATGGTTAATGATTGTTTTAATGGTTAAATGTATATAAGGTTGGTTCAAGTCGGTAGTATTTCGGGAATAAAAATCTTTCCATTTACGTGCGTTGATTTCATATTTTGAATGGATCCATAATTTGGGGCGATTGAAACCATATAAAGGCGATTCATTTAATAAATATTGTTTGATTATATCATATTCATCCTTGTTTTGAAATTTTTGGTTGAAACTATTTCCAAAATAACCAGCTACCAATACAACACCAAATAACATTAAATATTGGGTAATTTGATTTGAACTAAACATTATTATATATTATATTATAAAATATATTATATATTTCTATTTTATTTATGCGAATCTATGGAAAAGTAAACTAAATAATCAATATTATATTTGGATTCGTTGTATTTGATTTGTGAAGTAAACATTATATTGTTATTTTTACAAATTTGTCGAATGATAGTAGTAAATGAATTATATGTCATTTTTCTATCTAAATAAAATTGCTTTGATAAATGATAATTCGATTTAATTTTCGCACAAAAATCCTCTTGATAATTGTAGAACAACATTTTACGATATGCGTTCATATCAATTAAATAATATTTATCGGTTTTCAAACAGATTTTCTCTAAAAAATCGTAAAATATTTCATTGGGCACCGATGATTTAAAAATTTGTTTTGTCATTTTTACTAAATAAAAAATACTAGTTTAAAATTTATATATATATTAATTTATGACCGGTCGTTTAATTTCGCTAAACTATAACATTTTCAGAAAAATCAAAAAATTTCTTTTACTAAATTGTTGGTAAACAATGCCAATTCTATGCAATCCTCATGTAAATTATGAAAAATCGTAATATATTTACAAAGGAAAGGAATAATTCTATATTTGGTTTCTTCATCAATGATGTTAGTGATTTTGATAAAATTAAAGAAATAATCTAATATATCAATCACCGAATATCCATAATCATAAATATTATATAATATATCGACAGCTGGTTGTAATTTGCCTTCTTTCAAGTAATTCAAATATAATTCAAATTTACGGAATGAAATATTGGAACAAATGGATTTGCATAATTCTATATCAACCACTTCTCCTAATATATACATTTTTTCCAAATAGTTAATCAAAACCCGAATAGAACCATTCGAAATAAGAAGTAAATAGTCTTTGGAATCATCGTCGATTTGTATATTTTCATTGGCAATTATTTTATTCATTACATTCACTAGGTTCTCATTGGTAGGATTATTTATTTTGATGATTTGTAATCGCGATTGAATACTTTCAATGACTTTTTGGATGTTGGAGCATACCGAAATAAAATGGATATTGTTACTATATTTATCAATATAATTACGAAATACTTGTTGACTTTGTTCGTTGATATTATCTATATCGTCGATAATGACTAATTTCTTTTTGCCATAGATACTACTATGTGATTGACAAAATGTTTTCATTTCATTACGAAAGTATTGAATGCCTTGTTCTTTGATATTGTTTATAAATAATATATTGTTCTCCGGCATGGAATCCGTTTTTTTTAATCCATAATATTCACGGATTAATGCATATAATAAACTCGTTTTTCCAATACTGGAATTACCCACGAATAAAATATTTAATTTATCTATTTCCAAAAACAATTTTAATACGGATACTAATTTGGTATCTAAACAAAAATCATCAATATAATAGGGTTTGTATTTTTGGATAAATGTAGTATTCACTTCGGTGCTTTTGATAACGACTTTTTTAGGCGTATCTATGATTTCTTGGAATTGATTGCCATTGAAACTGACAATTTTATTCGTAGTTTGTAATGTATTTTGTAAAAATGTTGTCATGGAATTATATAGGCTATAGGATTTTCTTTTTACGCTCTTTCTAAAGTAATTAAATTTATGGAAAAACAATATAATAATAATATTTCGTTATTATTATATTTATTTGAATGAAAACGCATTATGAAATATTAGGTGTATCCCCTGATGCGAATGAAACTGATATAAAAAAGGCATATCGTGCTTTATCTCTGAAATATCATCCTGACCGTAATTCAGAAGAAGGAGCTACGCAGATTTTTCAATCAATCAATGAAGCATATGAAATACTAAGTGATGCGGAACGCCGACAAAACTATGATATGGAATTAAAATTTGGAAAAAATATGGGTCCACCAGGTAATCCATTCGGCGGCGGAGGAATGGAAGAATTCCATGATATAAATAATATATTCAATATGATGTTTAATGGAATGGGTGTTGGTGGAATTCATAGAATGGGGAGTATGGGAGGTGGTATGAACGGAATGCCGGAAATAAGAGTGTTTCGTAGTGGTCCCGGTGGGTTTCATGCGGAATTTTCAACCAATTTTCGCCAAGAACCACCATCGCCTATTTTAAAAGTCGTGAATATAACGTTAGAACAATGTTTCCATGGTGTTTCTTTACCCATAGAAATAGAGCGATGGACGATTATGAATAATATGAAAGTAAACGAAGTTGAAACATTAAATATAACAATACCATCAGGCATGAGTGATGAAGATACCTTAGTATTAAAAGGTCGAGGTAATATAGTGAATGAAAATTTAAAGGGCGACGTACATTTAAAAATAAATATTTTGAATGATACGCCATTTGTTAGAAAAGGATTGGATTTATATTTTTCAAAGAATTTGAGCTTAAAAGATGCTTTATGTGGATTTTCTTTTGAAATAAATCATTTGAATGGTAAACGATTATCATTGAATAATACGAATCATCCAACAGTTATCAAACCCGGATTTAAACGGGTGGTTAGTAACTTAGGATTAACTCGTGAAAATATTACTGGAAATTTGATTATTGAATTTGATGTGGAATTTCCAGAACAGTTGACAGCAGAACAGATCGAGAAACTCAAGGAAATATTATAATCTACAGCAAAAATCTACGATTGTAGATATAAAATTGATTTCACCAAAAAACGCAATGCGCCTTTTCATTTTTATATGATTTACTGCAGTGTACGGATTCATATTATTATATTTTATTAAATAACATGCTACGACCGCACACGACCGTTGTTGTCCCGCCTGACAATGTACTAATACTCTTTTATTATTATTTATAGTTGTATTTATTTTTTCCAATACATCTGTATGGTCCAACAATTGTAAAAGTTTATTAGACTCATCAGGGTCATCGCGGATAGGTATTCGTATTGTTTTATTTGGATGTTGTATGAATATATCAGGAGTACAATTGACAATCAAATCAAAATTATCACTATGACTCAATGATGCGGCACTACCAATAAATAAATGTTCTATAATTTCATTATATGATGTTTCACACATTATATATTATATACTTATAATATATAATTACAAAATTACAATTCTAACGTATACCACCCCAACAATCGAAACAATTCATTAGATTCCTACACCCCTCTCTCGAAATTTACCAAATTCTCCCTTAACAAAAAGAAACAATCATAATATTAACCCATAAAAGGGAGGGGGTCTTAGGGGGAACCGTAGGTTCCCCTAATTAGGAGCTAATGCGTTTGGTTGGAATTTCTACATCTACAATGTAGATAGAATTTTCAGTCATAATGATATATTCCTTTCCTACTTTATAAATTTTGGCAATAGGACTGGTATATTCTTCTTCACTTTTTACTAATAATTTCTCTTGATTCTCTTTTACACCAATCAATACGGATTTGGAAAGAGAACTCGTCCAATAATCCATCATAATTGGCTTGTCTTCTACAATAGATAGTTTAGCGGCATGTGCTAATGTTGTATTTTCTGGTAATCTATAACTTGGTTGTGCGGGTGCTGAATTTGCTGAACTACTAGCAGTTTGTTCTGGTGCTTTACTCATTTATATGATATAAATTATATTAAATATCTGGAATTTTACTTTAAATCGATTTCAAAATAAATTATTTATTATAAAATACGATAAAAATAGTTGTTTTCCTAAATGTTCCGGAATACAACAAAAATAACGAATCCTTTGCAATGAAATTATTAGTAAAAATTTTAATATATATACGGTATATACAAGATGAGTAGTTTTGAAGATCGTAGAGCGAGTTACATAAGCCTTAACAAAAATCATAAAGACACCATTAGTTTAATGTTAAAAGCATATATGAATGAAGAATTACCAAACGATAAATTGCAACAGTTATATGATGAATATTCAATCAATAAAAACAATCATAAAGATACTGATTTTAATTTAATATCGTTAATACGTTTATTATATTTATCCCGAACCAATCATATGCAACATGAGGATATATATTTGAAATACAAAGATTTATTAAAAAATGAGAAATTTTGGCTATCTAAAAACGAACAATACCAATGTTATTGGAGTGAGAACCATATGATTTGTTATTTATCGTCATGGCATTTATGGAATCAATTTAATAATATTACTGACGACCGTTGTGACCTATTATTGAAAACTTATTTAACAATCAAAACGAAATATTATTTTTACGAGTTTTTTTCACAGGTCTATAACATGTATACTCTAAGCGCATTATTAAATATATATGATTTCACCTCCAATGAAACGATAAAAGAATTAGCAAAAAACTGTATATTAATATTATTACAACAATTTTCAGAAGTTATTAGCCAAAACGGTACGATGTTTTGTTCGGCAGGGCGAACTTATAATAGATATAAAGTGACATCTGATGGAAATAATTGTAATAAATTAATGCATTTATTAACCGGACTTTCTAATGAAAATACCATCAGTACTATCGGCACATTTTTTGCTACTACGACATTCAACCCTATGATGAATTATATAACTCCATATCATAAAAATTATGAGAAAACTTATATTATTAGTCATGGGGATAATGAATTTAAGAAAATCTATAACAATTTATCTTTTGTAGATAGAACTTTATTTCAATGGAGTGCGGGTAATTATTTCAATCCAGAAAATGTAGATGATACTGTAAAACTCATTAATGACTATAATTTATGGGGACACGCCCATTTTAAATTAGAACCGTATAAAACGATTTTAAGTATTATACCAAAAGATGTTATTGTATCTTCATGTAATACATTCAAAGCACTTACAGACGGATCCAAACTATGTGATATAAACTATCATATATATAATCATAATTTTATTACATTGACCTCGGTTGAAAATTATAATAGAGGAAAAATGGGCGCACAACAATTTCCATGGGTTGCCAATATTGGAGGCGTATCCGTTTTCACTCAATCCGGTAAAATATCAACATTAGGCGATTTACATGAAGTCATTGGCAATAGTAATTTACCTTGTATAAAACAAGTCAAAAATGTATTAATGGCAATGTATAATCCATATGATATTTTGAAAAATACGACTTCCCAAACGAATTTAGATATGACGGTATATTTAAATTGGCAGGGTTTTGATAATGAAATACGTGCGGTAAATAAATCATGGTATTTTGGTGAAAAAGTGAATGATGGGTTTTCTTCCTATATTGCAGTGTATGCTAGTAATGGCGTGAAAGAAGATGCAAGTGGAAATATATATAACTCCAAAGATATGCAAGGATGGTTGGCAATAACAGGCGATGAAAACGATTATAAAAATTTAACCGCGTTTAAAAATGAAGTCATTTCAAATACAAATATATCATTTAAGGAAATGAAGCCAAAAAATTTATTGAATGTGATAATATGTTCGGATGCGTATTATTACGGTAAAGTAAAATTCGGCGATATATCTTTTGATATGAAATGGTAAATTATTCTTCTATTTTTATAATAAAATACAATAAAAAATATTTGTATAATATAAAAGCGTCCATGTCAAATACAAAATATTTTAAGAGTAGAATAATATTGAAATACGCGTTAATTATTAAAGAGTATTTTGATCTTATGAACCAGAATGAAACACTTAAAAATATAAACAATCCGAATCCTAGTTTGTATATTGGCATGAACGCGATTCATCGGGTATTTGAATATATATTAATCAAAAATAAAAATATAGACCAAGCATATTACTATTCACAAAAATGCTATTACTATTATTTAGAGTATATGGAACAAATTTTTAAATCTGATTTGTTACAGAATTTGAATCATATTGATGCAGTTTTATTTGTCTATAAGAAAACTATTTTTGATAGTGAGAACAATTCCACCACTACGATTTCAAACATCATGACGTTGAATACCGAAGATTTTGCGATTGATGAGAAAGATTTAAGACAATTGTTCCAAAATATTTCCAATTTTACCAAAACATTATTCTTTTGGAGTAATAATGATATTACTTTTGAGAACCGCGTAAAATTATGCGACAACTTTTTACATAGATATTTACATCGTATTGATTCATTAGATTTAACCAATTCATATTTAGAGATAATACAACAAAAAATCACTATGGATTTCAACAAATATGAAGATTTATTGAATGAGATGTTAGAACGCATTGAAAAAACCAAAAAAATGAGCGTCATGAGTGAAAATGATAAGAATGAATATTTTTTAATGAAATTCTATGTAGAACAAGATACGTTCCAAGAGAAGTTCCATGAAGATAGTACGAAAAATTTAGTAAAATGGCTTTTTGTATAGGCTTACCCGATGAAAAAATTACATTTATTTACATAATATAAATGTAATTTAAGCACATTTTATAACAGTTTGGCTATAATAATGTTGCGAAACAAAGATTTCTTTTTTTCTTAATTTTGTTTTCTTTTCTTTGGCGGGTGGTTCATCATTCACAATATTAATTAACGGGTATTCATTATATAATACTTCTTTGATAAAATCATAAATAAACATCAATATTTTTTCATTACAATTGCCAACGATGAGACAACTTCCTGTACGAAATATCATAAACGATACTTCAGTATATTTGACATTATCATCTAATTCGTTCATTTTCATGGTTCGATCAGTTAAACTCACATTTCCAGTTTGTAGATTTTTATCAAAGCCCAATTCATTATTGAAATAATACTTACATTTTACGCCGGGATAACTACATGGGTCATACGCACTTTCAATACGGTATTTCTCACTTCTTAAAATGCTATGTAATTTTTCGCGATTAATATAAAACCCACAATTGAAATTAGAATTGATTAATACATTATCTTCCGTATTATTATCCAAAAATTCCAAAGGTGTTTCTAAATGCGGTTGTATATATTGTATTATCATTGATTTTACTATATCCAACAATTGTGTATTTAATATGCCCGGTATTTCCAATTTTCCTGTATTAAATACTTTTACATGTATTTCGCGAAATTCATTCATATATTCAAACCTGAATATCATGGCAAAACAATTATAGAACGCATTCTTTATTTTTCCACGATAATTCATGATGTCTTTTTTGGATAATCCGACGGTTATTTTTCGTTCATCTTTAAATTTGATACGTCGTGCGGTTGGATTGTCTATTTGTTTTATAATATTTTCCACATAATATTTGATACCTTCCAATTTAGACTGGTATTCTTCAAATTCTTCTTTATTTTTGGATACGATTTTCATTTGTTTTTTTACTATCCCTTCTTTCGGTGCCCAATAATCTATAATTGGAATTTTCCAGAATATATTATGGATATCAATTTCTTGATTTAAAAAGAGGACCTTTGTTTTGGTGGATATGTATAAATCATCACAAACCGGACGTGAAACTAAACTAATATTATTATCAACACAATTACCTACGCTGTCATTTGTGTTGATATGTTTGGTATTATTTGGTTTAACTGTTTTATTATTATGTTGCATATTTATGAAATTTTCCCATTCATCATCTACTGATGTCATTTGGTTATAAAAGTACTCCTGTAATTATTAGTTAACTATATTTTTCTTTATATTCATTTCAATTTTATATTTTTCTTTATATTCGTTTTCCCATTTATCTATTTGCCGCGATTATAATATTCTTTCAAATGATAAGAGAAATAGATTAAAATATGTTCTATATTTTTTTCAGAGGATTGTATGATATTTTCCACGACATTTAAGAAATCACTCGTTACGATTTCCGGTTTATTGCGAATGACATAGTTGAAATAAGTATTAATAATGGTTTTTTTATCTGTATTGTATTGTATGCTGATTTCATGTATATAAAGTATTATTTTCACTGAGTTATCCATTTCATTATCTAATAATTCATGTATATGTTCTAATATATTATTATTAATAATATTATCATCCCATTCTTTTACATTTTGATTTAATTGTATAAAATTTATCATACTGCGAATATCCGAATTATAATTATTTTGTATACTTTCAATCACTGCATCGGATAATTCTAAATTTTCACGCATGGTTATGTTCTTAATGAATTTGTATATGTCCATTTTCGGTAATTGATTAAAACGAATACATATAAATTCGTTCTTTAATGATTCTTCAATTTTACTGATATAATTACAGATCAAACAAAAATGTACGTTATAACAAGTGGATTGTAATAGATATTTCAATGCTTGTTGGGCGTTTTTCGTCATATAATCTACTTCGTCCAAAATAACGAATTTCAATCCTTTATCAAAAAAATTCTTGGATTTTACAAATTGATATATCTGATTGCGTATGATATCAATGCCCCTTTCGTCAGAGGCATTCAAATGTATCACCGAACTTTTGTTTATTTGTCCGTATTTCTTTTGATAATTATTTATCAAATTAATAATCGTAGTTGTCTTTCCAGTTCCGGGTGGTCCATAAAATAATAAATTAGGAAAATAATTTTTTTCAATAATATTATTGAAAATATTGCGATTAATCGGCGATAATACAATATCATCAAATTCAGTGGGTCTATATTTCTCTACCCAGGGTATACTTTCCTTATTTGTGTTTACTCCTAACATATTGGATTTTGGTATATTAGAATATATAGAATTGACCTTTTATATTTTTCATTATATAAAATATAAAAAATTGGGCTTCTAAGTTTTTCATTATTTTTTAATATTGATTCTATTTGACTTCGTTGACTTCTTTTGTTTCTTTGATTTCGTTGACTTCTTTGATTTACTTTTTTTTCCACCTTTTGGCTTTTCATTATTTTGTTTCTTCGTAATGATCAACATAGGAGCATCTATTATATGCTCTAATCTAGTTGCATAAGGTATTTTATGTATATCCATTTCCGCCATGCAATATGGTATTGTGTCCTCCTTTACAAAGTTACAATTAACATCTGGAAAATATGTATGAATAAATTGTCTTACCAAACCTTTATTTCGTTCGGGTAATGATGTCATTATCATTCCATCTGGTTTTAATGCAGACAATGATGATGTTAGTATAGGGTTGAAATTATCAACATCAATTTCTATTTTGTTTTTGTTTAGTTTATATAACGGACAAAATTGATACCAAATTATATCAAAAGAGTTTTTTGGTATGTCTTCCCACCCTTTATATTGATATTTGCTGTTGGACTTACAATAGTCAGATACTTCAACATAATATAATTCTATATCAGGTGGATTTATTATTGTATTTTTTCCAAATGGATTTTTAATAAAAGCTAATTTATCACTATAAATACTTATCTCATCTTCACCTGTATCTTCATTTTTATATGACATGATTACAGGTTTTTCGCAATGACAAGCAACTAATACCTTCATAATATATCTCTAAAGTACTATACTATATCACTATAAAAATGGCTCAGTATATATTTTTCATTATGTTAAATATAAAAAATTGATTTAGAAGTATTTATTATAACGATAAGAAACAAATGAACGAAACCATGTCTAAAATGATACAAACGCCCCACCTTGAAGAAGGTTACTTGGAATTAATATTAGGACCTATGTTCTCCGGTAAAACTACCCAAATTATACAAATTCATAATAATTATTCTTATATCGGAAAAAAAGTAGTTGTCATTAATTTTTCCGAAGACAAACGATATCACGACACCATGCTTTCTACCCATGACCGTAAAATGATACCATGTATATTATCCGATGATTTAGTGGATAATTGGTCTAATACATTGAACCCACATTATCGTGACCTCAACGAAGCCGATGTCATATTGATAAACGAAGGACAATTTTTCAAAGGGCTAAAAGACGTAGTATTAGATATGATAGAAAAACAGGGTAAAATTGTTTATATATGTGGGTTAGACGGTGATTTTAAAAGACAAAAATTCGGCGAGTTATTGGATTTAATACCCTATTGTGATAAAGTAACGAAACTGACTTCATTATGCTCGGTTTGTCGTAATGGGAAGAAAGGATTGTTTTCGTGTAGAGTAACCAAAGAAACCGCCCAAGTAGTCATTGGTTCCGATAATTATAAACCATTATGTAGGTCATGTTATTTACATAATACAAAGGAGTAGATACATTTATTTGGAACTATTTTTTTTGTTGAAAATCAAAAAAAATAGTTAGGTCCTACCGAGATTTGAACTCGGGTTATCAGATTCAAAGTCTGGTGTGCTAACCACTACACTATAAGACCATTGCCGAATTCCGAATATTATTTTTTATTATAAATCAGTTGATATAATTTGGACGAATGGGGGCGAAGGGATACATACTATCATTCAGAAAAACACTTTTCAAAAACAATATAAAAGAAAATGACGATAAAATACAATAAAAACCATGACTGATATGAATGTAGCAGCGATAGTGCCTAAAAAGAGAGGTAGAAAGAAGAAGGTCATTGAACCAAGTAGTTCTACCGCATCTCTTCAATCTTTAAATAATATTACGATTAGTATTGAAGAAAATGTAAGTGAACCCCAATTACCAAAAAAAAGAGGTAGAAAACCAAAAGGCGGTAAATTAATTACCAAAAAACAGGAAAACACAATATCATCATTACCTGTAACCAATATCATTTTACATTTAAAATGTTCCATGCAAGATTTAAACAATCATAATATAGCCATTAGCCAAATCGTCAAAGACCCCATGTCTTATAATCCCGAAATTCCACCTAGTATTTTAACCTACAATAATTCGGAAACATTTACTCCTTATATTAATTCAACAAATAGCGAAAGTGTTGATACTAAAAAACAATCCGATTTTGCTTATGTGGAATTTGAAGCAAACAAATTAAAACCAGAAACCAAATTATGTCAGTCATGTAATATGAAATTAACTGATGAATTATTAAACGAACCAACCGAAGACGAATTAGATTTAATTAATATAAAAGATGTAAATTCAAAATTGAAGAAATTAAAAATACAATTATATAAAAATAATAATCCTGATAAAAAATCCGCATGTTTTTGGTGTACTTATGAATACGACAATCCGTCTTGTTATATTCCAAAATATGAAAATGATATGCAAATTTTTGGGTATGGCTCATTCTGTCGTCCAGAATGTGCGGTAGCTTATTTAATGAAGGAAAATATAGATGATTCAACGAAGTTTGAAAGATACCATTTATTAAATCAGATATATAGTAAAGTCTATGATTATAAGAAGAACATAAAACCGGCTCCAAATCCATACTTTTTATTAGATAAATTTTATGGCAATTTGAGTATCCAAGAATACAGAAAATTATTGAAGACGGAACATATGTTGTTAGTCATAGATAAGCCAATGACCCGTATTTTACCGGAATTACACGAAGACAATGATGATTTTATCATGAATATATATGGGGGGAACGCGCCACAAAATACTTCCGGGGTGTATAAAGTGAAGCGTGAGAGCGAAAAACAAAAGGGTCCTAGTAAAAAAAGTATCATGAAAGATAAATTCGGGTTATCGAATTAAAGAAATTATACATTTGTCATATTATTTATTAATTTGATTAAATTGTATATCGCAGTTATAATTGTCACCTTTGGTTGATTTGTTTGTATTGAACTAATAATATTATATAGCGCTACTATTATTATTTTCTTGTTGTTTTCGGTTGGTGTTGGAGTAGGTGTGGGTGTTGGGGTAGGTGTGGGTGTTGGGGTAGGTGTGGGTGTTGGGGTAGGCGTTGGAGTAGGTGTAGGTATAATTTGTCCTACTGGCGGCAAAACATTTTCTTTAAATTGACCTATATAATTACCAGGAGGAGATGTATTCAATACAATATCCACACTACTTGTACTATTATCCATAGAAATACCTATTCCATAATTGGTACTGGCTACCCAAACCAAACAGGTAAAATGTCCGGTGGCTTGTGAAAACCCTGGATTCGCAAAATCGTATAATTTATATTCATTATACCAACCATCTACTGCTTTTTTTAATAATGTCATTACGTTTGTTCCGTAACCTTGGTAATATGCTAAGTTCTCGCCATAGGATTGATTACCGCTATGTTTAAATACATTATTGGTTACCAAATAATTGGACCAATCCTGTGCTACTTTATAAATTCCACTATCCCATGCTAAGGGGGGAGCTTGATGTTTGCTTCTATATGAATTAATATAATTCGTTATTTCGGTAATTTGGTCGGGAGTTAATGTTGGTTGTACGATAGACATACTTATAACTACTATGTATATATTATTTTTCTAAATAATATATATTTGTACTGCATAACGAATCACAATTGTATTTTTTGTAATTACAAATTCAGTGAACGTATTATCCAGAAATCCAATTATTCACGAAAAACCATATAAAAGTAACCATGTAAAAATATATTATGGACGTCAAACAACAGTATGTGGTATCGTGTCAATTAATGGGTGGATTAGGAAACCAATTGTTTCAAATTTTTGCAACGATTGCTTATGGAATAAGAAATAGACGAAAATTTATATTTCCTTATTCTGAAACGTTAAATATTGGCATTTCACGTAATACATATTGGGATAGTTTTTTAAACATGTTAAAACCGATTACTACGTTTAATGAAAAACATGGTTTCACAAATAATGATTTCATGCAATTTCAACGTTTAAGAGAGTTTGCCTTTCATTATCATTTTATTCCCAATTTACAAGAAAACTTGCTTTTGTTAACTGGATATTACCAAAGTTATAAATATTTTGAAAATGAGAAAAATACTATATTTTCTATCATTCGATTGGAACACCAACAATCTGCTATAAAAAATGAAATAGATGTTTTAAATGATGAAGACCATAAAATTAGTATGCATTTCCGTTTGGGCGATTATAAAAATATACAACATATGCACCCATTAATGAAATATGAATATTATGAGAATGCCATCGAACAAATATTGGAAATACGAGGCGATAAAAAAATAAAAGTATTATATTTTTGCGAAAAAATAGATAATGAGGAAGTAAACGCACATATTTTAAAATTAAAAGAAAAATTCCCTTTTCTTTACTTTATTAAAATCGATGATGATTTACCAGATTGGAAACAAATGTTAGTGATGAGTTGTTGCCATGATAATATTATAGCCAATAGTACATTTAGTTGGTGGGGAGCATATTTCAATCAAAATATCGATAAAATAGTATGTTTTCCGAGTCTATGGTTTGGACCCGCATTAAAACATGATGTGAGTGATTTATTCCCAATTACATGGATTAAAATTGATACAGAATAAAAATTTGTAAAAAATTGAAATCATTGTGTCTTTACTATTTTATGATAAACAATATAACAGTATCTCTTTAATAAGTAAACAACATGGCTCAACCAATAGACCATCAATATAAATTATATTATGATATGATTATGTCATTACCCATTGTAAAATCGTTATTGAAAAAGAATGAGAAATTAGAAAAAAAATACAAAAAATTAAAAATCAAAAATAAAGCCTTACAAACCATTTTATATGATTTATCTTATGTAAAATCACCTTCTAGTAAAATAAGAAAAATCGGTAAATTACGTAAAAATTGTGGTGAATTATTAAATAATAATATAGTAGTCGAAGATGGTTCCTCAAGCGATGTTATATATATTGGCAAAAATATAAACAAAAAAGAAAACATCGTTTATGATTTAGTAGATGATGTTGAAAATGAATTAAATGAAGGATTTGATGAGGATGATGAAGAAGCTATTGAAATCATTACGACTTTAAAAAATGAATTAAAAACAACCGATACAAAACACGCAATCAAAACTGAAAACACAAATGAAACGGAGGAGGAGGAGGAAGAAACAGCCCAAATAGAAGAAGAAGTGGAAGAAGAAGTGGAAGAAGAAGTTGAAGAAGTGGAAGAGGAAGTGGAAGAAGAAGAAGTTGAAGAAGAAGAAGTGGAAGAAGAGGAAGTGGAAGAAGAAGAAGAGGAAGAAACAGCCCAAACAGAAGAAGAAGAGGAAGAAACAGCCCAAACAGAAGAAGAAGAAGAAGAGGAAGAAGAAACAGACGAAAGGGAGGGGGCGTCCGGGGGAACCGTAGGTTCCCCGGAACCGGAGGAGGAGATGGAAGTCGAAGAAGTCATTGTAAATGGAAAAAAATATTATACAACAAATGTTAAAAACGGTATTATATATGAAGTTCTACCAGATGATGACATTGGACCTGAAATCGGTTCGTTTAAAGATGGAAAAGCCAAATTTTATAAAAAATAAAAATATAATTTTGTAAATGATACGCACAAAATTATATATTTTTTTTTGTATTTCGTTTTTTATGAAATTTCTTATTACGACTTTTTCTACGCTGATAAATACCACCATTCAACCGTTTGTTATCCATATCTTTCTTATCAAATTCTTTATTCCAATCTTTATTCCAATCTTTCTTATCATCATTGTATTCGTTTTTCTTGATATTTGGAAGAATCTTTTTTTCTTTTGTTTGTATTGTTTTTATTTCTTTATTGGTAATTGAATAGATATATTTACTGTTTTTCAAAAAGTTATAATCATCATTGTTATTCTTATAATAAAATTTATTTAAAATAAAATTACTTAAATTGTTCGACATATAAGGACATTGAATCGTTGAATAATTTTCATTATTTATTTTACCCTCTATAAAATCCATCATAACATCTATTTTAATTATTTTCAAAAATTTTTTATTCTGTTCTACTATCTTTCTTGTATCAAATGCTATAATTTTTTTAAAATTTTCGTCTATATGATTTTCGATTATATTATCCATATTATCGTAAAATGTTTTTACTTGTTTCTTTTCTAGAATTGCGTCTTTAATAGATGTTCCATCTTTAATAGGTTTGGCGGGTTTGAAATTGAATACACCATCTATTAACTCTTGTAAATCCTTATTAATTGTTTTGTTATCAATATAATACTGAATGATATAATAGAATTGCGCGTAATTTAAATAATTTTCATTCAGTTTGCCAGTATTGTCTTTAATCTCTTGCATAAAAAAAGGGTTGGGGGGTGTTATACCCTTATCTCCAAAATTAAGGCGATTACCCATTTTTAATTTGTTTTTTTCAAGTTCATTACGATTTGTTACAAATGTTTGTGTTTGAATTAAGTCATAATTTACTGCATCATTCACTGCATAATCATTGATCCAATTTTTAAATTTTCTATAACTTATCATCAAATTATTATAATTAGGATTATTCATAAAGTCATTCAACCATACAATTTTTTTAACAGTATATTCTTTACCTATATTCAAAACAGTATATTTTTGTCGACTTATGTTTACTGTTTTTTTTAATGTTTCAACTATATTATTCAAATCAAATTCTTCACTTAATTTATTCCTATTTTCTATATATTCAAACGAATTATAATATCCTTCGGATGTTTTTAAAAATAACGGAAATAATGCTCGCAATAATACATCAATGTTATGATATATAATTTCATTTGGGTTTTCATCTGATAATGTTGCATAATTTTCTAATTTTTTAACAAATGTATTGTATGAAAAGAAAAATTTATAAATATAATCATAATTTTTATATATAATAGATGATTTTAATTTATATTTTGAACTTATAAACGGATAATTACTCAAATTTGAATTTGAATTAAACCCAATAGATGATGCTGTTTCTGATTCATTTATTTTATTGTCGGTTTCTTTATCTAATACAATCATATTCCTTGTAAATTCCTTATTTTGAATCGTATGCTCTCCTTCTGGTATATTTGTAAATAAATTTATTTGCACGACCATTATATGTTTGTCATTTTCTTTATTTTTATTTTCTTCTGTTGTTGTATCTGTCTTAGCTACGGCACTTTCACTTTCCATTTTATATATTATATTTTATCTATAATATACAAAGACTTTATTTACGACAAATAATTTTTATAATTTTCAGCATTGGATATTGTATACTCTTTCAAATCTGTATCTTTGTTTTTCTTTTTAGCTTTTTCTAAAACTTCTTTGGCTTTCGCGATTTCTTCATCGGTAACATCCGCATTTTCTAACAATTCTATATGATATTCCTTAAATGATTCTGGTAAACAACAAAACGCACTATTTTCATTAAATAAATATTCAAAACATATCGTAAATATCAATGTAATAAATAAAGCCACATATATTTCACGTGTACCCATCCATGCGATTGCAAATACTAATATTTGTTTACTAAATGTATGTTTTAAATACGATTCCATGGATTTACTTAATTTGATATTGACAAATCGGGAAGATATATTTAAAATGATTATCATTAACCCTGCAAATATTTTACTATTATTCAGCACATGTACTTGGTTATTCAAATAACTAAATATATTGTCTGGTTCTCTCTTTGGCATATAATTATATTGTTATGATATTTTATTTTTATCATAATTTTTGTTATTTACGGAACTGTACTAATGGGTTTCATTTTTTCCTCTATATGTAATTTATTCGCAATGATTGAAAAATCACAGGTTGCCGAGCAAGGATTACATTTGCCCGCCGTAAATTGAATTTCGGGAAATACATGTTGGACCATTTCAGAACGAACCGCCACATCTTTGTATTTTAAAACATCACGGTCACAAAAACGGTCGGTAAAATGTTTTTTTAATACCGAGTTTGCATGATTTTTTGGAGTGGGGGTGGCGCATTCGGTTTTGTATAAACTACTATAATCCGCATATCTGACGGGTGATGTTTCTAAAACCTTTTGAGGTTGCACTTTATTTTCATCAAAATGGGAAAAAGACAAATTTTCAAAAAACTCTTTCTGGTCGTCGAATGCATAGAGTTGATAATATAAAACAATTAACATACATGATAATAACCCTAAATATTTATTGATAGAACTATAAAAAAGGATGATGGCTACTGCTATAAACCGTCCAATACTCATATTACTAAATTGTATAATAACGTCTGGATTCGAGACAATTAAAAATAATAATATGATTGGTATAAATTGGGAAAAAGTATATTTCATTGTACTAAAATAGTATTAGACTTTAATTTTTACCCCTTTCGTAAATTGTTTAGCATATTTTTATACATTTTTTACAATACGATATAAAAATTATTATCTATTCATTTTTTAAGTATTATAAATAAAAAATATGTCATTGGTAACAACCGCATCTTTATGGACGAATGACGATAACCAAAAAAAACGGACACCTACTATGAGACGAACTATAAAATTAAAACCTACGATTCCAACCATAGGAGAACCCGACGATTATGTTTCACAAAGCGAAAATTACCAGAATTTAGATAATAATTCTAATTTAGAAGAAACCCAGAGACATATGGAAAATCGTAATAGTCGCGTCAATGATTTATTAAACAAAATTACAGCAGCTGATAACGAAAACGATAAAATGGGTTCTTTTACTCCTCTTCCGAATCCGAATATCAATATTAAAAAGGATATGACGGATAATACCGATACTAAAATTTATGTTCCGCCTACTGTGACTTATTCCGCGGCGGCAAATGCAATGAAGGAATCGCCATATATGGCAAATGGAAGTGCAAGTGCAGTGTATAGTAATTATGCGAATAGTTATCAACCACCCAGCGGGGTCGTCAGCCAACCTTATTATGCCAAAATGGGGTTAAAAATGGGGGACGATAAAATCATGGAAAAAATCAATTATATGATACATTTGTTAGAAGAACAACAGAATGAGAAAACGAATAATATTACTGAGGAATTTATTTTATATACATTTTTAGGCGTCTTTATTATTTTTGTGGTAGATTCATTTTCTCGTTCCGGAAAATATAGTAGATAATATAAGTATATTTTGAAAATATACTTATATGAGAGAACACACTAAAAAAATTTGGGAATATACTTGAAATACAATATCGTCTTATGAAAAAAGGTCGGTATATTTTTACTTATCTTATGTAAAGGCATTTTTGGGTGTTGAGTTACGCTATTGGGCGATGTTTCAAAATAACGAAAACGGTTTTTGTCATCCACATAACATTGATAATATATATAATTCACATCATAGCTTTCTTGGAAATCATCCAAATCGCAACTCTCATTATAGTCGTCTTGTTTATGTGAGTGTTTGTAAACATTCAATAAATGGCAATTATTCATGATACAATATTTATAGTATACAAATATTTTATATTTTTTCCAATATAAAAATATATTGGTTCTCATCATCTATATTTTTTTTCATATCTATTTTGGATTTTAACGAGAACCCACATTCCCTCGCCATATTTAATATAACATCAATGGGTTCAAAATATAATATTTGCTCGTTCTCGCGTACATGTTTCGTTTCTTTATCCTGGAATTTTTCAACAAATGATACAATGTTGTCATTTTCTTTATGGAATTGATAAGATGATTTATATTCAAATCCTCCAAAATCCACAATCGTATCCGTAATACGAGAACTTATATAGCGATTTGGGTTCACTGGCAATGTCATTTTTCCAACCGGTGTAATTGTATCAAATTTATTACGGTCTGCTAAATGTATGATTAAATAACCATTTGGCATCAACCAGTGATTACAATTTGTAAATAAGGTTCTCTTCTCTTTGATTTGGTAAATTGTAAAATAATTACAAATAATATGCGTAAAAGTGGAATGTTCGAACGCCATGGGTTCCGTCGCATCACCACATTTGCATTGGATATCGGGGAATTTTTGTTCGGCAATATCAATCATAGCTTGTGATTTATCTATACCATATGCTTGATACCCAGCTTCTTGTAATTCATTGACTGTATTACCTGTGCCACTACCAATATCTAAAAATACACTATTTCGAGTAGTCGGTTCGGTCATATTAATAATATATTCCAATTCATAATCGGTTCTCAATGATGGTTTATGAATATCATCATAGATTAATGAATAAAAATCATCATATACATCGTCATTTTGTTTGAATACAAATGGTTCTATTTGAGAAAATCCTTCTAGGTTTTCTGGTTTATCACCAAATTTTTGTAATAATAAAAAGAGTAAACAAATAATGCCAATGATAATTAACCACTTGAATGTGAGAACATTTATATTATTTGATTTTATGATGGTGAATATATATTTTATCATAGTATATATTTTATTATATAATATAATATGATTTTATGCTAAATTATTCCGTAATTGGGTTCTCGTATGATTGAAGAAATTATCTTTACCTATATTATTTGCCATTACATTTGGATGTGGTCTATTGGCAAATTGAGGTCTTTCAAACAAAAGTGGAAATGGTTGTTCGCTAGGTCTGGAAACCACCGATACATTATACAAATCACTATTGGAAGTAGGAATATATACTCCTTGGTCTCCTCCGTGTTGTAATGCGAAGGTTTGATTTCGCAATATTGTTTCTACATCTACATTTTGTTGGAAACCTTTTGCATTGGAACGAGAACCTGATGGGTTAAAATTATTATATACATTATGATCTACGTATTGGTTTAATGGTTCTCTTACTGGTGTTCTACGGTTGATGATTGGGAAGTGGGAATATTTGGTTGGTACGGGTCTACAACTATAATTTGGTTCTAATGCCATATCTGGAAAATGTCTTTCTGCTATACGATTATTCAGTTCATCTACTCGTTCATTTTGACCGTATTGTACACCTTGTACTGATCCGGCTATTAAATAATCTTGATTTATATTCATTCTTTATTACTAAATTATATATATCCTTATAGAAAAAAACAAAGCCGATTCTATTTATTTGTCGTAAAAAATTGATTCATTATTATCTTACATACGATATTCAACAAATCATACTGATATAATATATAAGAAATGGTGAAAATATGCGATAATGAATATCCTGTGGAAAATGAAGAGAAATATAAAGAATATTTCCGTTTATTTCCTTACCAATTAAGTGCGTTTCAGAAATATTCGATTGAAGCCATTGTGGAAGGAAACCATTGTCTAGTGACAGCACATACAGGGTCCGGAAAAACTTTACCGGCGGAATTTGCTATACAACATTTTGTAGGAAAAGGAAAAAAAGTGATTTATTGTTCGCCGATTAAAGCGCTAAGTAATCAGAAAAAATATGAATTTACACAAAAATACCCACATATATCATTTGGACTATATACAGGTGATATTAAAACCAATCCAGAAGCAGATGTCTTGATAATGACGACGGAAATCTTGATGAATTATTTATTTATCCAAACCAGCCAACAACAAGCATCCACCACCTCATCCTCACCCAACCCAACCACAAAAAAGGAAGGGGTCGTAGGGGTAGAATCCCTACCCTTGGTTTCCCTACAAAGGGAGGGGGCGTCCGGGGGAACCGTAGGTTCCCCGGATTCACTGGATTTTAATATCAATATAGAAACCGAATTAGCAGCCGTTGTATTTGATGAAGTCCATTATATCAATGATCGTGAAAGAGGACAGGTCTGGGAAAAAACCATGATGTTATTACCACCCAAAGTCCAATTAGTCATGCTTTCTGCCACGATTGATAATCCACAAGGCTTTGCGGATTGGATTGAAACCAAACGATTAGGATTGCCATATCTAACTAAAAATGATAAAACCGTATATTTATCTTCTACTACAATGAGGGTTGTTCCACTCACCGAATATTGCTTTCTAACCACTACTGAAGCTATTTTCAAAGGACTCAAAGACAAAGCATTGGAAAAAGAAATTCGTGATAATACAAATACATTATTAACTCTACAACATAGTAACGGTAAATTTGAAGAAAAAACCGTCCAAACTGTCTCTAAAATGTTAAAAACATTTGAAACCCGACAGGTTTATATGAAACGTCCGAATGTTTTGAATAATTTAGCCCAACATTTAGTAGAGAGAGAAATGTTACCAGCCATCGCTTTTGTATTTTCCCGAAAACAAGTGGAAGTATGTGCGAAAGAAATCACTACGAATTTATTAGAGTTTGATAGTAAAATTCCTTATACGGTTCGTCGCGAATGCGAACAAATTGTGCGTAAATTACCAAATCATAAAGAATATTTTGAATTGCCTGAATATTGCCAATTGGTTTCTTTATTAGAAAAAGGCATCGGTATTCATCATAGTGGAATGATCCCCGTTTTGCGCGAAATTGTGGAATTAATGATTTCCAAAAAATATATTAAATTATTATTCGCTACGGAAAGTTTCGCCATTGGTTTAGATTGTCCGATACGAACCGCCATCTTTACCAGTCTTACCAAATTTGATGGGAATGGAGAACGCTATTTATACGCACATGAATATTCACAGATGAAAGGACGAGCAGGACGTAGAGGCATTGATACAGTCGGACATGTCATTCATTTAAATAATTTATTCAAATTACCAGTGATGTCTGAATATAAAGCGATTCTATCGGGAAAACCACAGCAATTGATTTCTAAATTTCATATCTCATATGCTCTCATTTTAAATTTATTAAAAAACGGACAAAAAACGAATTTCCATACATTCAGTGAAAAATCTATGATATATACGGAATTAATCAAATCCATAAATATACAAGAAAAATATATAACCGAACTAACTGAAAAAGCCAATGCCAAAAGGGTCTTCATAGATCAATTAAAAACACCTTACGCCGTTTGCGTGAAAGTAATCTCTATTGAAAATCAATTAAAAACCCTTACGAATAAAAAGAAAAAAGATGCGGAACGAGAACTTCGCGCAATACAAGATGAATATCGCACATTAAACGACGATTTAAAACAAGCCAAAGAATTTATGAAATTAAATAGTGAATTAGATAATGAAACAGTCAATTTACAATATATGCGTAGATTTGTTACCGACCAAACAAATACGATATGTCAAGTATTACTAGATGATGGGTTTATAGCCATAGATAATGCCGGAAAACACGAATACGAGACTACTGCCTATGAATTAACACCGATGGGTATAATTGCCGCAAATATCGCGGAAATACACCCTTTGATTATTAGTAAAATGTTGACAAAATATGACTATTTTAGCGAGCTAAGCGTACAACAACTCATTGGATTATTCTCCTGTTTTACTGATATAAAAGTACCACAAGATATAAAAGCCAGTGTTCCGCAGACCGAGGATCATACCGTAAAACAATATGTGAAAGAAATCAATGAATATTGCCTATATTTTGAAAAACGCGAAATGGAAAATGACATGCGCACTGGAATTCATTATGACGATTTATTGATGTATGATATGATCGATTTTGCGATGGAGTGGTGCCATTGTACTAATGAATATGAATGTAAATATTTTATCCAGAATAAAGTAGCGGAAAAATCAATTTCGGTGGGTGATTTTAATAAAGCCTTACTGAAAATTGTGACGATTGCGAAAGAATTAATAAATGTTTGTGAAATCATAGGTCAAATAGAATTAAAATATAAACTATCACAAATCGAAGGATTGATATTGAAGTATGTTACCACATCACAAAGTTTATACCTATAGTAGGGAAACCAAGGTTTCCCCTACGACCCCTTCCTTTTATCCAGGGAAACCAAGTTTTCCCCTACGACCCCTTCCTTTTATCCAGTGAAACCAAGTTTTCCCCTACGACCCCTTCTTTTTATCCAGGGAAACCAAGTTTTCCCCTACGACCCCCTTCCTTTTATCCAGGGAAACCAAGTTTTCCCCTACGACCCCTTCTTTTTATCCAGGGAAACCAAGTTTTCCCCTACGACCCCCTTCCTTTTATCCAGGGAAACCAAGTTTTCCCCTACGACCCCTTCCTTTTATCCAGGGAACCGTAGGGAAATAATATCTATAAAATATATATATACTTTCAAATGTCTAAGAAATTTTCAAATAATAACGAAATAATACAACCAACTATGTTGAGTGTATTTTTTCGTTCGTTTAACAATGTATTTTTTATTGCCATCCTCCTATTGATCGGTATTTATTATTTCTATCTAAGAAAACATCCGTCAAAAAAAACATGGGTTACAATATTAGGTAACTTTAGAGAAAATAATACATTTATAATAGTCATCGCGGCATTTTTATTTTTATCCTTTTTGTATTCTCGCATTACTTATTTTGAAAAGGAAATAACTGTAAAAGAAATAAATAATACATTTTATGGAAAATATGGTTCGAATATAATTGTTGATACGGATGACAATATTTATTCGGTATCAAACACCATATATTATTTACAATTCAGTAGTATGGAATTGTATGCAAAAATAGATTCTGGCAAAAAATATAAAATTAGAGGTTATGGAAAACGAATCCCATTCTTAGGGTTATCGCCAATTATTATTGATGCTAAACCAGTCGCTTAATAATTATTATTGTCAAAAAACGATATAAAGAACATTCGGAATATTATGATGTAATGTGTTAGACGCGCATTACTACGCCCTTTTAGCTTAGTGGTAGAGCACCAGTCTTGTAAACTGGAGGTCATGAGTTCAATTCTCATAGAGGGCTTTTTATTTACATATGGGTAAATATGTAAATAAATATATAATATAAATTACAATACGAATTTTAATTGGGCGTCGTAATAATCCTTGTTTTTTTCATACTCACATTTCATAAAATAATTTTCATTCACGAATTTCATTATTTTATTGGCAATCTCAATACTTTTCGGTGTATCATGATAATAGGATGACATATAATAATAAAACAGAATAGCAAAATAGATAGTTTCATTCATCTCTATTTCATAATTCTCATAAGATTTTAATACTTTTTCACAACAATCACAACATTCACGATAATATCCAAACGAAAAATAATTTGATATAATATAATTCAATATATATTTAATATTATGATTGATACGAACGAAATTATTCATAATATCACTATAATCACCATATGACCTAAGGATATCATCATAATATTTATCTAATATTTCCAAATAAAACATTTCTTCGCCATGTCCGTATCCTAATCGAGTCGTATTAATAAATATATTTTTCAAATCATTCATTATTTTTATACCTATATCCTTACCGACTGTAAAAAAGGAACCACAGACTACCCATCTATATTCACTATAATATTCACGTAAATGTTTAGATTTTATATATTTTTTATCAACCACATTTAATATCTGAATATGCATTTTCTCAGTAGCATGTGTTAATGCTCGTAGCAACGTATTTGATGTATAATTCGTACATATTTTGGAAAAATTCTTTCCGACGTTCGAATCTATCCATCCAAATTTACTGGTATGAAATGGATTTTTATGAATCGCATGTAACACAAAATCGAATTTGCTACAACATATTAAATGACTTTCCGCACATGTTCTCTCATCCCTGGTTGGATGATATTTAATTCGGTTTGATTTTACTATATCAACATATTTATAGACGTCTAATTCAGTAAATTCTTTTATGACATACTGAGTCAAATGTGATAATTTATAACTATCACGAATATTGTAAATGACATTATATAATTCATTATCAGTGAATATGACGAGATAACAAGGCGTTTCTAATAAACTTCTCATATTTTCTATGGCAGCAAATTTATTACGACAATTATTGTTATATCTAGTTAAATCATAACAAGCAGTTACAAGCGTACAATCGGGAACCATTTTGTTTTTATTCTAATTATTATAATATAGTTAGAATAATTATTCTTTTTTATGTATTTTATGAAATTATATATTCGCATTTGCTTCACATTCCAAAGAATGTTGTAAATACATTTTGTGGTCGTCTCCATTCGTTTCTTTTAATGAATATTGGTCGGCACAAGTTTCATCTTCACAATTTGTCATGCTGCATGTTTTTAGGGCGCCATATTCATTTTCGAAAATTTCTCCACATGAATGTATATAATCCAATCCAGTCATGGGTGGAACATGAGGCACTATATCTTTATGATGGGTAAATCTCCAATAATTTGGCAATTTGGTATTTACAAATGCCGCATATTTATTGTCACCAATACGAGGTTGTCCGAAATTATATACTTGACATAATAGCCCTAAATTGACGAGTTCCATTCCGATGATTTGCGCTACCGCCGCCCCATAGGAATGTCCGGTGACAATGATTGTATCATAATGCGTTAGTTTTTTCAATTTCGTCACGCTATAAATTACCATGTCTTTCACTGCTAATGCTGAATGATAAAACCCTTTATGAATTTCACAATTACAACTGGAAAAGGTTGTGTATGGTACTTTTGTTATTTCTAAATCCTCTACCCAATTCAACGCGGACGACGAACCGCGGAAAACCACATATATTGTTTTTCGGTTTGCGATATAACCGACAAAGCCTTGTAAATCAGTAGTAATATCGTATACGATGGTATCCATTTGAAAATCATTGGCAGGTTCATATATTTTCATTGTATTATATTTTTCTTTACCGCAATAAGCAGCGCCACTTAAATATAGGGTAACATTCGCCTCATTTAAATTATAGGAAGCAACTGAATATATGAATTGTGAAATAGCGAAGAATATGTAAAATAAGTTCATTCTTATATATTATTCTTATATATTTTTGTCAAATATATTATATCGTTATTGATAAGCAAAACAAGGAAAAAATAAAAGAATTGATAAATAAAGACAATAATCTTTTATATAACTTCCTCTTGTATTTCATAAAAAATGCCAACAGAAATAATTATTCACTGTTGGCATTTTTTATGTTTTATAATTGTTTTTTATTTTTTATATTGAATATTTTTTACACCTTTTTACATTTCAAACGCCGATTTTGCGACATTAAAAATAAAAAAGGTAATAAAAATTTGATTAGAATGAACTAAAAGCAAATATTACAAAGGTGATAAATGAAATACCAGAAGAAAAATATGAAAATATATTTAAAGGTGCTTATGAAAGACCAGAAAAATATGTAGCAAAGAATAAAACAAGGAAAATAAAAAAGAACTATAAATGATTATTTATAAACGTGTCTATAAATAATCGGCGTTTGAAATGTAAAAAGGTCTAATAAATACCTTTCGCTTCATAATCGGCAATCACATCTTGCAAAGCATCTTTGATATTATCTCCATCCACTGCACCAAAGAAATCCATGCCAAATCCATATGCTTCGTCATCTATTGAGGGCGTCGCTTCTGCTAATTTGTCAAACTCTTCATGAATCATATCTTTGTATGAGATTTTTTCAGGAATTTGACTGCGATAGGAGAAGAGAGGTAAAGAAACAGCGTTATCTTGGTATCCAACCGCTTTTCTTTCGTTATTGATAATGACGTATGCATTCGCATACTGACGTGTATCAATTGTGCTGCCAACAAAGAGAATATCTCCAGGATTGATTTTTGTTTCTTTGTCAACATATTTTTGCACCATTATCTCTTTCTTATTTTTGTACTTTGGAAGAATGTACCCTACTTCGTTGTATCCTGGGAAAATATCGTTGGCGACGTTGTAGAATTTGGCAATCATGATAGAGTGTTTTGGGATTGAGTGTGATTTTCTTTTGGATAAATTTTGTTTGTCAATTTTTTGACAATCTCCTACATTATTTTTTCTTGAACCTTTTGGGCATCTTTTCTTTTTTTGTGTAACTGATGCTGTTTTTTTAACACAATTTCCAGACTTTGCAGGTTTTTGAATATATCCTTTTGGACAACGCATTATATATTATTTATTTATATTATATTCTATGAAAAAAATACTCATAACTTTTTATATCTTTGTATTATTTTTGTATATGCTAGAATTTTATACACGTCCCCCGTAAATAATAATTAATTTATAATAAAATCATCTCTATTTCCCTGCCAAAATGATTCACATTATCTTTGCCTAAATGTTTTATAATTTTTCCTTCTAATAACATTCGTTGTTTAAATTTAAAAGCAAAACTGCTATCACATTGACGGCAATTTTCACTATTTTCATATGTATATTTTTTGTTATTTTTGAATAACTGAAAAAAACCCATAAAATTTATATGATATACATGATCGATTTTATCTTTTATAAAATTTTGATAACTATAGTAATCATAACGTGTAAAACTATATAATATATCATATTTTAGATCATAATTCATATAATTTTCAAAAGAATCGTCTAAAAATATATCGCTGTCTAATAATAACACATTCTCATCAATATCAATCATATTTAGAGCATAATTTATTCCACCACCTTTATTAAAAGTAGCATTCAATTTAAAATCAAAATATAATATTTCAACATTTTCAAAAGAATATTTATTTATCACTTCTATCGTTTTATAATCACTTTTTTCTGTTACAATATACCATTTTTTAAAAAATTTATAATTTTGAGGCAATATTATATCAAGTAAATTATCGTAATTTACAGATACAGTTATAGCGGTTATCATATACATATACCTATATAATATTTTTTACTTATAGTATTTATAGACAAATAATATTATTTATTTTATATTATATTCTATGAGAAAAATACTTATTACTGGCGGTTCTGGATTGGTAGGCAGTGCTTTCAAACATATTGCTCCTGAGTTTGCCGAACAATATGAATTCATATTTCTTTCGTCATCTGATTGTAATTTAGAAAAATTGGATGAAACGATGGCATGTTTTACGCGAATAAACCCCCATTATATCATTCATTTGGCAGCATGCGTAGGTGGATTGTATAAAAATATGAATTACAAAGTGAATATGTTGGAAAAAAATTTACTTATTAATTTTAATGTTATTCGTTGTAGTTACGAAGTAAAAGTAGAAAAATTAATTTGTATGTTAAGTACCTGTATATTTCCGGATAAAACGACATACCCCATTGATGAAACTATGTTACATAATGGACCTCCACATACATCAAACGATGCATATGCATATGCAAAACGCGTATTAGAAATACATTGCCGTGCCTATAACGAACAATATAATACCAATTTTTCTTGCATTATACCCACCAATATATATGGTCCCCATGATAATTATTCATTACAAGACGGACATGTTATACCTGCTCTTATTCATAAATGCTATTTGGCAAAACAACAAAATGCGCCATTTGAAGTATTAGGAACTGGAAAACCATTGCGACAATTTATTTATTCCGATGATTTAGCTCGTTGTATTTTATTAACCCTTGACAAAATAAATAAGGAAAATTTAATCATATCCACGAGTGAAGAATATTCTATCAAAGACATTGCTACAATGATTGCGGAGGAATTTGAATATACCGAACATATGGTTTTTAATGCGAACTATTCCGACGGACAATATAAAAAAACAGCGGACAATCGTAAATTGCTATCGTTTTTGGGAGGTGAATGTAAATTTATAGATATTCGTAAAGGTATTCATCATGCGGTTGATTTTTTGAAAAATAATTATAATATATGCCGTAAATAATAACCGTTATACACTTTCAAAGAATACATTGTCTCCAAAAACGGATTTCATTGCATGATATAATATTTCTGTTTCACGATGATTAAACCCGAGATAATATTGATATGGAACCAGACATTTTTTATCCCATCGTAATTGTTTTATTTTTTGATTTTGGTTACGAGTTTTTATGTCTTTTTTTTCAGGTATTTCTAATTGAAATCCGCCTTCGGCACGAGGCAATCGTTGTAATGGCTGCCATGTTTCAGGTTTTATTTCATTATATTTTTCTATTATTTTTTCATAATGATCTGCTGTAATTACATCTATATTGACTTTGATTTTTATTGGTTTATTCAATATATCTTTTATTTTTTCTGCGGGTTCTTCTTTTACTTCTTCGTCTATGGGGTTGACCTTTTCTGATTTATCTATTTGTAAATTTTGACGACTACTTCTATATATGATTATGTTGCCAAATTGTGGACGTGTAGTAGTTAGTGCTACCGATTTACCATCATTATCGTCATATTTTTTTACTTTATTTATTATATCGCGCGTTAATTTATTTTCTGGTTCTATTTTCGCATGAGGTTTTTTCTTACATACAAAATCTTTTATACGGTTGAATAATTTAGAAACGTCCATTCTTTGGTTTGATAATGTTTTCGATTGTTATTTATTTTTTCTAATATAAAAATAAATAATTTTTCAATTTTTTAGGGTTTATTTTACATGTTATGCTTTCACAATACCTGTGTAATATACCCATAAGAATATACCAATTAAACATTTGGAAATGCAATCCAATACATTCATGATTGTGTTTTTAGTTTCTTCGCCGAACATGTAAACGATTCCATATATCGACCATACCGCCAAATAAATTCCAAATAGAATATTATTTATATGTAGCGATTTTGATTTTATAAAATTCATAAATATAATGAAAAACATGGCAAAAAATGCAATAAATCCAGAAATCATGCCGGTCATGCGCGAAATCACATTGACTTCACCTAAATACCCTAAATATAACATAATATAATTTAATATGATGACGGTTGTTATTGTCAACAAGCGAACTGGTGTTTTGGAATTATAACCTAATACAACCATTAATGCCAATAACATCATTGGCGTAGTAATCGACCAATCAATATAACGCATACGTGTAATATCTACCCAATCGAGCGGAATGCCTGTTTTTTCGGCTTCATCTACTTTGCCTACAAAGAGTGAATAGAAATAACAAGCAACCAATGATATACAGGTTTCTAAATTAAATATATGTCGTATAATTGGCTCGTTGGTTCTCAATGCTTCAATAAATGTGATGGTAGCGGTTGTCAATAATAAAATATAAGTTATCATAAACGAAAATTTTAAATATGGACTTTTTGAGTTTTTCTTTTCAGTGTTCTCTTTTTCTTGTTTTTCTGAAAAATAGACAGAAGAATTCATTATATATTTTGTAAATATATTTTGTAAACAGAAAAAATTGATTTTGTAATTACAATTGTAATTGTTTGTAAAATAAATGAATTCAAATAAAAATGTCTGAAACAAATAGTGATTATGAAAACGAAAATGAATATTACCATATGGTAGAAGATGATAATTTTAATGATTCTGATAATAGCGATGGAGAAGATTACGACTTTTTAGAGCAATTAGATAATTTATATGAAGAAGATGAATGGCATATTGAAGCGGACAAAATACCGAATAAATATTATATTGGAATATGTAAACGTAGCAATCATTATAAATCACAATATCTATTATTGAATAGCATATCTTCTAAATTATTTTATAAAACAAACTATGCCACCATGATTGCTTATTTAAAAGAATATAGTATCATTTATGTAGCTGAGCCTAAATTAGAAATTATGAAATTCACTCCTATACATGAGGATGTTTATTCGGTTGTTATCAAAACACATTGGATACGGTTAATACAACGCCATTGGAAAAAAATAATATCTGCCAGAAAACATATATATAAAATGAGAGGGACTATCGATTCTTTGCGATATTTTGAAACACATGGTCGCTATCCATACGGATTAAATGTGAACCCTATATTGTATGGAATGTTGTGCGAATATGCGAAATAAAACATGTATAAAAATGGTGTTATACATTTTTTCGTTACTATATTATAATTTTATAAATCGGGTTAACATGGTATCATACAGTGGTGGTAAATATTTATTTTCGGCAATTGGTATTTTATATTGTTCGCAATTTGGTCTTTTAAAAATATCGCTGAAATTATTTATAGATGTATTAATATTATCTATATTTGTGTATTGTTCTTTATTGAATTCTTGATGAGCGAAATTCTCTAATTTGTTTTTTATAAAGTTTCCATCACCAAAATAAGATAAATGCCACCCACCTTTTTTAATAATTGAATTTGGTCTACTCATTCTAATGGTGTTACATGTAATATTGGGGTTTGATTTAAATATGCCAAATTTCACAACTTTTCCATGATACCAAATTTCCGCCATTTTACAATTTAAATTATAATAATAAAAATCCATTTCTAATGCTCCATAATCATGATTTATATTACCATGTTTTAAATCGAATAAGACTTTGGGATCTGGTATTTCATCCAAATCTGTTATGACTACATAATCATTTGACGTTAATAATGGTTCTAAAATTTCTAAACCTCTATATATTTCATCTCGTTGATGAATTTCATTATTCCATTGTTGACCTGCCGATATGTCAGGAACAAATAAATCTTCATCTATAATATGAATGATTTTTGGTAGGAATTTTTCATATAAATGTTTATTCTTTTCAAAAAATAATTCTTTGTCTTTTCCAGCATGAGTTTTCGTGGCTTCTACGATGATGAAATAATCTACGACATGGTCTAATGCAGTTAATCTATACAATAATAAGTCCAATTCATTATAAAATGTAAAAGCGTCTATAATTTTCATTCTATAAAAATATATGCTGAATATATTTTTATGTTATTTACAAATAAATTATATAAAATTTGCATACTATTATAATACAAAATTATGAATTATTTTTATTCTCAACAAGGTGAAGACATATATATTTATAATAATTTTATAAATAAAATTGTACCAGATGGAACATTCATAGAATTAGGCGCAGTGGATGGTGTAATTTATTCCAATACAAAGTTTTTTGAAGATAAATTAAAATTTTCCGGAACGTTGATTGAACCGACGAACCAATATGCGAATTTAATACAAAATCGTCCGAATTGTAATTGTTATAATGTAGCGGTAAACTATACAAATGAAAAAGTAAAATTTTTAGGTAATTTCGCAACTGCTGGATTAGTACCATGGATGAAAAATTTAAAAATATTTGGCATACAAATTCACAAGAATATTATGTTGATGGAGAACCTATTCGCGAAATTATCAAAAAAAGCAATATGAAATATATTGATTTATTTACAATAGACGTAGAAGGAGGCGAGTTGGTGGTGTTAGAAACCATGGATTTTTCTATACCAATATATCTGATTTGCATTGAATTAGACGGGCATAATATAGAAAAAGATGACAAATGCCGTAAAATATTAATCGAACAAGGATTTGTAATGAAAAAACGATTAGCGATAAATGAGTTCTGGATAAATGAAAATTATTTTAGAAAAGATTTATTATATGATAAATCAGTACCCAAATTTGAATTTGAGGAAATTACTGATTTGGGTATTTTTCCATATATTGCGCCTCAATTAATTTCTGACGTCGAGAATGCATTAAAAAATAACAAATAATCTATTTGTCAAATGTCAACAAATATAAGAATTGGTTAATATCTCCCAATATCTCATCACGAACATTCAATAAATCGGTATCTCGTTTGGTATCAAAATACATATTCATATCGGTTAAAAATGTACGGTATTCATAGATCCTGGATTTGAAATCTTTCAGATTCTTCGCATCTATTAAATCGATTCTTTTTTCCAGCATTTTGATTCGGCTCTCATCTTTTCCTAATAATATTTCCACGAATTTATCTATATTTTCATTCAACCGTCCATATAATTCATCTGTTGCTTTATGTTGTGCGAACGAATGCGTTTTCCAATGATATAATTTCACCATATTGAGAACCTCTAAAAATACTTTTACGATATGTGATTTATCACGATTATTGGTATTTTTAACATGATTCATTTTTCGCCCACCGCTTTGTCGTTTCAGCGTTTTTCTTTTGTGTGATGTTTTTTTCTTATTGGATTTATTTTTATAAAACATTTTATACAGTATATAAAGATAATTTACTATAACTAAATATTATAAACATATGAATCTTATATTATTATTTTACATTACAAATGTAGTATTTACATCTGTAACCGCATATTCTTATTTATTAACTAAAATGTTTGCTTCTAAGGACCAGCTACCCGGCAAAACTATATTACATTATCCCAAATTATCGTATCATGATTTAACCGAACAAGACAAATTTGATTTACAATGGTATGTCGTTGGTAAATCTACCGATTTTTTGACAAATAAACCTTACAAACGCAGAGTATGGAATAAAAATTATGTTATTTGGCGTAATGAGGATTATGAACTTCGAGCATTAGACGATGTTTGTACTCATAAGGGCGCTTCATTATCCGGCGGAAAAGTTATTAACGACCAAGTAATGTGTCCGTATCATGGTTACGAATTCGATTGCAATGGCACGCTTACCAAAGTTCCGGGCATTTGTTTTCAACCTTCTCCTATTTATAATTTGGCAAAATATCCGATTGTGGAATATGATGGATGGATCTATATAAATACATATGAACCTTCGGTGAATACTTCGTTCGTAAAAATAGAAAATCCGGAAAATAGTACAGACATTTCAAATGAATTCATTGATAAGCCGACCATTGATACCAGTTTATATTTATCTAAGCCAGACCACCCCGCAAATATTCAGAATTCACCCGAACAAAATTGTAGCGTCGTTTATTTAGATATGGAATATAAATGTTATTCGCGAGTATTGAGTGAAAATTCATTAGATGTCATGCATATTGCATTCGTCCATACATTCGGGAATGCGAAACGCCCAAGTCCTACGAAAGAAGATCCGCCCAAATTGATTGGTAAAAATCATTATAAAAGTACTTATTATTATGAAGCAGGTGAAGATTCTATGGCGCGTAAAATGTTCGGGGTCAAAGATTTGATTATTGAAAATGAATTTATATTGCCACATACCACGGTTGCTCGCGTAAAATTTGGCGACCAAATTAGTACTGTCGTTACTTTTGCTCTCCCTATTGGTGATAATAAAAGTAAATTATTTGTGAAAACATATCGTAATTTTTGGCAAAATCAGGTAGGAGATATGATTACGCGTAATACGATGTTAAATACAATGTTACAGGATAAAGTAGTGGTGGAAAATATTGATCCACGCTTTATGGATGGTAAATTCAATATGCGATTTGATAAATTACAAAATACGTATAAATCCTTTTATAAAAAATTTATCAATAATGGAGAAAATTGAATTTACTGCGATATTATAATAAAATGTATTTATTATAATAACATGTCTCAATCAGAAGAAACTATTTATGATGGTTCAGAATTAATATTTACCCGTTATTTATATTCCAAAGAAGATGTCATGCGTTCTTTATTTATTGCCTTATTAAATAAAGAAACCGATGAAGCATTATTTTGGGCGTATGAAATATATTATTCAGGATTTCAAGAAGAAATGATGGAATATGTGGTTCGAATATTTCATGAAATTTATGAAAAACGCAATTCTAGCCAATTTTGCGAATTTATCTTGAACCAATATGCAAAATGGTTGGATAATCGTGCCGATGATAGTATTATAGGTACCATTGTATGGAATTTGTCAAAAAGTCATTATGATTTGAACCAATTTATAGAAAATTATTTTAGTATTACATTAAATGTCATGAGAACAGCCGACCCTAAAAAACGAAAATTACGGTTGATTTTTAAAGAAACCGATATAGACAAATATAAAACAGTAGTGACAAACGAACCAGGCAAAGCATGGAAAGTGTTGCCGCAAGCCTGCAAATATGCGGTTCATCCTGAAATTCGATCTTTATTTCAAATCACCAATATAGATTTCCGCAAAGAATATTGTGAGAATTGGTTGTTTTATGCGGCGCGTTCACCTATTTGGTGTGACCGTATCATATCGTGTGGCGGATTTGTTGTAGATAATGAAAAAGTGAAGGTGGTTGATGAAGATAAAACGGAAGAATTTTACCAATTATATAATTACGAACCGGACGAACAATCCCCAGAAATACAAGAAAAAAGCATTGGCAATTGTGATATACCACAAATGTCAATAGAAGATTTTATAGCAAAATATGTGAATCATGTGTAAATGATTGGGTGGGTTAAGCCAATTGATACGTAATAAATGTTGTCAGGGCAAATAAAATACCTCCCCATAGTGAATCCATGATTACCATAAATGGTTTCCATTGTTTAAATATACTATAATTGGTAGTTTCATATACAGTATATATGACTAAACCAAATAAAAATGCTTCAAATATTGGGCGATTTTTTGATATAATAAAATAGTTCAAACCGATGATTAATGCTAAATAGCAAAGTACAAATCCAAGTGGTTTGGCTTGTAATACTACGCGTTGTACTGCGATAACCTGATTTTCAAACACGCGTAAATTTGAATAAAGATATATGCCATCTAATATCAATAATGTGATAGTTGAAATAATGATTTCTCTTACAAATTTTCTCATATGTATATTTTATAGTGAGAAAATATTTTATATTTGGAGGTTGGGTTCTCAAACTACAATTGTAATTACAAATTTTATTTTGTAGTTTCAATAAAATTATAATAAATATTTTAGTATACTTTCGGAGCATAATATATAGATGACAAAAACTCGCAAAATGCGCCCTATACGTAAAACCGCAAAAAAATATCATATATATTGCTGTGATGCAACCTTCCATGGACTACATGGATGGCATAAAGCATTATATGAAGAATTAGGATGGATGGTATTAGCAAAACATCGTGGACTTACTGATAAAACTGCTACTTATAAACATTCAATCGAACGATTAAAGAATACATTAGAAGACAAATTGAAACAGACAAAAGACCATGACCGTAAAGAAGACTTAAAAATATTACATGAAAATGTGTTAGTTTTACACGAACATGCCATGAAAGATTTGTAAATTATTTATTATATATAGCAATATGTTACATATAATATTTATTCTGTTATATAACAATCTGTATTCATTTTTTCATCTATCGTTGAGAACCAGTTTAACCAACGTTCATCACCGCTTTCTATATTATATTCTGTATTTGCCATGAATTTTTCTTTTGCTTCCTCATATAAGAAAAAATATAGTTTTTCTGAAAGAATGGTTCCATGTTGCCAATTACCAGATGGACCTAAACACTCCACCGACCATGGATATTCGGGACAAAATTCGCCGGCTACTCCCCACGCACAATAACCACCGTATTGTGGTTGATATTGTTCGGGGTTTGCATCAAACATCGCTTTGTTTTCTACAGTGGTAAATAAATAGTTGAACCCATTATAGGTGCTGTATATAGTATCGCTGCCACGTTCACCTTTGTATGTTTCATTATAGAAATAAGGGATTACGTCTAAACCACCGAGAACATAATTGTCTGTTTGAGAACATTTTGGTAAATTATCCGGACAGGACGCACATGTAGTTGACAAATTGATGGTTCTATAATTATTTACAATGCTGATGCTGGTAAATAAAGCGAATGTGATTATTGGAATGATAATGAGGTATTTTTCTATCATGTTTATAGTATTATAATAAAATCTATCTATATTTTTATGGAAATATATTTATGCCTTACCGATATTACGATGAAAATATTATACTATACCATGTGCGTCTCGTTTATGGTCGTAGAGCCCTTGTATGCAAAATAATCGGTTATTACTACATAATTCACATTTATTTATTTTATTGCTTACAATTTGATTGTTTGGGTTATTTCTCATAACATTTGCTATTTTCTTTCGTTTATCTTCTTTTGTCATCAAATACAATTCTTTTTGTATTTTTATACGCTCGTTAAATTCTTCGGTAAGACGGATATTTTCCAATCGTTGTTCTTCTATTTTTATTTCACGTAATCTAATTTCTTCTTTTTTTTCTACAATTTCCTTTTTTATTTCTGGAAGTTTTGACTCAATAAAATGTTTCTTTTGTAATTTCGACGAAATCTTTATATTTTTATTATAAGTTTCACTATATAATACTGCATCTGACAATAGAATATCATTCAATTCGCATATGTTATTTATGTCTTTTTTTCTATTTTTTTGGTTCTCTATTTCTTGGGTCGTTGGTATTTTTTTGATTTTCTCTTTTTTTGGTGAAACTGGTAAAGGAGTTTGTGGAGGAATTGGAGGCGGCGATGGCGGATATAACAATAATATTTTATCTATCTCCGTTTTCCAGTAAAATTTTATTGTATAATTTTTATAGTATTTATTATACATTTGTTTTGTAGTATATGGTAATTCTGCATATGTATGTTTTGGTATTTTATCTTCAAATTCCCATTCGCCAATTGTTCTCTCATATAGACACTCCGTACAACTACGTATTTTGAATTGCCACCATACTTTGCGTATATTTTGTTTTTTACATAACATACATCCAGTGAATCCGGCTAATCTTACTATATCTTTGTATTCGGCATCGGATGTTGTGATTGTTTTCTTCTCAAATTCAGATACTGCCGTTTTTTTATGCGGTATGATTTTTAACCATATTTGTTTCCAATCTTTATTGTTTATAAAAGTTCTCAATTCTTTGTTCGTGCAACATAAAGAGAATAATGTTGGAATATCACAAAAATCAATAATATATTTTATTATATCTTCTGATAAGGTTGCCATTTTTATTATTACATCGATATCATTTTATATTTTTTATGTTTTTATGTTACAAGACAGCCAGAGAACCTACTGTTCCCTCGGACACTCCCTTACTTTCTAGTAAAAAAGTAAGGAAATAAACGCTGCATTGAGATTGGTCTATATGCAAAGGGAGGGTGCGTCCGAGGGAACCGTAGGTTCCCTGAATTGGAGTTATATAAATATTGCGTAATAATTCGCGGTACCCCCTTAAAAATCCAAAAAAGAAATGGGGTCACTTTTTATTTTTGGACATTTATAAACGTCCATTTTTCAAAATGCGAAGAATAAATTTTCAAAAAAAATCGAAAAATTCATTTTCACTCAGGGACGCTTTAAATACCAAAAAAATACGTCAACATTTGTTAGCATAATTTTTTTATGAAAATATTTAGCGACAAATTTTGAGATTTTTTTGTTTCCATATTTTACGAGAATGGAAACCAAAAATACATTTATAAATCACAAAAATTTTAATTGTATAAAATGTGACTATCATACTGCAAGAATAGCTGATTATAATAAACATTTAACCACCCGTAAACATATTTTCAATCACATGGAAACCGTTTTATCCAAAATGGAAACCGAAAAATCTTCCGCATTTGTTTGTGAAAAATGTAATTATTCTACAACCGTAATACGGGACTATGAAAAACATAAAAATACAAAAAAACATTTATTAAAAGTCACCGATAATTCTGTTTGTAATAATAATATATGCGAATGTGGAAAAGAGTTTTCTAATAGGAGTGGTCTATGGAAACATAAACAAAAATGTGAAACAATGAGTGACACTATAAAAAAGGCAAATAATGAATCACTAGAAAATAAAGTATCCTCTGACCCTCCCTTTTACTGTTATATATAATTTATTATAATGATAATACATTATTTTTTATTTTCAATAGTCATTTACTCGATAAAAAGGGAGGGTTCGTCCAAGGGAACCGTAGGTTCCCTGGATTAGGTTCCCTGGATTGGATTTATATAATTTCAACGAAATAATTAGTGGTACCCCTAAAAATTCTGAAAAAGAAATGGGGTCACTTTTTATTTTTGGACATTTTAAAAATGTCCAATTTTCAAAATGCGAAGAATAAATTTTACAAAAAAATGAAAAATCCATTTTTACTCGGAGATGCTTTAAATTCCAAAAAAATACTTCAAAATTTGTTACCATAAAATTTTTATAAAAATTCGTAGAAATTTTAGGCGTAAAATATCATTCCAATATAGGAATGAATTTTACGCCGTTTACGCCGAAAAAAACCCCAAAATTTTTATGTGAGAGTTGTGATTACTCTACGAGTAATAGTAAAGATTTTGATAGACATAAGCTCACTCGTAAACATAGGGCTCAGTGTCATGGAATGGAATGGAATGAATTTTACGCCAATGCATTAAAAACATATATTTGCAAAGATTGCGATTTTCAGTCTAGTAAATGCAGTGATTATACACGACATTTAAAATCAAAAAAACATGCAAATAATATAAACGTGATGGATAATAATAAATATACATGTCCGACTTGTAATAACGGATATAGTAGTAAATTCAATTTGAATAAACACCAAAAGAAATGTAATAATCCGAAAATGATAACAGATGAAAACTCCGTATTGACAAACGAATTAGTATTAGAATTATTGAAACAAAATAAAGATTTTCAAAATACACTAATAGAACAGAATAATAAAATCATAGAACTTTCCAATAAACCAACATATAATACTATCAATAATAATCAGTTCAATCTGAATGTATATTTGAATGAAACATGCAAAGATGCCATGAATATCGTGGATTTTGTAAATTCATTGAAATTAACAATTGAAGATTTTGAAACCACTGGTAGGTTAGGATTTGTGGATGGTATTTCCCGGATTATTATCAAAGAATTGAAAAATTTGGATACTGAAAAAATGCCAATTCATTGCACGGATTTGAAACGCGAAACATTGTACATAAAAGACAATGATAAATGGGAAAAAGAGAACGATGAAAAAAGACGGTTCAAATGGGCGATAAACCGCATCGCCCAATTGAATTTAAATCAATTGCAAAATTGGCAATTGGCATACCCAGATAGCGTAATAAACAATACGCCGGCGAATGAAAAATTCACAGAGCTGGCGCTGGTTGCTTTGGGTGGTCGCGGTGAAGAACAGGAAAATAAATTCCGTGAAAAAATAATGAAAAATGTTCTCAAAGAAGTGGTCTTGGATAAAAAAAGTATTGTGAAATAAATTCCAGGGAACCTACGGTTCCCTTGGACGAACCCTCCCTTTTACTCTTATATATAATTTATTATAATGATAATACATTATTTTTTATTTTCAATAGTCATTTACTTGATAAAAAGGGAGGGTGCGTCCGAGGGAACCGTAGGTTCCCTTGATTTATATAAATATTGCGTAATAATTAGTGGTACCCCTTAAAAATCGGAAAAAGAAATGGGGTCACTTTTTATTTTTGGACATTTTAAAAATGTCCAATTTTCAAAATGCGAAGAATAAATTTTCAAAAAAAAATGAAAAAACCGTTTTTACTCAGGGATGCTTTAAATACCAAAAAAATACGTCAAAATGTGTTACCATAAATTTTTATTCATTTTTTGGAAAAGGATTTTAAGCGATTTTTTTATTTCCAAATATAATAAAAATGGAAATGAAAAAATCGCAAAAATCGCAAAAAAATCAATGTTTTTATGAATGTAAAAGTTGCAACTATATTACGAGCAACAAATATGATTATACGAAACATACATTGACTGCAAAACATTTAAAACAACAAAAATATCGAGCAATGGAAATCGATGGAAATGAAAAAATCGCAGCGAATACATGCAGACATTGTATGAAACCATTTACAACTAAAAGTGGATTATGGAAGCATATCCAAAAATGTTCTATATCGAATGAAACTATCAATGAAATGGTCCAAGAAAAAGAAATCGTAGAAAATAAAGTAAACTCTGACTTATTCTTACAAGCAATGAATCGCACAAATGAATTACAAGAAGCATTTTTAGAACAAAATAGAGAACTTCAAAACAAATTGCTGGAAAAAGAAAATTACATCATAGAACAAAATAATAAATTATTAGAACTTTCAAGTAAGCCAATCAATAATACAATAAATACTATCAATAATAATCAATTTAATCTGAATTTATATTTGAATGAAACATGTAAAGATGCCATGAATATTGTTGATTTCGTGAATTCATTGAAATTGACGATCGAAGATTTCGAAACCACTGGGAGGTTGGGATTTGTTGAGGGTATATCACGTATTTTCATCAAGGAATTGAAAAATATGGAGATAGAAAAATTACCCATACATTGTACGGACTTGAAACGTGAAACCTTATATATAAAAGACAATGACAAATGGGAGAAAGAGAATGACGAAAAAAGACGGTTTAAATGGGCGATAAACCGTATCGCGCAATTGAATTTAAATCAATTACAAAATTGGCAATTGGCATACCCCGAAAGTATTATAAATAATACGCCGGCAAATGAAAAATTCACTGAATTGGCATTGGTTGCATTGGGCGGTCGAGGTGAAGAACAGGAAAATAAATTCCGGGAAAAAATAATGAAAAATGTTCTCAAAGAAGTGGTCTTGGATAAAAAAAGCATGGTGAAATAAATTCCAGGGAACCTACGGTTCCCTTGGACGAACCCTCCCTTTGTATGAAAATTTTATATTCCATAAAAAATTGAAATATTATAATAAAGGTATTATAAGTAATAATATACGCAAATAAATACAACAATTACAATGAATACTGTAAGACTAACCCCAGAAAATGTATTTCAATATATAGGTTATGACATAATATTTAAAACACGTAAAACCCATATAATTACGCGAATCGATAATGTATCTGCTACAGGAAAAACTATATATGTAAAACATCCAGATTTACAAGATAATTTGCAAATAGTATCAAGAATAATATACGTAATTTTATAAAATAACCGTAGGTTCCCTGGATTTAACGAAAAAATTAGTGGTACCCCTAAAAAATCGGAAAAAGAAATGGGCTCAGTTTTGAAAAAAGGACATTTTAAAAATGTCCGTTTTTCAAAATGCGAAGAATAAATTTTACAAAAAAAGTGAAAAATCATGTTTCACTCGTATATGCTTTAAATACCGAAAAAATACGCTAAAATTTGTTACCATATTTTTTTTATAAAAAAATGGGTCTAAAAATCCGATACTTTTTTGTTTCCAAATTCCTAAAATATGGAAACCAAAAAGTATCGAAAAATATGCCAAAAAAATACCCCATTATTTTAAACGAGACAGAGAGTGAAACTACAAATAATTCCATAAATGACACTACTCGTGAAAAAATTTTCAGTCAGGTGGAAACCAAAAAGTATCAGATGGAAACCAAAAAGTATCAGCGTTTTTTTTGTGAGAAATGCAAATATTCTACTACTATAAATAGTAATTATGAAAAACACAAAAATACTAAAAAACATTTAGATAATGTAGGTGCAGACCATATCCAGGGAACCTACGGTTCCCTTGGACGAACCCTCCCTTTCTAGTAAAAAAAGTAGGAAACAAAATTATATATGTAACTCCATATTTTGTAGTAATGACCTTTGAATTTCACTAAGTATTAGATAGACAATATCAATCAACAATATTACGTAGAGTAGATATTTACAAAGATACAAATTTTGTTTCATACATATGCATATATCATATATGATATCGAATGATATTTTAGAAATAGATAATAATGCATAACCAATTCCTGCAAATATTATTCCCATTGAAAATAGTAATAATAGGTTACCGCATAATTTTAATAAAAATTGGAGTATAAAGATTGTGTATAACATGTTTATGACTTTGAGAATATACTCATTTTATTATATTATTTAATACTCAATTTTTTAGCACTTCTAATTACGTTTGACAAATTCAATTGCTAATAAACTTCTAGTAATTTCTATGACAATTGCTAACATAGAGACAATAACTGTAACGTAAAATAAATAATAAGTTATGGTTTGGAACATACTTCGTGGTAAAGAATGATTATATTTGTCATAATCATTCTTTTTATTCAATTTTTCATTTTTCCTCATGGTTCTCCTTATTGTCCGTTTTTTCTATAATTTTTATACCAGAAATAGTTTTGGGTTTTGGTTGTCCTTCTTTTTCTTCGGCTTTCTCGTCATCCACAATTTCAAATTCCATTGTTTTGGCAACTTTCTTTTTGATATTTTGTTGTTGTATAAAATATAATCCCAGATTTGGTAAATTTGCCAAATGATTCATAATAGAATTATAGGTAACAGTCGTCAATAACGTATTCTCACCAGAGAACTTTATACTATAAAACCAATAAGGTGGAATATATAATACATATCCAGGGTTCACATCGAATTCCAAAAATTTCATTCTATCCATATCATGAACGTATTTTGACTGAGGTTGCCAAACATTCACCGGAGAACGGAATTCATAATTTTCATAATCTTTTATTAAATGGACGTATTTATGACTTCGCCATGGTGTCATTTTAATAGTTATTTTACCGGAATTAACGGCTACAAAGTGCCGATTGTTTGTATGATATCTTAATGGTGTAATACATTTATGAGAACCATACATGATATCGTATTTGGATTGTATTGTCATGGATGGTTTTAGTAAACTATCAATCTCTTTAAATTCTTCTATATATCCAGTTTCTTCTATAAATTCTTCATTGTTCTCCGTAAAATAAACCGAATTTGTATCAGTAGACATTAAGTTATGAGAACTTTGGTATGGTAAATATACATAATCTAAGCTGGCATCTACATTTAAATAGTCATTGATATCTTTAATTTTAACATCATACGTTCCATATTTGGAAAGATGGTCTAATGATATGTTCTCAAAATATTCAGGGAAAAAGGATTTTAATTCAAATAAAACGGGTTGTTTGACATCACATACTTCTTGTAAATGAGAATTGGTTGTGTAATCTAATTCATATATTTCTAAATCTTCACTTCGTTTTAATTGATGAGTAATATGAATATAGATAAAGAGAACCAATAGGAAAATGAGAACATTATAAAACATATTATATAAAATATATAATATGTATTTGTTTTGATTTTTCATAATGAACGAAAATTATTCAATATATTCAGGATGCTGATTTTTCCAACATGTTATTTCCATTTTTAAATCATTTTTTACGACTAAATTTCGCATATGGATGGTTTTCCCATTCGGATTTTTATTGTCATGTTCTTTTAAATAAAGTAATAATGCGGGTTTATCATAACAAATACCGTCTTCTATATCACAAATCGGTATCGTTATTAATTTATTTGTAATCGGACAGATATAATGTTCTGGTGGTTTTATGATTTCTGGTTCGGGTGGAGGTGGCGGAGGTATATTCACATCAGTCTCAATCGGAGTTTCCATAGCGGAATTTTTAGGAATAACGCGTAAAGATTCCAGATATGCCATATCTTGCTCTAACCTTATTCTTGCGTTCTCTTCATTTTGTTGTTTTCGTAATCTGGCGATTTCGGCTTGACGTTGTTGTTCTTCATCTAAAGCATGTAATTCATTTATGTATTCATTTTGTAATAATATTGCTAATTCTTCATCCATTTGTAACTGCGTTTTTTCAGTAATTTCTTCGTTTAAATCAGTAGGAAAAGCATTATCCATAATAAAATTATTAATATATATATAAACGATTATATTTAATTTTTTTTTTGTTAAATATGTTTTTCTAATTATAATATAACCTTATAATGGATATGTCATACGAACAATGTTTAATAAACCAAATTTTTTCAGTACAACATAAATTTGATAATGTATTGGGCGAAATGATATCGAATATATTTAATTTATATGATATAGATGGTGATGGTAATTTGGATTACGAAGACTATATTAGTTTTGTAAGTGATTTAATGTATATTTCTATATTGATGAATCGCATGAAACCCGGACAATATACGCTGAATAATGTATTGAAATTCGTGAAATGGACGGCAAAAAATATAGCAAGTAATTTATTTGTCGGTAACGTCCATTATTTACCTTATGATATGTTTTCAAAACGCATTATTTCCGCATTAACCGAACATTATACTTCAACATCTACGACCTCGCAAATGCATTTCGCATCATTATTGCCCGAATTTATGAATTTTTTTAATTATTACGTACAAATATCAGAACGACGAGGTTGGCCTTCCATATTAAGTATATCGGCAAATGAAACGACGCGACCACCAAGCGAACTTATTTCGACCGCTGTTTCTGAAATAGCAGAACAACCGGTGATTGAAGCGCCTACCCAACCTATCACCGTAGAAGAATCTATCCAAGAGCAGGTTGCAACTGAAATGGTTACCGAGCAGGTGATAGCAGAACAACAAACCCCAGCGCAACCAAGAGATATTCATTTTAATATGTTTAGTCAGTTTGATATGGATGAAAATGAAGAACCAGAATTTCCAACGCCAGAATTGCCCCCAGAAATACCGCACGAATTAGAAGTGAAAGAAGGTATTGTGATTAAATTGTCCGAAAAAGGATACGATATGATAGAAGGGGATTTGAATATAAATAATTATATATTTGACAATCCAGGAGAGAACATAGCGTTTCGAATAGGAGAAACATATTTTCTGACGAATCGTACGATAATAAAAACAATGGTAAATATTGGCGAAAAAGAGAATGCGATTTTCTTTGGATGTCAATGTGAAATTAAGGATGACTGGACGAGAATAGAAACTTGGGCGAGATTAGACCAGGTAGTCATTTCAGATATACCATATTTTAACGTCCAACATATTGGATTGCCTGTAAGATATGTATTGTTAAAAGATATATTAGCATTATTAAAAAGTGATTATAATTGTTTTTATATAGAAAGACCAGACCCGCCTGAATATATAGCGTCATTCGTAAGTGATAATATATTAAATCATGCAAGAGGTTCAATGTCAGGCGTCCATTGCCAGGACGGTCAACGGGATATTATATATCGAATAAAAAAATTTAAACCGCGGTTTACATTTTAATTTTTCTAGTTTTTATTCGTCGTCATTTATTTTAGGAGCTAAATAAAAGGTTATTTTGGATTTTTCATCACCTAAGGAGTAAGTAAGTTTCATAGGATAATCACGAGTCAATTTTATTTCAAGATCTTTTGCCATTTTAGCATACATGCAAATATTATGTAAATAAGATAAACTAAATGATAAATTGACCGTTTCACCTTCATTAATCGCAAATGAATCAATGTCTTCCATATTAATATTTACAGTCATTTTACCAGTGTCTTGACTCGTAGAACAAAGCGTAATTTCATCCTCACTACAGTTAAATTGTAAAGTATCGCCAAACATTTGTAATTGCCCGATAATGCAGGCAAAACTAATAGAATTTAATGTAAAATCAGCTTGACTTTCTATATCAGGAATACCCATCATTTCACTTTCAATTTCCATCAAAGGTATTTCAAAATGTTTATCAAAAATTTCTTTATTCTCACTATTAAAATCGATGTATAAAACGTCATTATTTTCTTCTTTATATGTAAGGCTAAGGGATTGTCTTTTATCACGAGCATTTAATACTTTAAATAATATAGTTGCGTGAATACCAATGCTAATATTTTGGGAAACTTCATATTTGTCAAACCAATAATTGGGTAATTCAATTTCAAATACTGATACGCGGGATGCATCCATGGCTTGTAAATACATTCTTTCATTTTCGAACATAATATTAATATGTTCTGTAAATAATTTTACATGTTGGAATAATCCAGCAAATATATCGGCTTTATCCGCGTTATGTATAAGAATATTCATTTATAAGTGTATAAATGAATAGTAGATTTCTATTTATTTCAATTTTGTGATATATTCAATAAAAGAATGATTATATGATTTTATAAGTTCCTCTGTATTTTTTTTATTATAAGTCACTATTTTGGATTGTACGCTTCTGTCTACAAATGGAGCAGCGAGAGCCATTATATTATCAAACATATTTGGAATATTATAAATATACATGTTGGTTAATCTATCTGAAAAATTAGATTGAGTTTGAAAACATAAATTACAAAAATCCATGATTAATGATTTATACCGTTCATAAGCAGTAATCGTAAAAGACGACAAATTAATATGTACGCTATATTTTTCAAAATATTGAATACAATAATTAATTAAATGATTAATATGGTTTATAATATTGTTATAATTCGCAGGATTTGCGAATACTTTAAATATTGTATAATCAAAAAAAATACTATTTGTGTTTGGTATAATAAATACGCAATTATTTAATAATGTATTAATGTCACATTTTTCACTAATTTCGGTAGCACAATCTATTTTTTGTTGTTTTTTGAAAAAAAAATTCTTTGGATTTTTACTATAAAATTCATTTTGTAACTGTTTTATTTTTTCTTCGTCCATTGCGTATAATTATAATCATAATATAATTTTTATATTATAATTTTTATATTATAATTTTTATATTATTATTTTACAATATTCTATTCTATCGCTGTTATAAAGTTCATTCACCAAACACTATAAACAGTATTATCGAATCTCGTTTTTTTTTCATTATCAATATTGCGTAAATTTATCTCTATCCTATAAAGTTCTTTTGCCGCACACACCGGACCCGTAAATGGAATAGCGTAAAAACTCGTTCCATACAATCCATACATCATTCGCGTTATATAAAATTTTGTAGGTTTGATTGGTAGCGTTGGCTCGTATAACATGATATCTTTATATTTTATTTTGTCTTTTCTGTAAATTTCTATATCCTTGTTATATCTCGCCATTTTAGTATCAAATACATTCGTATCCATTTCAATCTCAAAATCATATTCTTGGGTTCCGCGATAGAACCCTAATAAACACCAAGATAAGTAAACTCCTCCTAATATTTTATTTAATCGCATTGAATTCATATTATATGTAAGCAACCAATTATCTTTATGCTTTTTATGTAATGTTATATATAGTTTCAACTATATATAAATGAAGTATGTATATGCAGCACTTTATTTGAAATCATGGCTAAATTCTTGCTGGACTAATGATTTTAAATTAACACTTGTTAAATCAGCGGCATCTAAATCTTCTGGTTCAAAAGAAATATTTTCGGTATTTTCTGGAACTCCTAAATCTGAAAATACATTAATTCTTTCCTGTAATAATGTTTTGTTTACATCCATTGTATAACTTTGTAATTTTAAAACGATATCTTTCATATTATTAATTTCAGTAGCTAATAATTCAAATCTATTATTAAATTCTTCTAATAAATCACTAGGCAATGTTGCTTGATCTGGTGATGATTGTGTACTGGCATTAGATACAGTTGTTTCTTTGGATTCTTTTGCGAACTTTTCTAAATTCATTAATCTTCTATCAATTAAAGATATCACTTGGGGTAATGTTAATCCTGGTGCATTAATATTTTGTCCGGTTTGTTGTTGAGGTGAAGGTGTCATTCTATTTTGGGGAACTTCGGGAACTGGGTTTTGCTGTGGAACACCACGGCGTTTTCTAGCTGATGCAATTGCTTGACTCATTGTCTAATTATTTATAATATTATAAACTATTCTCTAAATAGTTATAGAACGAATATAATTTATTTACTAAGAAATTCATTTATCATTGGAAATATTGGTTCTATAGCTTTCGCACATGCTAATGCTACTTCGCGATGTTCTTTTTGTGTTCCATTGCCACTTCTTAATTGTATATAATGTACCCAGGACCTCAATGTACCATTCATATACATTCTGGATACAGTGATGCCCTCTGGCAATACTGCTCTGGCTTGTTCTTTAGCGATACCATTTTCCAACGCCCATGTATATATGGTCTGCGCTTCTTTGGCAAATTCACTTTGTTTTTCTTCCCATTCTTTTTGTAGTTCTTCATTGTTCGTTTCTATACTATTTTGACGGTTTTTAAGGTCTTGTATGCGGGCTTCTTTATATTCAAAACCTAAATCAGCTACCGCATATCGTTGTGAAAATTCTTGAAATGAAAAAGAACGATGTCTTAGAATTTGTCGGGCAATATCACGAGTGGTTTCAATTTCTAAACAAATGCTAACCATTTCTAATGGAGACCAATGTTGATGGTTGATTAAATATCTGATTAATTTTTCATTTGTTTCAGTATTGTTTTGATTGGATGGATTGGATACACGAGCACAGTAGGCTACAATATCTTGTAAATTTTTACCTTCAGGGGTTTGCGAATAACTGATAAGTTCAACTTTCATTATGGCATTTATCAAATATTATATTTAAGCGTTTTTCGAATAATATAATGTTTTGAGAACATCCTTGAGAATTCTTCAATGGTTTAGAAGATTATTTATGTTATGGAATATTTTTTCTAATGAAGATTATATATTATATTTTATAGAATGGAACAATTCGAGGAAGTAAAAATAGGCGGTGGAAATACATTTTTATCACATGTATTTTCATCAACCGAAGAAGGTAAAGCGGAAATATTAAACATTATTCAATATTCAACCATGGGTGTTGTACCCATTGTCATTTTAAATAAATTAATTCAACGATTTATACCAGAAGCTGATCCAGAAAAATCGACTTTGGAACTTTTAGTAGAAATATTTATCCAGTTAATTGTCATGTTTTGCGGTATTATCATAATCCATCGCGCAATTATTTATGCTCCTACATATAGCGGATTTAAATATGAATCATTAACATTGACAAATGTAATATTGGCTTTTCTAATCATTGTATTAAGTATCCAAACGAAATTAGGAATGAAAGTTAATATTTTAGTAGACCGCGCATTAGAGCTATGGAATGGTCCATCTAGTGATGATGGAGCCCCACGCAAACGCAACGTACGTACTAGTTCTCCAGTGTCTCAACATTCCCATAGCCAAGCTGATTATCTAGATAATTCGCAAGTCCAAAATGGTACATTTCCACCAGCACCAGTTGCCACCACTCGTCAAAATTCCGTCATGGAAACATATGATAATATGTTAGGCGGTTCAAGACAACCAGATTATGGAGTGATGATGGGTCCAATGGCTGCCAATAGCGTATTGGGTAGTTCGTTTGGCGCTAGTTTCTAAAAATATTATGTTTATGCGATATACACATAATATATTATACCATGGTTGCTTCAACTAATATAGGTTGTACTTCCACTGCTGCTTGGGGGGTTTCCATCAATAATTGATTTCTAAAAAATGCTTCATTGTAAATCCAATTTAACAATACATTTCGTAATTTATTTTCGGATATTTCATCATTGGCTATAATTTCACCCGAAATATCAAGATAACTACAATGAGTATGATAAAATTCGATAATAAATATTCTGTCTAGTATATCAAAAAATAAGTAATCGAAATCCACAATATCAAAATATTTGGAATGCAATGAAAAAATAGCCATAAACATCTGTTGTTTGGTATTCGCATTTGTTATATTATCAACCGTACGAATCACTAAATTTGTAAATCCAAATATGTTTAATAATTTTTGCCATGCGTGATTTATTGTATTCATTATAATTTTATTATATAACATGACTACATTTTTATGTTTCTTTTTTTAGTTTGTTTTTTCTGTTTTTTTCTTCCATATTTACAATATTGCTTTTGTGAAAACCCTTTTGGATTTTTACAATTTATAGATTTTTTGTATTTCATCGTCCATTTCCCACCTTTTTTGACATTCGTTGTTCGATTGTTCTTATTCATAGTATATATTATACATACATTTTACATTCAACTAAAGGCATTATTTATCTTTTATGAAATCCATTAAATTCAATAATTCCATTTTTTGCATAGATTGATTGAATGTATTTTGTTTATCCAAATTATTAAATAGATAATCAGTTCCTGGACTTCGTTCATTTTTTTTGATTTGTTTATAGACATTATTTATTTTTTCAATGACATTTTGTATCGTTTGTTTATTGGTCGTTAATTCAATATTTGTGGGTACTGTTTCAGTAAGTAATTCAACCGCAAAATAGAGTAAATACCTGCGTTTTTTACAAGATGCAGTTGTATATTTAATAGAGAACAAAGTTAATAATCCATTCATCAATTTATCAATAAAGGGGTTATTCAATAATGAATTATAATATAATAGGGCATCCCATAATATCCAAATAATATCTTTTGAATATTTATTTTCTACGTTTACAAATGGTCTTCTTTCACAATAACATGGTTCGTTGCGTTTTTTACATATGGCGTCAAATTCAATCATCCATTCAATCCAATAACAGGCAGCCAACATATTTTTGCGTTCGTTCGAAATATTATAAGCAAATTCATTCGTGGCAATATATAATTCTTTGGGGTCTTTGGGTTTAAAAATAGGTTCAATAAAATGGATATTTGGTGCAGTTAGGCGTTCGGTCATTTGGGTCATATCAAATTCTTCTTCGCGATTGATTTTAATGGTTTCCACCGCATTTTTTTTATTGGATATAGTGACTGTGCTGATAATTTCAGCAAATAATTTTCGCATGTCGTTACTGTTGCGCGTTTGTAATTCATTTAAAAATTTACCATTACTCATTATATTTTTGAAATTCTCGTACCGCAGTTGTAAATATAGAATAATTTTAGGATTACCTAAATGAATATATTTTCCGGAATAATATAATATACATTCCCAAATATCTATAAAATGACCGGCACATAATAATTCAGCACACCAATAACAAGCTGGTTCCACTTTCCCTTTTGCCATATTTTCCATTAATTGTTTTTTAACTTCGGTTTTTTTAAAATTGGAAAAAGAAAATCCTTTAAATTCACCAGGGTCACGTATATCATTAATTTCGCTATCGTTCATTTTTGATTTATTATAATAATTGAAAAAGTTTTATTATATTTTACGATAAAGAATTGCGATATATTGAATAAAAAATATAGAAATTAAAAACCATATTGTATAATAACATGAAAAAAAAAATTTTATTCACAAATAATTCTCATATATTAATCACTAAATATGGCGGTTATTCAAAACAATTATTTTATTTATTTAATATGTTTAAAGAATTTGGTTATGAAATATATTATTTATTTTATGCTTTTAAAATTGATTCTAACGACGACCATAAAAAATTATATTCATATTTTGATTTAAAATCATTATATGAACGTTGTAATTTCTCATCTGATGTTGAAGTGCTAGATGATGAAATGTTGAAAGAAATATCATATTTTTCAATACAAAATGAAGGAAATATTGTGGATATAAATCTAATAAATGAAATCATAGATAAATATAAAATAGACATGTTTTTTTGTTTGGGAGACGCATTTGTCTTTGGTTATAATAAAATAAATAGCCAAATTATTGTGCCGAGTTATTATTGGTATCCTTGCCATTATTTTCCCTTATGTAAATTAGACATAAACGGCATGAACTGTTTTTCTAATATATTATCATTATCTCCATCCATCAAATACGAATTGGAAAAGATTTTTCCTTATAAACAAATATATTATTTACCACATATTGTAGAAAAAGTACATATTTATAAATCAAAAGCTGAAATACGCGAAAAATGGAATATCAGTATGGATAAAAAAATAGTATTAATTATAGCCCAACTCGGGGATGGAGGAACTGTATATTCAATAACTAATAGAAAAGCCATAGACGCAAATTTGATAGCCTTTCATAAATTGAATGAAAAATATAACGATACTTATTTATTTTTACATACATTAGCGAATAAATATACCCCTGATTATCCATTAGATTCTTTATTAAAACACTTGAAATTGAATTCTGAAAATTTTAAATGGAATAAAAATAAATTACAAGAATTAGAATTACATGAATTATATAAAATGTCAGATATTTATGTTTGTTGTTCTAAAGCAGAAGGATTCGGTGTTCCTATATTAGAAGCGCAGCATTATGATTTGGATATAATAACCAATAATTTTGTATCAATGTCCGAACATAATTTTCAAAATAATACAATAATGCCATCTACAAAAGAACGCCATTATCATTTGGATTCTGATTGGATTATGACATCCAGTGATAATTTATTTAATAAATTGGAAGAAGTTTATTTACATAGAAATCAACAAAAAATAAAAAAATCAAATTGGATTTCAGAAAATCTTACGGATTATAATAATATAAAACAAAAATTATATAATATTGTAAATAATGATATGTTTAATAAGTGATAAAATATTTAATATAAATAATGAAAATGAATACAATAGTAAATTATTAGATGAATTATTGGTGCTATGCAAAAATAATAGTAACAACGATATTATAATATTATTTATACTAGACGTGCCACGTGAATATGAGATATATGAATATCTATTGGAAACAGATATATATTTATATACACAATGGCAGTTGTTTTATAATTATTTGAAAGAATATAAAATTATAGTTACTTCAAAGGAAAAATCTATAACATTATTACAATTTGCAAAAAAAATATATTATTATTGTAAAAAAACAAATATATATTACTCAACTGAAATAAAAGGAAAAAAAACACTCTATTTGAATGAATACGACAATGTGGATGAGAATGATATTCACTATTTTGATAACATAATATGTGACAATAATTTTCAATCAAATGAAAATGTTGTATTTAAAAAATGTAATTTTGGTAAAATTATTCAATTCAAAAAAACAAAAATACAACTTCGTAAAGAAAACCACATTACGAATCAAAACGTTATATTTATAAATAGTAGTGATATAGATTTAAAAAAAATAGACAAAATTATTTATGCTGTTAGTGAATTACAAAAATATAATATTTTACTAATTATTTATATGCCGAATTATATAAATTTTAACGTAAATGTAAAGAAAAGTGATTTGACGATAAACCATAATGACGAATTGATATATAAATATATAAATAGAGAGGTTAAACTAGATAAATCCGTATTAGAAAATAATGAAGAAGAATTACAAATAAATATAAATTTACCAAATGATGCCATAATTAATTATGATGCTATAGTAAATTTATTAAAAGAACAAAAATTAAATTATTCGTTTATAAATCATTATATACCACTCAATGAAATAGTTCAATATATTTATATGTCTGATATTTACATACCAATAACAAATGATTTTAATTATATTTCGCTGATATCGCAAAAATGTGAGACGTATACTATATTTACGAATGATAGTTATAATTCACAAGAATATTGTGTTTATGGAGATATACCAATGTTAGTTTCAAAAGATTATTATTTTAATATTTCAAATCAACGCATAGAAAAAATATTAAGAGTTGATGATATTAGACAATCTATTGAAACGTATTTGAATAATAAAAATAATCCGGAATTTATTTATAAAAAAGAATTTTGTCATTTTTTATTTTAATTATTCATTCTATTAAAATATAGAAACAACATTTTATAATATATATTATTATGAAATATATTATAAAATTATTTTCAGACTTTACAACCCCTACAGAATTAAAAAAAATGTATGAAAATATTTGTCAAGTGGATAAATTAGATTATTATGGTAAAGATAAAGAAATATACTTAACAGATGGTGAGGATTATACTCATGTATTGATTTTGAATAATGCGACTCCTGAATTGAAAAATATTCCAAAAGAAAACGTAGTTGGTTTGGCGAATGAGCCTCCGGTATATTTAACGAGAATGTTTACTTATAATCGTTTTATAGAATACGCAAATGCAAATATTCATAAATATTTTATGGGCGACAATAGTTTACCAGCACCATTTATTGAAAAATATTCTTATATGTTACATATGGCACCATTACCATATATTCCAAAAAAAAATAAATTTATGTCAATTATAGTAAGCCAAAAATCATTGTCTATACCTGCAGTAGGTTATAAATATAGATTAGAACTATTGACATATATTTTAAATTCAGAATTACCAATTGATATTTATGGAAGAATATGTAAATCAATCAATAAACCCGACGAACGTATCAAAGGTGAATTTAAAGATTATGAACCTTATGAAAATTATCAATTCCATATATGTATTGAAAATTTTATGACGAATGCATATGTATCTGAAAAAGTAATTAATCCATTATTGACAAATACAGTTCCGATTTATCTGGGTTGTCATAATATTGATAAATATTTCGGTGATAATGTTATAAAAATGACTGGCGATTTACAGAAAGATATTATGTTAATCAACGATATTGTAATTAATCCAGAAAAATATCAAAAAAATATAGATATGGAATTTATCAAATCGAAAACATCTTTGATTCAAAATATTAAAGAAATTTTTGCTTAGGTTGTTTCTTGTCTATTCCGTTATAATGCGGGGTACAATATTAATCGTCTGTAATTCTTGTGCCATTAATTTATAAGCATATGGTATTTCCACTTTGGCAAAATCTGTTTTATTATCACAGTTCTTACACAAATGTATAGTGAAATCATTGTTAGTATACATTTTATTTTTGTCACCATCATTGTATGACGCAATAATTCCACATTTTCTACATACATGTACGCTATATTTATCGGATACATCGTATAATCTTTCACGACAGAATTTTGACATACCATGAGCGATCATTACATCACGTTCCATCTCTCCAATTCTGAACCCACCATCTCTACTACGTCCTTCAGCGGGTTGTCTCGTTAAATTTACCATCGGACCTATGGCGCGACTATGTTGTTTATCATTTACCATGTGCTTTAATCTTTGGTAAAATACAGGTCCAATAAATATATTTGTTTCTAGTTGTTCGCCAGTTAATCCATTATATAATAATTCATTGCCATAACTTTCATATCCTAATTTTTGTAATTCAGTGGCGATGGTTTGTACGTCCAAATTTCCAAAACTGGTTCCATCTCCAAATAATCCTAATTCCAAAAGCACCTTGCCTAATATCGTTTCTTTTAATTGTCCGATTGTCATACGGGATGGAATTGCGTGAGGATTAATAATAATATCGGGTCTAATTCCGTCCTTTGTAAATGGCATATCTTCCTCTGGAATAATATTACCACAAGTACCTTTTTGCCCGTGACGTGAAGAGAATTTATCACCAAAAACGGGCTTTCTCAACGTTCTTACACGGACTTTTGCGAAATTATATCCATCACCATTTCTACCAGTGAAATTCTTATCAATATATGTGTCTTCGGTGGTACGAAATGTTTTGCTCTGATCTTCATATTTGATAATTTTAGTAGGATCATTACGATTTTCCTTGATTGGAATCGTTTTCGCTATAATGACGTCATGATTTTCTACCAAACTATTTTCTTCAATAAAACCATCCGCATTTAATTTTTCATAATTTCCGAATTTAATACCTTTTGTTTTCGACGCATCTGGTTTACATCTGATAATCTCATCACGAATAATGTTTTTGTCTTCATCTTTTTCGGTGTGGTAAATGGTGGCTAAGAATAATCCACGGTCAATAGAACCTTTATTGACAAGGACACTATCTTCCTGATTGTAACCAGTATGTGACATAATTGCCACATGAATTTGTGTTCCAGAGGGTATATTATTCAAATGTATGAAATTCATAAGTCGCGTATCTACTAATGGTCTGGAAGGGTAATTTAATACATAGGCTGTTTTATCCATACGTTTATCATAATTCGTACAATAAACGCCGATTGCTTGTTTACCCATGGCTGTTTGATACGTGTTTCTGGGAGCTTGGTTATGCTCTGGAAATGGAATACATGATGCTAATACGCCGAATATTGTACTGGGGTGTATTTCACAATGACTGTAATTAAATTTGAAATTGGGGTCTTGTAAATAATTATCTTTGCATTTCATTGCAATCATCGCATGGTTTTGTTCTTCGGGATCAATATATTCTATGACTGATTCTTTAATTTTACAATTGGTTAATAAATCACTCCATGATAGTTCTTTTGAAACCAACATATCGGTGATGGTTTTATCAATGAGTGCTTTATTATCGCGCACTCGTAATACTGGTCGAGTTAATCTACCGCCATCATTACATACTTTAATTTCTAATAATTTAAAATCAAAGATAATAGAGGTATAAATATTAATAATTCCTTTGTGTTTTTTATCTTTTAAGTCGTTGTATAAATCCATAGGTCTTTCGGTAACACCTAACCAACAGCCATTGATAAATACCTTCACTTTATCAAATAGGACTTCCGATGGTGTTTTGTCAACATACATGATATATGGTTTGATATATTCATATAGTGAAGAACTATTGGTTGGTATAGTAATATGACCCAAGTAACTAATATTTTTCACCACACCAATAGACTGCCCTTCTGGAGACTCAGCACAGCATAAGAACCCCCATGTTGTGTTATGTAATTTACGCGGTGCGATTAATTCACCACTTTTCTCTAATGGAGTATTAATTCGGCGCAAATGACTTAAACTGGCAACATATGTAAGACGATTCAATACTTGTGCTACGCCAACCTTACTACTATTTGATTGTTTGATACTGAAATCACCAGTAGCAAGAGCGCGGTTGATACCATTTTCAATGGTGGTAGATTTTAATATTTTATATATATTTGTCATGTTAATTATATTTTCATAATCATCAGTGGAACGCCATGAACCATTATTGATTTCACGTATGACTTGTTTTTGCATTTCTTTTACTAATTTATTGAAATAATTACGAAATAAATTGTTTAATAATGTACCCGTTAATTCAATGCGTTTATTGATATACGAATCACGGTCATCCGGAGGTAACCATCCTAAACTGGTTTGTATTAATTTTTTTGCCATATAACCCAATAAATATAATTTTTGTGGAAGTGTTTGACAATGGGGGAACAAATCATTATCCAATACTTCGATTGTAAATTCGCGCTTCTTCCTGGCGCCCGTTTCTTTATCCATATTTAATGGTGTGAAAGCAGCCGATGCAGTAATATGTCTCAACGCATCTTCTTGTGTCATATATTTATTTGCGTCAATAATAGAGGCTTGTAAACATTGTAATAATTCCTGATTTTTGTTGTCATGAATATTTAACACGATATGTTGGCAAATTTCTTTATCGGAATGAATACCCAACGCGCGGAATAAGACAAATAATTCAATTGGATTTTTGATTCGGGGAATAGATACGTATAAACCATGTCCGAAACCATTGTTTTTACTGGCAATCATCATTTCAACTTGTTTGGGAGAAATACATTTGAAATCCGGAACTGATTTAATTTCCGCAAACCAATTCCATTTGGTCGTATTCTTACCATCAAAACAATAGACGCGATTTTCAGCGGCGCGTTCTTGTCCCAAAACCGTTTTTTCGGAACCTTTAATAATGAAATATCCTCCACAATCCATCGTACATTCACCAGTATAATGTGGATGAATATGTTTATTCTGGGTTAACGCGCAAATAGACGATTTTAACATGATGGGTAATTTTCCAATATTGATTTTGGGTAATACTTTTTCAATAATTTGTGGATTATCCATATTTTCATTATTACGAATCACATATTTTAAATTAATATCAATTGTCATGGTAGAAGCATAGGTAAAATTGCGTAATTTCGCTTCTTGTGGTAACATCATTTTCGTTGCTCCATTATTTTCATGAATTTGTGGCGGATATAATTTAAAATTCGTAAAGGATATAAACAATTCCAAAGAATATTTATCGTGACTTGCGACATAATCATTTTCAGAACGTACAGTTACCGGATTAAACATTTGTATTGTTCGCTGAACTTGATAATTTACGAAATGGTTGTATGATTCTATTTGGTGTCTTACTAATCGTTCCAAATGTTGACCTTGGAAATAGGATTCAATAATATTATATGGTTCTTCAATATAATTGCCCATATGGGCTAATACGCCTTTTTCAATGTCATTTATTTCAGAACTGATTTTATCCATACATTTTTCCATATCATTCATAATTGTTTCTTCGCTGATAATATTTTTAATCAGTTCCGTGCTTTCATTTTGCTTACCGTTTTTTTCCTTTTTTGTTCTTGGTTTTTTAGTTTTAGTAGTAGATGAATTTTCAGTAGAGGGCATGGTTTGTTCTATTTGATAATTCATTCGCGATTGTGGTTATAATCGCTTATTAATATAATTATAAATTCAATTTTTTAACCCATTTACAAAAAGAGTGCGTTTTTGGTAGTGAATATGGTTAAAGTATAATATTTTAGTAATAATTATCTTACTATAATATATAGAGATAAATGAGTCGTGTTTTTAGAACTTTTGAAGATTATAAAAAACACCCAGATTATAATAAATGTTTAGATAAATGGTCGGAAAAATTTCTGAGTATGCTTAAAAGCGTATTTAAAGTTAAACCTTCACAATATAAACGCTATTTTGGTGTTGGAGAAGAAATGGGTATGGCGGCTTTTCGTAGACACCGATTGTCAGAAAATCCAAACATAACATTTAAAACAGTTCAAAACCATCCAGAAATACCTTGGGATTTTGAACGTTTAAGTATAAATCCAAACATTACATGGGAAATCGTTCAAGAAAATCCAGATAGACCTTGGAGTTATAGATTTTTAAGTGATAATCCAAATATTACATGGAAAATTGTGAAAGAAAATCCACACCCTAACCCAAACTTACCACCAAATGATCCAAAGAATACTTGGGATTACAAATTTTTAAGTAGAAATCCAAATATAACATGGGAAATCGTTCAAGCAAATCCACACCCTAACCCAAACTTACCACCAAATGATCCCAATAATACTTGGAGTTATTCTTGGTTAGGTGAAAATCCAAATATTACATGGGAAATCGTTAAAGCCAATCCACACCCTAACCCAAACTTAGCAGCAAATAACCCCAATAATACTTGGAGTTTTGGAAGTTTATCCGTTAACCCAAACATAACTTGGGAAATTGTACGAGCAAATGTTAATAGAGACTGGGATTATATGGGTCTCAGTAAAAATCCAAATATCACTTGGGAAATTGTAGAAGCAAATCCATTTCCTGATCCGAATGACGATGAAAATACTTGGCACTTTGGATTTTTAAGTGAAAATCCTAATATCACTTGGGAAATTGTTGACCAACATCCCGAGCATGAGGACGATAATTATGAAGGAGATGATTTTATTGACGCAGAGATACAATCTTGGAATTATGATGCTTTAAGTGAAAATCCCAATATTACTTGGGATATTTTTATTCAAAACCGGGACAGACCTTGGGATTTTCCATACTTGAATTTAAAAAAAGACCGTGAAAAATATATTATGTTTTGTCTCAACAAAGACCGTTACAATACAAGAAAAGCTCTGATGCCAACAACTAAGGAAGAGTTAATTACTGGTGAACCAAATGAAGACCGTACAAAAAATTTAGAGAAAAAAACCGTAAATGAAGTTTTTGGAAATCCAGATCTTATGAGAAATATAATGTCAACCCTAGGTGGGGGTAGAAAAACAACCAAAAAAAGAAAAAACAATAAAAAATCAAGAAAGAGTAAAAAATTTAATATTGCCCAAATCTAACGATATTATTGAACGACTAGAATACATCTTGATTTACAGCAACGATGTTTACGAAAAATGCGATGTTGTTAGAAAAATATATATTTTTGAAATTATAATAAACACAACGTACGTTATACATACAGTGTTCGGTAAAAAATAATGGGGGACAATTCAACAAAATTTGTTGATTATTTGGATAAGTATAAATCACAACGACAATGTCGATATGTAGATTATTTGAATATGTTGAACTTGATAAATTTGAATTATGATATGAACCATATAGCGGACAAAAGTTATATCGGGAATCATTTTCAACCCATAGGAAAAAATGACGATAGTTTTTATACTACATATTCGGCGTCTAAATGGAATACAACAACACCAGTCGGAAATGATAAACATAAAGAAAAAATAAATATAGATAATTTATACACATTATGGCAACAAGAACATACGGTAGATATTTCAATCAATCATCTGGAACCTATTAGAGAACCTGAAAAAACAAAATTTATAAAAATAGATAAAAAAGTAGGTAGTATTAAAGATTTATTAGAGATTATAGAACAAAATGAATATGCAGCAGATACCGAATATAATATTGATTTGAAATCATTACATAATATTAAATCCGAATTGACCGAAATGAATAATATGATTGGTATGGAAGAAATGAAAAAATCGGTATTAGACCAATTATTATATTTCGTACAAGAATTACATGTAGGTAAACAAATTAGCGAATTCAAACATACAGTGATATATGGTTCTCCTGGAACGGGTAAAACTGAAATTGCCAAAATTATTGGAAATATGTATTCCAAATTAGGTATCTTAAAAAACAATGTCTTTAAAAAAGTAACGCGTAATGATTTGATTGCTGGATATTTAGGTCAGACCGCAATAAAAACTCGCAAAGTAATAGACGAATGTATGGGTGGAGTATTATTTATTGATGAAGCGTATTCATTGGCGAGTCAAGAAAATAATGATATATATTCAAAAGAATGTTTAGATACGATATGTGAGGCATTGAGCGACCATAAAGATAATTTAATGGTTATTATTGCAGGTTATGAAAAAGAATTGGAGGAAACATTCTTTCGGGTAAATCGTGGGTTAGAATCACGTTTTATTTGGAGATTTAAGATGGAACCATACAATGCAATGGAAATGATGAAAATTTTTAAGAAAAAGGTTTTAGAACAAGAATGGGAATTTGAGAACGTGGATGATATAAAAGAAAAATGGTTTGCTGAGAAAAAGGAATTATTCAAAAATTTTGGCAGAGACATTGAACTCTTATTTACATATAGTAAAATCGCCCATAGTCGTAGAATTTATGGTAAAGAAAAAGAATTACGTAAAAAGTTATCGGTTGAAGATATGAATACAGGGTATGAGACATTTTTGAAAAATAGAAATTCGCAAAAGGAGAACAATCAATTCATACATACTTTATTTATTTAGGAATTTATTAGTTTTCATACTATATTTAATTTCGTTTGATGTAAATATAGTATATATATTAAAATAATTAAAAATGAGTGAAAAAAGAACGATTACCATAAATCCTGATTTTTTAAAATTAAGTTCAGGTGGCACTCGTAAGAAACCGCCGAAAACAGACGGCGCTAAAATTAAAGTAAAAAACGACGCTCCAAAAAAACGAGACAATACATTGAAAAAAAAATCTATTTTACGCATGATTCGTCAGCATCAGGAAGATAAATATAAAAAATTATTTGAGAACAAAAAACCAGCCGCCGCCGATATGAAAAATAAAGTGTCTGATATAAGTGATTTTGACAGTGATTTTGAACGATCTAAAAATTATTTATTAGAATTGGCAGAGACCACAAAGGCAAGTGAAAGTCAAATGAATAAAACGTTGAAACAATATCCAAACCAGCAACCAGAGTCTTTATTGTTTAGTCCAAGTGTGGATGTATTGGAAACGGTAAATATGGATTTGACAAACATTGCGAATTCTACACCAGTGACAATTACACCTCCTAAACCAAATTATATTGCGCCAACGTATGGTTGTTTAAAAAATGGTTCTTTGCCTACATATCGCAATTTGATGGGTACTCAAAAAAACTATAATTCCATGTCAAATATGCCTATCCAAATAAATAACCCAGTACATATTCCAGCTATAACAAATGTCCCTTCAATCGCGTTGACCTCGCCGAATATTTCAAATAATACTATGAATACAGTCTTCCAAAATAAGTTTCAAGAAAAAATAAGTGAGAACATGAAACGAATGAATGAAACCTCACAAGTGATGGCAAAATTAAATGCAATCAAAAATAATAAATATAAAAAAATTGCGAAACAAAAAAAGATAATAAGGAGAACCTATAAAGCAGGAAAATCAAAAGTATTGCCAAAAGTATCGGTACTCGTATCGAATCGTACGATGCGAAACAATATAACTACAAAATCACAATTATTAAAACAGGACCCGATTGAAGATATAAAAAAATATCTAATAAAAAGAGGATTTATTAAAATTGGGTCGACCGCACCAAATGACGTATTGCGTAAAATGTATGAAAGTGCGGTTTTAATATGTGGCGAAGTTCAAAATCATAATCCCGACAATTTATTATATAATTTTTTGAATGATACGAGTGATGTCAAATAAAGAGCATATACAATAATAACCCACTGGTGGTTACTGTCAACAATGTTACAAATGTATTTATGTTTCCAACATATTTGTCTAACATTATATTTGTAAATTCCCTTTTGTAATTTGGTTTATTCGCATTTATATAGTTGTTGTAATGATAATAATCATTTTCGCCATACATTTGTTTATGTTGTTCTTCGTAATGGTTTAAATAATATTCTGAATTTGTTTGGCAAATTTTTTTCATGACTAAACTATAGTTCTGATGTTTAATGGGAGGTATATTGTTATTGACATCTAATTCACAAAAATGACCGTAATCATCATTATTATTATCAATATTTTTTATTGGGTTCATATTTTCATATAGTAAAATAAGATTTGTTTTTTATCTTATTCTTTCATTGAACTTCAAATTGAAGTTCAATTTTACACCAATAACTATAAGAAAAGTAATATAAACATAATACAATATAATTATAAGACACAATTTTATAATTATTGATACGTTAAATGAGTAAGAAGAAAGATGAATCTGAACCAGTGGAAACGAATAAAATTACAAAAGAATACTTTGATTTATCCAAAGAATATACCGCTAAATATGGCAAGGAAACAATTGTATTATTACAAGTTGGTGCGTTCTTTGAAGTGTATGGTTTAAAAGACGAAGCCGGTAAAATTACCGAGAGTAATATTGAAGAATTCGCGAATATGTGTCAACTCAATATTGCGGATAAAAAATTGGTATATAACTCAAAACAAATCGTGATGGCGGGTTTTAGAGATTATGCTTTGGATAAAAATTTACAGAAAATTACTGAATATGGATATACTGCAGTCGTTTACGTCCAAGAAAAAGATGGTAAAAATATAAAACGATTATTACATGGCGTTTTTTCAGCCGGAACTTATATTTCCTGTGAAACCGATAGTTTACCGCAAATTACAAATAATATCATGTGTATATGGATTGATAAATATGCGCCATTAAAAAATCTAGGTTCTCAAATGAATTCGACCAATATTCGCGAAACAATTATTTATGGAGTAGCCACCACGAATATTTTTACTGGCAAATCGAATATTTTTGAATATCAAACGCCATTTATTTTAAATCCGACGACATTTGATGAATTGGAGCGACACATATCGGTATATTCTCCAAGTGAAATTTTATTTGTATCTTGTTTAGACTCACAAACGAACCAGACCATTTTGAACTATTCGGGCATCAAAACCACCAGTATCCATATATATGATAGTAATGATGTCAAAAATACAAGCGTTTTTAATTGTATGAAACAAAAATATATCAACCATATTTTATCCACGTTTTACGGTGAAGATGCGATGAATATTTGTAAAGAGTTTCAGACGTATTCACTTGCTACTCAATCGTTTTGTTTTCTATTGAATTTTTTACAAGAACATAACCAGAATTTAGTAAATAAAATTTCTATACCCGTTTTCAATAATACATCGGATAGAATGGTATTGGCGAATCATACCTTGAAACAATTGAATATTATTGATGATATGTCAATGGATGGTAAAAATTCCGGACAATTATCTTCGGTTCTCTCTTTATTAAATAAATGTTGTTCTCCAATTGGACGTCGCATGTTCCAATCGCAATTATTAAATCCAACCACCGATGAAGAATGGTTGACGGCTGAATATAATATCATAGAGACTATATTGGATGAAAAGAACAATTATTTTATTGAATTTTTCCGTAAACAAATCGGACAGATTCGAGATATTGAAAAAATTATCCGACAAATCGTTTTGCATAAAATTTATCCATCCTCTATTTACCAACTCTATAAAAGCATTTTTATAGTAAAACAAATCAATACATGTTTAGTAGAGAATCCAGAAATTTGTAGTTATTTATGTAATGATATGAATATATCACCAAGCCAATCCGCATTTCAATATATAGATACGATTGCATCACAATTATTGACATTTATGGACGCGCATTTCAATATAGAAGAATGTAAATTACTCAATAGTATGTCAAATTACGAACAGAATATTATAAAAACGGGTGTTTCGGTAGAATTAGACGAGTTAATCTCCGGACAACAAGAAAAAATAGCGATGTTTGAATGCATTAAACATAAATTAAATAAATTAATACACGCAAACGGACAAAATCCCGATACGGAATATATAAAAACGCACGAAACCGAAAAATCGGGATTATCTTTACAAATTACGAAAACCCGTGCTACTTTATTGAAAAGTATTATTAAAAAATTATTGGAACAAAGTGCAGATTCGGTAATTACGTTGAATGAGTTAGGATTAGAAACAACTGATAAACATTTACAAATTTATTTACGAGATATAAAAATGACGAATGTGTCTACGAACGCAGAAGAAATAGAAATACCATTGTTGAATAAAATTTGTAAAGAAATGATCCAACATAAGGAAAAAATAAATACGTTAATGGGCGAAACCTACGTAAAAATACTGAAAAAAATAACAGAGGAATTATTCGGTGATTTAGAAATTATGGTAAAATTCATCGCTAAAGTAGACGTATTACAATGTAAATCATATATCGCTCAAAAATTTAATTATTGTAAACCTGAAATTATGGATACAGGTTCTCAAAAGTCGTTTGTAAATGCAGTGAAACTAAGACATTGTTTAATTGAACGAATACAACAAAATGAATTATATGTAACCAATGATGTCATGTTGGGAAAAGAAAAGGACGGTATGTTATTGTATGGTACTAATGCGGTGGGTAAGACGAGTTTTATTCGGGCTTTGGGTATTTCTATTATCATGGCTCAATCTGGAATGTTTGTACCATGTTCGCAATTTCAATATAAACCGTATACTGCGATTTATTCACGCATATTGGGAAATGATAATATTTTTAAAGGGTTGTCTACTTTCGCAGTAGAAATGTCGGAATTGCGGATCATATTAAAAATGGCTGACAATAACAGTTTAATTTTGGGAGACGAGTTATGTTCGGGCACAGAAACTGAAAGTGCGTTGAGTATTTTTGTCGCAGGTTTAATGGATTTACACTCCAAACATAGTTCATTTATATTTGCCACACATTTTCATGAAATTATTCATTATGATGAAGTAAAATCACTGGATAGATTATCTTTAAATCATATGTCTGTTCTTTATGACCGTGAACGAGATTGTTTAGTGTATGACCGTAAATTGAAAGATGGACCCGGAACAAAGACTTATGGATTAGAAGTATGTAAATCTCTTTATTTGACCGATGATTTCTTAGATAAAGCATATGCAATACGAAATAAATATTATCCGGAAACACAAGGTGAATTGGCGAAAAAAACGACCAAATATAATGCGAATAAAATACGAGGCATATGTGAAATATGTAAAGTGGAAATGGGAGAAGAGATACACCATTTACAAGAACAACATGAAGCCGACGAGAACGGTTTTATCGGACATATTCATAAAAATAATATGGCAAATTTAGTAAGTATTTGTAAAAATTGTCATGATAAGATACATCATGATAATTCAGGTAAGACTGAACCAAAATTACAACGGAAAAAAACTACTAAAGGATATATGATAATTTAATGCGGACAATTTCCGTAGCATTTGCCATGATAATAATAAAAGTCGCGATTTTTAACAAATATATCAGCAAAATTGGATTTCATAATAGGTCCACTTTCATTACCTGCAACACATTTAGAACCACCTAATAAAACACAACAAGACATTGACGCACATTTATCGGGTCGTGTAGCATTGCATACTTCTTCTAATTTGATAGGACTATCTTTATAATATTCACATTGACCGCCCATTATAGAAGCGGTATCCATATATTTTCCCGTATTTGCTTCACCTGTTGTTTTGCTTAAATAAATACTATCAGCGTAATTCGGTACATATGTAGACGCACCAAATTTAAAGGAACCAGGTTCATAGTATATTGTTGGACCTTCTATGTCTTTTGGAACTAATATTTGATTTCCAGACGCATCATATGTCGTAATTGTGTCAGAAAGTAAACTATAATTGGTTGAATTATTTAATAATGTTGTAGCATCAGGATGATAAGTTATATCTAAATTATCTTTATTGTATCTATAATTAACATTCGTATTGCCATTTGTAGTAAAAGTATTTCCATCAATGTACGAATTTCCTGTTACGTAACTATTTCCATCAATATATAATTTGCTTGTATTTGCTATATCATTTATATATGAATTACCATGTTGAGTAACCACTCCATCTACTTCGGAATTTTGTGAATAGGAAGAATAATATCCCTCTTGTGTTTTATAAAGCAAAAAGTATATTGCTAAAAACAAAAATAGTATTGAAAGAATAAGAATCATTTTTAGTTTAGAGTCCATCTAATAAATCATTATATATTATTTTGCTGTAAAAAATTGAATAAAATAATATATGAAAAAATAAAATAAAACTTATAACTATATAATAACAATAGAATGATAATCCCAATTAAATGTTTTACCTGTGGCAATGTTTTAGCCGACAAATATCGTTTTTATTTGGCAGAAGTACGCCGCATTAAAATGGCAAATGGCGCGAAAGTAGATAAAGTTGTATATTTATCAAAAGAAAATATGGAAAAAACACCGGAAGGAAAAGTATTAGATGATTTAGGTTTACATAATGTTTGTTGTAGAAGACATATGTTAACACATGTAGATATTGAGTAGGTTAGAATATTGATTGAAAAAGATACATAACATGCATTTTTAAATTTAGGACATTTTTTTCTGTATAAATATATATCAATATGAAAGTAACCGGTTTAAGAAATCTATGTACACCATCGTACGTTTATTTAGTTATTTCAGTCATAGCAGTTATTATTATGGCTATACAAAACTATGGTAATATGAATACTTATTGTGTTGGTTCATTGACCTGTGCGGTAGGAAGTACAGCATTAGTATTTGCTATTAAAATTCTTTATATTTTATTTTGGACTTGGATATTGAATCTAATATGTAAAGCCGGCGTTCCACAATTGGCGTGGTTTTTAGTATTATTGCCATTTATTTTATTTTTTATACTTATTGCATTAATGTTTTCGGCAAATTAAGAATTACATATTATAATATATCATTGCATATTATAATGTCAACATCGAATAAATCTATAAAATTAACAAAAACGAAATCGAAAAAGAATAATACAAAAAAAATAAAGAGAACATTGGACGAAACAATTGAAAAACCGATACTACATGGGGAAATGATAGAAGAGAAAGACGGCTGGCATATCGCCCATATTTATGGTAATCCATATGAGAGAGGATTCGCGCATGGTTATTTATTTAGAAACCAATTTAAAAAGGTTCTCAAAGTATTTCCATTTATTGTGAAAATAGATTTCAAAGTATCATTGAGAACATTTATCAATAAATGCAATACGTTAATCAAACCAAAAGTAAAAAAACATTTTCCCGAATTTTACGAAGAGATAAAAGGAATTTGTGCGGGATTGAAATATGGTAATATAGATGTTTCAGTTGATTATATAATCGCCTGGAATTCCATTATGTCAATGTCCGAAATATTTGATAAAAATTTACAACGGTGTAGTGCTTTTATTGCTTGTGGAAATTCCACTGAAAAGGGTGATATCGTGATGGCACATAATACACATAGTGATTACGCTACCGGACAATTATTGAATATTGTTTTATATGTCACTCCTGAAAAAGGACATCCTTTTGTAATGCAAACAATGCCTGGTAGTATTGCCAGTACATCTGATTGGTTCTTATGTGGTAGCGGAATTATCGGTTGTGAAACTACGATTGGCGATATTAGTTATAAACCCAAATTTGGCACACCTTTTTTTTGTAGAATACGCCAGGCAATGCAATATGGTGATACGTTGGATGATTATGTAAGAATAATGACAACCAATAATGCCGGCGATTATGCTTGTTCTTGGTTGTTGGGAAACATTAAAACAAATGAAATCATGTTGTTTGAATTAGGATTGAAAATAAAAAATATTCAGAGAACCCATAATGGGGTATTTTATGGTATGAATTCAGCAATGAGTCAAGAATTACGTGATAAAGAAACAAAGGATAAAGATTTTGGCAATGTAAAAACTTCTTGTGGTTCTCGTCATATGAGATTGAATGAATTATTAAATGAAACATATCATGGTAAAATCAATATGGAGAACTCCAAAAAAATAATATCCGACCATTATGATTGTTTCTTAAAGAAACAAATATTAAATAAAAAAGGAATATGCAATCATAGTGATTTAGATGGTGAAAAGGGTAAACGCAGTCCTTATTTTCCACGCGGGTGTACCGACGGTAAAGTAGTGAATTCCGAAATGGCAGCGAAATTATCTTTTGTAGGTAGATTTGGCGCTTCATGTGGAGAACCATTTATTGTTGACAAATTTATTAAAAATCATCCTGAATATAAAGATTGGGCGAAAGTATTAGAGGATAGACCTAGACAAAAATGGAGTAATATTACTTTAGAAAAGATATAAAAAATACATTTGTATTATGTAATACAAATGCATCCGTCGTTTCGTGTGAAATTATATTATGTTATGGTATTGCCGTATATTTTACCTACGACTACATTGATTGGATTATATTCAGGCGTAAGAGAAGTAGATTATTTGGAAGAAATTCGCTTAAAACCTACACCTAATCAATTTTTAAAAACCGTTTTTGGTAATTATGCTTTTGGATTTATTGCTGGATTAACATATCCAATTAGTTTTCCAGCAATTGCCGCTCATTATTCTTACTCAAAATACGTCCATACATGTAAAAAAGAATTATACTAATTTTTGTAAACTCCTCATAAAATCTTCTTTTATTTCCCAACCCAAATCTTTTAATTTTTGATTGCTAATATAATATCGTTTATCATTAAATGGTCGGTCTTCTACATATTCAATCCATTTGTCATAGTCTTCCGTATGTTTTATTAATTGAATGAGTATTTTGGCGATTTCTAATACCGAATATTCCATTCCATCATCACAACCGATATTATATATTTCTCCAATTTCTCCTTTTTCTAATATTGTTTCGAATGCCGACGCAGTATCGTTTGCGTGTAAAAACGCTCTCACATTACTACCATCTCCTTGTATCGTTACTTTTTTGTCTTCTTTCAATAATTGTATAAATCGGGGAATTAATTTTTCTGGATATTGATTTGGACCATATACATTATTTCCTCTTGTAATAATAATTGGCATTTTAAAAGAATGGTTATAGGATTGGGCTAATAATTCTGCACCGGCTTTTGTTGCTGCATATGGATTCGTCGGACATAAAATAGAATGTTCGGTTTTATGTGTTTCTTCTATAGTATTCATTGATTCTCCATATACTTCATCTGTTGAAACGTGTATGAATTTAACTATTTTGCCATATTTTTTACAGGCTTCTAATAAGGTATGTGTTCCTAATATATTATCATATGTAAAATTTATCGAATCGTCAAATGAATTTTGTACGTGTGATTGGGCGGCAAAATGAATAATATGCGTAATTTCATTTTCTTTTAATATTTTTTCTATGAAATCGTAATTACAAATATTTCCTTTTTTAAAGATATAATTAGGATTCTTTCGTATATCTTCGTTGACATTTTCCTCACTGGCACAATAATACATAGCATCGACATTTACCAATGTATTGACTTTGTTTTTAGGGAAAAAATGATTTATAAAATTACTACCTATAAATCCACAACCGCCCGTAATCAATAAGTTCCTTTTTGGCATACTATTTCATTAATTATAATTATTGTGAAAACTATTTATATATTTTTTATCTACATTATAAAATGTTAGATATTGAATTATTCAAAAAATTACCAATAGATATAATTATTAACCATATAATGCCTTATACATATAAACCGCAAATAAAATTATTATTATTTGATATACGTAGTTTTATGAATGATTTTAAATTTGTAGAAGATGTATATTACAACGAATATAATGGAGCGGTTTTGATATGTGATTTAATTAAATTTTGTAATAATAATATTGCGCCGGTTTATGGTATTGATATGAAATATGAATATGTATTGAGACGTAACTATATGTTAAATCTTAAATTTCATAGAGAACTGGTTGAATATGTATTTATTAAAGTTCATAGCAATTTAAATCATAATACGGAAAATAAAATAAAATTTTTATGGGGGTTAATGACGCCACCTGAACGAATGCGGTTTATCTATAAATATTTGATTGAATTTATTGCTGAATAAAAAATATCTGCATCATACTTGAAAAATTGAATTAAATGAATAAAATATATAAAATAATAATTATATACTTTATAATCATGGACCCTAAATTATCTAATATATCAGAAGAAGGTGATGTTTACAAATTTACATTATCTGGATTAAATGTTAGTTTAGCGAATTCAATTCGTAGAACTATTTTATCCGAAATCCCTATAAATGTCATTTTAACCGAAACATATGCGGAAAATAAATGTAATATTTTAGTCAATACAACTCGTTTACATAATGAAATTTTGAAACACCGTTTAAGTTGCATTCCTATTCATATTACTGAATTAGAATTATTACCCGACAAATATGTATTAGAAGTGGATATGAAAAATGATACCGACCATATGGTATATGTAACCACCGAACATTTTAAAATTCGTAATAAAACCAATGATAATTATTTAAGTGAGAATGAAATGCGAAAAATATTTCCGGCAAACGCGAAAACCAATTCGTTTATTGAATTTGCCCGGTTACGACCAAAAATTGGCGATGGAATCCCTGGCGAACAATTGAAATTAGTTGCAGAATTTTCCATTGGCAATGCTAAAAATAATAGCATGTTTAATGTCGTTTCAAAATGTTCGTATGGAAATACAGTGAATCTCGCGAGAATTGATGAAATGTGGGAACATTATGAAGACAAAATGCGCTCTGAAAACAATACCAAAGAAGAAATTGAATTCCAAAAGAAGAACTTTTATCTATTGGACGCCCAACGATATTTTATAGCCGATAGTTTTGATTTTATTATACAAACACTTGGTATTTATACCAATAAAGAATTAGTACAAAAAGCTTGTGTTATTTTACAAAATAAATTTGTAGAATTAGTTTCCGCTATTGATAATGATATATTGCCAATCAATATTAGTGAAACCACTATGGAACATAGTTACGATATTATACTAGAAAATGAGGATTATACTGTAGGTAAAGTATTGGAATATTTATTATACGAACAATTTTATATGAAAGAAAAAATATTCACCTTTTGTGGTTTTAAAAAATTACATCCTCATAATTCAGATAGTGTCATACGAATTGCCTATATTAAACAAGCGGATAAAAATACGGTGCGAAATAATTTGCGCGGGGTTTGTATAGATGCGATTGAATTTTATAAGAAATTACATAAAATGTTTTAGATTTGTTAGAATGCGATGATAATTATTAATGATAAAATATTTAAAAATATATTTACATATTTTATAACAGAATGAAAAATTATGGAACTTATTTTCATAGAAAATTCTTGTATAATAATGTAGACGATAATGAAAATGATGAAATAAATAATTTACGCCAAACCTATTATACTAGACAATATTTTTATATCAGTACTTTTTTTGCCGGTTTAATGACAATAATATTTATTTTTTACTCCAGTGATTATAGCGCCAATATTAGTAGTATCACTGATTTATATGCAAATGATTTACCCAATTTTGGAGCTACCTATAAACCAACTTATATGGCAACATTTGCACCGAAAGAACAAACCAAAACCGTATATTATCCAACCATTGTACCTACTCATTTACCTACGCATTCCCCCAGTAAAAAAACGGTTACTTTTTCTTTTACTACCAACCGTGATGGGTATGAAAGTTTACCCTATTTTTCAGCAAATCCCAGCAGTATTTATAAATATAATTTCTTAGAAAATTATGATGGTATTGTGGAACCTTATGCTGATATGTGGTTAAATATAACTTCCGATAGTTCGGACTATTATTATAAATATAATATTTGTGATACAACAACCAATGAATGTATTAGTGGAAAAGATTATGAAGATACATTTAATTTTGGATGCACTACAAACGTAGATAAGTTTACAGTAACGATTATAGAGTATAAATTAAAAAATGGCGTGAAAACAGGACAGTCTACCACGGGCAATTTTTTATGTATGTATGTTCGTCGGGAATTTCGGTCTTTGACGGATGCGGATTTAGATAAAACAATGGAAACAATGTGGGCTTTATGGAAATATGACGATGCCACCGGGCAATCTATTTATGGTGATAATTATCATAATTATAAATATTTATTGAATTTTCATTATTTTAATGCGGGTTGGATGCATTCAGATCATATCCATGAAGGAAATGGATTTGCCGCCCAACATATTAAAATGACAAATATGTTTGAAGTTTCCATGCAAGCAGTTGATCCTTCTATTACCTTACCTTATTGGGATTTCACCATAGAAACCGCAAGTAATATTGCGGTATGGGATTCGCCTGTATTTACAAAAGATACATTTGGTTCTTTGCCACTGCCAAATAATTATACATGGGGATGGCTCTACTCACAAAATTCGATTGACGATGGTAGAATACCTGATGGTAGATGGGAAAATTTAGAAGTAGATATGAATACTAAATTTGATGATTTGTATTATGCTTATGGATATATGCGTTCTCCTTGGAATGTAAATCCGTCCAAATATATTGCTCGTTATACCTCTATTGATAAAACCTTACCCACTTGTAGTTCCCATTATTCATTATTAGAATATGACGAAATCGTTGATTTTTTACACGAAATACCTTATGCAGCACACGCAGCGACACATGGAACGATTGGTGGAGTGTTTGGTTGTGATGCAATGAGCTATTTAAGAGACGCTGGATATATTAATGATGTAGAAGGTCAATTGGATTTATGTAAAAATTGGATTTTTTATTTGAAAGAATTTTATAGATCTGATATTTTAGTACCGTCCGATGATTGTACGTCGGTAAATGATGAAGGTGAATATTCAGTGGAATTTGGCGATATGAATTGCGTATACGAATGTAATGCCGACCGTGAAGATGTTTTAGTCATGATGTTACAGCATAGTATTTTAAATAGTGAATACGAATGTGTACCTGCTTATGGAGTTATGCCAGATGAAGGATGGGATGCTTGGGTCGATTTTATTTGCGGCGGATATGGTAGTAAAATATTTGGTGGAGACCATTTAGAATCTGCTTCTCCTGCGGACCCGTCATTTTGGCCTATCCATCCAACATTGGAACGAATTTTACAAGTCAAATATATGGCAGGTGGATTTAATTCCGATGATTGGCCGAATGACCCAGACAATGATTATGTTTGCAATAAAGTAACTTGTTATGATGAAGATACAGGTGAATTCGGACACTGGGATATGTGTTGTTACGGGCATTATCAAGACGACCAATTATTAGATGCGCCAAACAATGATAAATATAGTTATGTGGGTCCAACCAACAGAGAAATTTTTGAAGGCACCAACCCGAAAAATATTGATTATAACATGCCTTATATTTATGATAAATTTACTTGGGAACATTGTTTGTTGGAAGATTTGGACTTTGATGAATTGATTACAGATTTATATAATGATTTTACGTACAATACATCTATTCCAGATAATGAAAAGGGATGGTAAAAAAATATATTTAGATAATATATATTATGGAAGAAGTCAATATAAATGATCTCGTTCCAGATACAGATTATTATATTCAATATGAAGGAGCAGACCAAGATGATTATATAACGAATGGAAATTTTACAAACGTAAGGAAACTAGGCACATTTAAAAGTTTGCGTAATGTACCTGGTATTGGAAATGCCGCTCATTTTATTAATATACGAGATGTTAACACAGGCAAACCGGGCAATGAATATCCGTTTCCACAAGGTAAAATGCTGTTATCATCACCTCCTTTTTATTTTTATAAAGTTCCAAGTCAAGTTATATTACAAAAAATAATGGATGAACGAGCGAATTCAGATGTAGCTGAATATAGTAAAGGAATTTTAGGTGGTAAAAAAAGTAGGAAGAATAAAAAAAGTAAGAAAAGTAGAAAAAGTAGGAAAAATAAAAAATTGAAGAAATAATTAGTTGTAATGTATGAGATTATATAATATCATTTACATCAATTATGTCATGTGTTAACGCTTTGACTAATATGGGCTATTATCTTTGTTGTTGTACGAATGTAAATAATATAATAAAATATATCTATAATGAAATGGAGTATTTAGACAAAGTTACTTACGAAAATACTACACCATTCATACCACCAATTACAGCAGGTAAAGTTGTAAAAGTGTATGATGGAGATACTTTCACTCTTGCTGCGAAATTACCCAATACTAGCGGTCCAGTATACCGTTTTACTGTAAGATTAAACGGCATTGATACGCCCGAAATTAAAGGAAAGACCGCAACAGAAAAAGAATTGGCAAAACGCGCCAGAGACGCGTTAAGTGCTATCATCATGAATAAAATTGTTGTATTAAAAAATGTTTCTACCGAAAAATATGGACGATTATTAGCAGATGTTTATGTAGATGAAACCTTTTGTGTAAACGAATATATGATAACAAATAAATTTGCGGTAAAATATGATGGCGGAACCAAAGAACGACCAGATGAATGGAATTAGAGCAATACGGATTTTATTATCGTATTTTTTTACTATAATAAAAAATTGATTTAGAAGAATAATATTAATAGTAATAGAATAAACAAAAGAATGATGACCATAGAAGTAAATAACACGTCACCCCTCCGATATCCGGGCGGTAAAACAAGAGCATGTAAACTCATTGATAATGTAATATGCCAATATTTTGATGTACGTTCGTTTGATACGCTTCTTTCACCATTCTTTGGAGGAGGCTCCTTTGAATTTTATTTCCAGAATAAATATAAATATAAATTGTGCGTAAATGATAAATTTACACCTTTGTATCATTTTTGGTATCAAGTTAAAATAAACAAAACCGAATTATGCAATGAATTAAGAAAAATAAAGACCATCACCAAAGAAGACTTTATGAATTATAGAAAAACGATTTTAGGATTGAATGATAATGTATTGCAACAATCTATACAATATTTCATCATAAATAGATGTTCTTTCAGTGGAGCCACCATGTCGGGTGGTTTTTCCCAAGAAGCAAGTATGAAACGATATACGCCTTCATCTATTGATCGAATTGAAGCATTGGATTTTCACGGTATTGATTTATATAATTTAGATTTTGAAGAATTTATTGAGAACCATTCCAATGATACTTCATTGTTATTTTTAGACCCTCCATATTATTTGAATAAAAAATCGAAACTCTATGGTAATAATGGAGATTTACATGAGAACTTTAATCATGAACGTTTATATGATGTATTAAAAACTAAAAAAAATTGGATTGTTACCTATAATAATTGCGATTATATAAAGGAATTGTATAAAGATTATATTATTTTACAAGATGTGGATTGGAGTTATGGTATGAATAAAACGAAAACTTCTTCGGAAATTATTATTATTTCGAATTCGTCTATGTAATCGCATAGAGTAAATTTGGCGGTAATAATTCTATCTTATCTAAACTATATGGACTTGCTAATAATTTGTTTATATTTTTTGGTTGACATGCGATTGTTACGGATAATTTACAGAATCCTTTACTATTTTTTGTAGTATGTATTTTGGTTCTTATCCTCAATTGTTGTTCGCATATAAATTCTGGAACGTTAAACCCACATATATCATTACCTAGATGATATAGTCCCTTTTCAGATATTTGGATATAATAACATCCTTTTTCATTATATAATCGTTTTATAGTATCATTCGGACAATCTATATATGTATCGTTATAATCTGTTGTTTCTTGTTTTATTTTTATCCATTCTTCGTGTGTAATATCATTCAACATAAAGGGTGGTATTTTACCATTAAATAATTGTATATTACCTATCAAATATTCAAATATTTGTTTAGATTTTTCTGGAATTTTATTTTTTAAACTTCCTAACCATTTTTTATTTTCTATATTATATTGTAGAGAACATTGCATCCAATCAGGCGTTTTCATTTTTTTTATTTCGATTGGAATATCATTCGTTGTATGTAAGTTACATTCGATGTCATTTTTGGAATTACAACCGCCTAATTCAAGTTCAGATTGCGTATTGAACGGGTTATTGCCAATTTTACAATGTCTTACTATTTCGTGTATCGCAAGTTCATATCGTTTACCTTCTTTCGAGCATTCTTTTCCTTTTGTATGGCTCATGCGGTTATCAATTAAGTTATATATTCTTATAGAATCAATTTTTTGTTTTCTTTATATTTATTTTGAAAATAAATATAAAAAATTGAATTAAAGATAATTTCGTAAATAACTTATAAGTTCCGAATTACTCCCCTTTTTACAAAAACCTTACTGCGCGCTTGGCAAGATGGAAAAAAGAATTAATAAGAAGATAGAATTATATGTAACTTTGTTTAAAGATAAAATCCGCGATAAGATCACTGAATTGAATTTAAATGATAAAGAAAAAATAAATGATTTACTTGAATTTGTATATGAATATGAGCGTTTCACATTAGGAAAAGAAGATTTAAATAAACGAAAACGCATTAAAAATTCTATTCCTTCATTGAACCGATGTATCGCTAAACGAGCGAATGGCGAGCAATGTACCCGTAGAAGAAAAGATGATTGTGAGTTTTGCGGAACTCATTATAAGGGTACACCAAACGGTTTAATGCAAAACCAATTAGAGTGTAGTGAAATCAATTCCATGCAAAAATTAGAAGTATTTGCCGAAGAAATTAAAGGCATTGTCTATTATGTTGATAAATTTACAAATGTTTACAAAACCGAAGACATATTAAGCGAAAAACAAAATCCAGAAATTATTGCTAAATATGTTTTGACCGATGATAACAAATATACGATCCCTGAATTTGGGTTGGTCTAACGCCTTATAAAAATTAAAATAAAAATCATACAGAGTATTTATTCGCAAGAAGGTTTATTTATTATTCGTAGTTATTTTTCTTTCGATCGTCTCTTTTACTACCTCTTCTCGGTTATCAATAATATAATTGTTTAGTTCAACTGCTTTTGTAATGTCGCCATTATAATAAGTAGACAATATACCCATCAACACTTTTTTTGTGATTGGTTTTTTAATGTTCTTCTTCGTATAACATATTTGCCCGTCATTTAAATCAAAACAATCAATATTATGTGTTTTCATGGTTTCCATTAATTTAGTAGAAATCTTTTTTTTATCATTTTTGCGTGTGCTTAATTCTTTACTCAATGTCCGAATTTCATTATCCATTTTCACCCATTCTTTGATTGTTTTTATTAATTGCTCTTTGGTTTCCATAATTATTAATATAGTATGACATTTTTTTATATTTATTCTCAAAAGCAATAAATATAAATTTAGGATAATTTTTCTATTATTTATATAGATAAATCATAAAAGATAATGAATATGAATTTTACATTAAAACCTAAAAATAATTATTCAATCGCGCCGCCCCCAAATAATACAGTGTATTCGGCGAATTTTGGTAGAAAACCAAGCGTAACTAGTATAGCAAAATCAATTCCTATGTCATCTGAACCAACTGTGAAAAAAATGAAATGGGGAGAACCTACATGGTTATTATTTCACACATTGGCATGTAAAGTCAAAGAAGAGTGCTTTCAAAAAGTGCGCGGTGATTTATTAAACCATATTTACAGTATTTGTGCGAATTTACCATGTCCTATGTGCGCGAATCATGCAATGGAATATATGAAAAACATTAATTTTAATGCGATTCGTACCAAACAAGATTTGATAGATATGTTATATGTATTTCATAACACTGTAAATAAAAAGAAAAATTATCCTCAATTTCCACATTCGGAATTGGATTCTAAATATTCTACCGCTGTAACCAAAAATATTATTTTTAACTTTTTATACCATTTTCAAGACAAACATAAAAGCGTCCACATGATTGCAAATGATATGTTCCGAATTAGACAAGTTGAAACATTAAAAGAATGGTTTAATAAAAATTATAATTGTTTTGAACCATAATGTTTATTTATCTGGATGCCATATTCTTGGATATTAATTGTCCGTTTTTATATACTTTACATGTAAATGTACTCTTCGTAGGTCGACTACATTCAGATGCTCCAGAAATTTTATTAAAATATAATAAATTCGTCATTTTAGATGATTCTATTATATACCCCCATAACCAACCAAAGCCAAATCCAATACCTAATGCAATGGGTAATTCAAGGACAAAACAACCATTTCTGAAATTCCAAATCATATCAAATAAAATGATGACTGGGAAAAATATTAGAGTTGGAATATTTTGACTCACATAATTGTGTTTTGGATTGGTAATAATACTCAATAAATATGCAAATGTGAATCCGAATATGGTTTGCCCTATCGGTAAATTGAATAATGGAGCATTTCCTAAGGTAATCATATCCGAACATATAAATGGCTTTCCAGTTGGATTAGGGCTCACTATCAATTTATTTAATTCTTCTATGGTTGATTTAAGTGGCATTCCTACTAAAATGCTAATAAAACAGGTAACAATCAATCCGACTAAATAAATTAATCCTTTAAAATCTTGATTGAATAAAGATGCTAATGCAAAGAAACACACCAATATAAATGGCGATAATCTTAAAAATAAATATATGATTGATATAAAATTTAATTCCATCTAAATTATAATATACAAGGATATTTTTGTATATGATAAACATATTATTATTCTTATTATTCGTAAACATGTTCGAAAACTTCTTTTATATTTGATACTTGTTTGAATTCTATCCCTTTTACCATATCTTTTTCACCATATATTTCTAAAAATTCTTTAAAATCCTTATGATTTGCCTTTGGATATAAAAATGTTTTTACGCCCGCACGAATACCTCCTTGTATCTTTAAATCTAAACCACCGATTGCCGTTACTTCACCTTGTAAATTAATTTCGCCAGTTATTGCTACATTATTCTTTATTCTTTTTTCATTTAATAAACTATATATTGCTATGGTTATGGCAGTTCCTGCAGATGGACCGTCTTTTGATACCGCACCTTCCGGACAATGGATATGTAATCCCTGACATTTGGTTTCTTCGAAGTATTTTAATAACTCTTTCTTTCGATCTAATGGTGTAATATTCCATGCTAAACTTTTGGCTACATTCATACTTTCTTTCATGACATCTCCTTGTAAACCGGTCAATCGCAATTCTAAGAACGTGGATGAAGGGAAAAACATTGTTTGGATTGGTATGATGCCTCCTCTTCCTAATACATTCGCCCACAATCCATTGATAATTCCTATTTCGGGATTTTCATGTATCTTTTTCTCTTCTATTTTATGATATTTTTTTAAATATTTGGTCTCTAATAATTCTTCGGTGAGAACAATTGGCATTTCAAATTCTTCTATATTTTTGATTTTTAATATTTCTATATTGATTTCACCATACAAATCAAATAATAACTCTTTTAATTTTCTTACACCTGGTTCTATCGTATAATTTAAAATAATATACTCTATTAATTTATCATTGATAGAAACCACGTCGCAGAATCCCATTTTTTTATTTATTTCCGGTAATATATATTTATTTACGATCACCAATTTCTCGTCTATGGATAAATTTTCAAAACGAATGCGGTGTATACGGTCTAATAATATCTTATCTATTTGCTCTGGATCATTATAGGAAAATATAAATAAGGCTTTGGATAAATCTATATTTATTCCTGCGAAATATTTATCTTGGAAAGTATCATTTTGTGTTGAATCAATTAAATGGGTTAATATGCCAATGATTTCTTTACCATTCTCGGTTTTACTTACTTTATCTAATTCATCTACATATATGATAGGATTCATGCATTTTGTTTCCATTAATATATCTACAATTCGTCCCCAGGTTGAGTTTACATAGGTATACCCATGACCTTCTAACATGGAACCATTCGACGAACCACCGAGTGCTATAAATGCAAACGGACGAGATACCCCATTTTCATCCTTCAGACAATTCGCTAATCCATATTTGGCTAATGATGTTTTACCAACACCAGGAGAACCTTCAAACCCAAAACTATAACCTCTTTGTTCTCCATTCATCCATTGACCTATAATTTTTAATATCTGGTTTTTCGCATAATTATGTCCGTGTATAGATTTATTCAATACATCGGTCACATCATTCATATTGTGTTCTATTCTCATGATATTGGTTTTCATATTTTTCATATCAGTGATAGTTTTGGTTAATGAAATCGGATAATCGGTTTTGATTAAATCATATATTTCCATAATGACTAATTCGTCGTTTTGTATGGTTGTCAAATACTTATTGATTTCTTCTATTCTAATAGATTTGGTTTTATTGGTGATTGTTATTTTGTCCTCGTTTTTGTTTTTCTTTACACTATTAATATAATGTAAAATATTAGTGAGTTGTTTATTATTTAATTGATTTAGAATTTTATTTATATCTGTGAGAACCTTGGTAAAAATCGTTTCGTTTATTTTGGTTATATTCTTTAACATTTCTATTTTGGTATATTTATCTTTCTTTACTATATCCGCAGTGGTTAATAGGTTCTCGCTATTATTAATTATTTTAATAAACGTTTCATTCAATTCTTTCATCTTCTTTAATAATGGTTCCTCTTTATAAAACCCAAATGGTATTTTAATCAATCCCTCCAAATATTGTTTTGCTTTGGTTCCCGATTCGTCAGATTTACCTTTGATCTCTTTTAATTTTATCAACGCCTTTTCTTTGATTGCGTCATCTACTTTTAATAAATAGATTTGTTGTTCCAATGAAATTTTATTTATATCGTATTTCTGTACCATATCGTTCGTGTATTTTATCGTACATTTCACGATATCTTTGAAATGAGATTTTATCTTCCATGGTAAACTATCATATATCATTAACTGTTCTTTAGTATCTACATTGTCGGCGGAATTTACCGATATTAAATCATAGAGCAAATAACATATATATTGCATTTCATCTTCTTTGTTGTATAATAATAAATTGATTAACATATTTCGTTGAGAACACAGGTCGTTTTCTAAGAATTTTTTGATTGTTATATCCAATTTATTTGTTTTAATCTGACTAATTTCCGCCAAGACCGAATAGATTTTTTTATGAAAATCCAAATCCCCAAAGATTAAAATATCTTTCAGTGTTATGGCGTTTATTATTTTTTCCATAATTTGTTGATCGTTGGTAGGCAATGTTCTCGCATGAGAAACTAAATAATCCTTTCGTGCGGTTATATATTTATTATTTAAACAATCTATATTTAAATCTTCTATGATTCCGTTTACAATGATCGTTTTTTTCAAAGTTTCGTTTTGTATCACTACTCTGATGCCGTATATTTTTTGATAAAATAATTTAACATTTATATCTACATCAAAACATTCAAACATATTGGTGTTCTCAATTTGTATTACATCTTCTACTATTTTATTACAACATAGTAGAGGTGTTTTTGATAATGCCGGTTTATTATCTTTCCAATGTATTATTTTATATCCTAATGGGTAGACATATTTTCGAATGATTTCATATTTGTCCGCAATAATTGGATTGGGTACTTTTATTTGTGAATATTGAGAACCGAAACTGATAAATAATAAATCGTCTATATTCATTGTTCCAAATCCACAAATAATCATTGATAATTTGTCTATTATTTTTTGCATATTTTCTATTATTTTTTCTGTTTCTATTGGTTCTTCTGCTACCTTTGTTGAAATTTCATTCGTTTTTTCATATAAATCGTTTAATATGTTTAATGATAACGTAATATCATTATTGCTAAATATCTCATACATTTTATTGCGTTTGATGGATATTATCGTTTTTCTTATTATTTCTTGAATGTACGAATTTTTTTCTTTTATAAATTCTTTCAAATTCGTTACATCACGTTCGGCGATAACATTTTTTAATTTTATGGAATTTTTACTATTTTCTATTTTTTTTTTATTCATCCTAACTTATATACTAATATTTTATTTTTCTTTTTACCGTCAAAATGAACGCAAATAATTATATTGCGAAAAGGATATAAACATATTTTTATTTTATATATGAGACGGTAAACAATGGGAATTCCAAGTTATTTTTCGTATATTATTAAAAATTATCCTAATATTATACGAAATTTACAGTTTTTTAAAACCAATGCAGGGTTTCAACATTTATTAATGGATTGTAATTCTATTATCTATGATTCGGTAAATAAAATGAATACAAGTGATGAATACAAACAATTATCTAGTTCGGATTTTGAAAATCTTATTATTGAAAATGTGATTAGCGGCATTGAAAAATATATCGCACTCGTTCAACCTAAAGAGAGTGTATATATTGCTTTTGATGGCGTAGCACCCTTTGCTAAAATGCAACAACAAAAAACGCGGCGTTATAAAACCCAATATATGACGGAATTGGGATTACAAAAACCAAGCAAATGGAATACTTCAGCCATTACACCAGGAACTCCTTTTATGGAACTTTTATCCAAACGTATTGCTATGCATTTTAAATATAATGAACGAAAATATAATTTAAACCGTATTGTTTGCTCTGGATCCAATGAAGTAGGCGAAGGCGAACATAAATTGACGGAATATATTAGGGATTCGCGAATACAGAACGATACAATTGCATTGTATGGTTTGGATGCGGATTTAATTATGCTTTCTATTTTTCATTTGAAATATTGTAAAAATATTTGGGTATTTCGTGAAGCACCTGAATTTATTAAAAGTTCTATACCCGTTGAAGTAAAGGGTGGAATTATGGATTTGTATTTTTTAGATATTGATTTATTATCCAATTCTATTGTCACTGAAATGAATTGTTCTTTTCCAGACAAACACCGTGTTTATGATTATGTCTTTCTTTGTTTTTTATTAGGTAATGATTTTTTACCGCATTTTCCGGCAATGAATATACGAACACATGGGATTGATGTTTTGATGAATATATATAGAATGCATATTGGCAAACACCCTGATTATTATTTTATTTCTAAGGATACATATTCTATCCATTGGAAACATGTAGGTACCTTTATATCCGAAATCGCAAAATTAGAAAAAGATTTATTATTGAATGAATATTCAGTACGTGAAAAATTTGATAAACGCAGCATGCCGGCTTCAACGGATGAAGAAAAATTAGAAGTTACTTTAAATTTACCTATTTTATTTCGCGCTGAAGAAAAATATATTTGTCCTACTGAAAGTGGATGGGAAAAACGGTATTATAAAACTCTTTTTCATGAGGATTATTCTATTACATTTTTAAAAAATCTTTGTATTAATTATTTGGAAGGTTTGGAATGGGTTTTCAAATATTATTCGCGTGGTTGTCCTGATTGGAAATGGAAATATAATTATCATTATCCTCCATTGTTTAATGACCTACGTAAATATATTCCTCATTTTGAAACGGATTTTATTCATTCTAAAAACTCTTTTGCCTTCTCTCCTCAAACTCAATTATCATTTGTAATGCCTCATTCACAATTAGAATTATTACCTCAACCTATTTGTAAATTTTTAAAAACGAATTATGCTGAATTATACCCAACGAATTATAAATTCCAATGGTCGTTTTGTCGTTATTTTTGGGAATCACACCCTATATTGCCGGATATCCCAATCCAATTGTTAGAACAATGGGATATACAATTTAAAATGAACGGAACTATATAAAAATTGAACTTTATAAATATTATTACTTTAATAATAATATTTACATAAAATGAAATTATTACAAAATGTTACTGAGTTAATGTACTCGATATTTAATGCGGTAGGAATATATTTGCTTTGGATTTGTTTACATTATGGTGCAAGTCAATTGTATGTCCCTTTATGTGCTCCAAATGATGTAAAAGGATTTGTATTATCGCCATTTATTGTGCCTGCACCCCATTGTCAAGCACTTCGGTGGTTAATATATAATGGTGGTAATAGTATTTCTTCTATGTGGATTATTTTTGGTACCTGGTGTCTAAGTTATTTATCTCCTATACGACGTAATTGGCATTATCAAAAAAAACTATAAAAATATTATAAACCTTTTTTTTTCCATGTTTCAAAAAAATTATTATAGCATGGACATGTATTATCCCATCCGCCAAAATGTGAATAGACTACTTCAAAATTTTCTTCTCGTAATCTATTATCAATATATAATTTATGTTCCAAATTATGATAATCATTTTCCATGATGATTAAATTTATATTGTTTAATATTTCAGGCATATCTAATAGAATATAATAAAACGCTCCTTCACAGTCTAATACTAAAGTATCAAATTCAATATTATATTTATCATTCAATTGGTCTAATGTTATTGTATTCACTGGTTTATACCCCGGTAATAATTCATCTGAAACTATGGTGTCCCAATTTTTTTGTATTAGTTTTCGTAACGACAAAGCGCTATTTTCTATATGAAATTGTAAATTATTTATATCTCTATTTTCAGTTAACTGTAATGCTATTTCAGTATCAGATTCCAATGTCACTAAATTTTTACTATCGGTTAATAATGACGATATAATCAAACTATTTCTTCCAATGTTTCCACCGATTTCTAATATCTTTTCATTGCCTTTAATATGATTTATTGCCATCATTTGTTCAGGCAATTCTGAATTAAAGTTGCCGTGTTTTATTTTTAATTTATTATGTAATTTTATTAATTTATCTACATTGTATATTAATCCAAAATTTAATTTAAGTTCAACTGGGAGTGACGACAATTCTTTATACATAATTAAATTACATAAATCTATGATTAAAACATCTGTATCTTTAATTATATGAATATCTTTTACAGTTTCGCTTTCTTTTTCTATAACAAATATAGATTTTAATCTTCCAGGTAAAGGATCTCCAAATATGGATGCCCTAATTACATCCCCCGCTGGTACATAAATATAATTTTCTGTTTTACAATTATCTAATACGAATTGTGTAATATCAATGTTTTTATATAAAGAACCGTATTTTATATCAATTGATAACATCTTGTTTATTACTCCATTATTTTTTTAATATCTTTTCCATATAAAGTATAAGATTTCATTAATTCATCTACGATCATATCCATTTTATCTTTATGTTTCATCAAAATCGTTTTCGCATCATTATACGCGGTATTCACTAATTCTAATGATTCTTTGTCTAATATTTCTTTGGTTTTTTCAGAATATTTACCACTCGCACCTAATGACCTTCCTAAAAATGGCGTTCTATCACTATCTAAATTTTCATTATAAAAAGCTTCTAATTGATCTCCCATTCCATAATTTCCAATCATTTGTTGTGCTAATGAATTCGTTTGTTTTAAATCTTGGACTGCTCCTACGGATACAAATTCTTCGCCGTAGAATATATTTTCTGCCGCTTTTCCACCCATCCCAATTAATAATCGTTTTTTTAATAAATCCTTTGTATATAATCCACTATCCGTTATATTTTGGTTTTCATTGAATAATGTATATCCACCAGCACCATTATATGTACTTTGCATTGTTACTTTTTTTAATTCAAAATATTCTTCAAACAATGCTACTAATAACGCATGTCCGGTTTCATGTATGGCGATTCGTCTTTTTGACTCGTCGCTTCTATTATCCACTTTTTTGGATAAACCCACGATTAATTTATCTGCTGCATTTAATAAATCTAATTCTGTTATAACTATTTCTCCTCGTCTTGATGTAAATATAGCGGCTTCATTTAATAGATTTTTAATTTGGGCTCCTGAGAAACCATTTGTTAATTCAGATATTAATTCAAAATTTATTTCTGGACTTAATTTTTTATTTTTTGAATACGCCTTGAATATTTCTTTCCTTGATTCACGATCAGGCAATGGAACCAATATAATTCTATCAAATCTTCCTGGTCTCAATAATGCACTGTCTAATACATCTTTTCGGTTGGTTGCCGCCATGATTAATATTCCTTCGTTGTCGGCAAATCCATCCATTTCGGCTAATAGTTGATTTAATGTCTGTTCTCGCTCATCATTTGCCATATTGATCCCTGCTCCTCTTTGTCTACCAACCGCATCAATTTCGTCGATAAATAATATACATGGTTTATTTTCTCTTGCTCGTTGAAATAGTGCGCGTATTTTGGATGCTCCTAATCCAACATACATTTCGACGAATTCACTTGCGGCAACCGATATAAAATTCGCTTCGGCTTCACTCGCAATGGCTTTGGCTAATAATGTTTTGCCGGTTCCAGGTGGTCCTTCTAATAATATTCCTCGGGGGATTTCGGCTCCTGCTAATTTATACATACTATCATTTTTTAAATAGGAAACGACTTCCGTACATTCCTCAAATATCTCACGACTTCCGGCAAAACTATTCAATGATACATTTGCTTTTATCATATTTATTTTGTCTGCGTCTACTGCTTTTCTATTTTGAAATCCGGGCATTCCAGGCATATTTCCACCTGGACCCATTGGATTGTTTGCAAAACGGAACAATGATACAATAAAGGATAAAAATAAGAACGGAAATACATATCCTTCTAATAATCCAAATACATTTTGTGCTATCACTTCAAATCCACTTATTTGTGGTTGTTCCAAAAAATATGTTTCTACATTATTTTTATTACTCTCGTCTACTATTGATGTCACCACAAATGGATTTATTTTAGTGATTGAATAATCTGTAATTATATCATGTTCGCTTGCATCTTTTGCTATAACCGCGTCCAATTTATTTGTAACATAGATTTTTTTTATATCATGCGTCTTTATTCTGGAGATCAATGTATTATATGTATTTGCGGATAACACATCTTTATATTTTAAAACTTCGTTTATTGTTCCATCATTTGACATTTTTAAATTTCCATTTCTGTATTTATTATTTATTATACCAAATCCAAAGACTGAACTTGGAATATAAAAGAGAATCAATAAAATATTAAAATATTTCATAATAATTCATTCATAAATAAATTCTATATCATTTTTGTTAGAAAGCTTTTATTGAGACTTTCTAATAAAAGGGAAGGGGTCGTAGGGGAAACCGCAGGTTTCCCTACAAAAAAAGGGTAGTGTGTAGGTATAATGAAAAGAAATAGGCAGGAAGCCCGAAAAAAGGTAGATATGTTGTATGAAAAAATAAAAAAAGTATAAGTTCAAGTGAGATGAATGAGTGTAGTGGTT